TTGCATTTGCATACAAAATTCTATGTTTTTCTTATTTCAGTGTAAATATGGTAATAAAAGCTTATTTTTAAACTTATACACATATTTTTTAAATCTTAAGATAGTAAATTAAGAGTATCAATGTACACGTATCAATGTATAGTACACATAAGTTTTCATAAATTTTCATAAAAAAATCTTTTTTGGTGTAAAAAATGGTGTAAAAACATTAACAATAAAAAATAATTATACACATTTAGAAAGCGAAGATAAGTTGTTCAGTCGATTTAAAAATTCAATGTTTTTCATACTAAGCAATGATGATTCGTTGTGATTAAAGACATTAATCTCACTCATTGCGTTCTTAGATTCTTCTTCTATAACGTGATTGTAATATTCTAATGTCATTTTTAATGAAGAGTGTCCCATCCAATTTTGCAGTATTTTAGGGTTTAGACCAAGTCTAAACATTCTTTTTGCCATGATAGTACATCCTGTATGTCGTAGTACATGACATGCCAAATGAGGAATCTGAAGATCGTTATTGGAATTATAATCAGATGTTAGCCTTTTAAGTACAATACCCAAATTCGTTGGTTGTTGAGGGGTTCCTCTGTTTGTTACAAAAACAAAATCATGATAACCGTCTATGGAAACATTGGAATGTATTCCACGAGCACGCTGAATACCTTTTTGCGTCACAAAAGCTTGATAAGCCTCATCAGTTAATGGAATTGTTCTAATTCCTTTCTTTGATTTAGGTGGGCAAGTATATAAGACGCTTTTACCATTCTCATTTTTCCGTTGTATCTGATGATCTATTTTTATAATTTTACGTTCTAAATCAACATCGTTCCATGTTAATCCACATAATTCTCCTGCACGGATCATAGTTTCTGTAAATATAACTACTAATGGATGCCACTTATAATAAATTGGATGATCCTTCATATATTTACCCAATTCTTCTAATTGCTGAGATGATAAAATAACTTTTTCTTCTACGTCACTAGGAAAATCTTTTAGAACGTCTTTCGTTGGATTAAAACGGATCATCTGGTCTTCAAGTGCTAAATCAAATGCTTGATGCAGTACCTTATGAACGCTTGTATGAATGGAAGAGTTTTTAAGAGTTTTAGATAACTCAGCATAAAATAAAAGAATATCCTTTTTCTTTACGTCTTTTATTTTCTTTGAAGCCAACCAGCTATCTTTTATATGTGCATTGTAAGTTCTCTCATCTGATGCCAATGTATTAATAGCAAGTTTATTGATATTTTTATGAATTTCTAAATTCAGTCTTACTAATTGATCAACAGTATAGTTTGTAGATAATTTGATATTATCTAATTTATCTCGTTCAATTTTAGAAGCTTTCTCTCTTAGTTCAGACAATGTTTTTGCATAAACACTCTTCCGATTTTTACACTCATCCATGTAACGATACATATAAGTACCGTCTTTTCTTTCACTTTCTCCTTTTCTTAATACTCTGCCTCTACTATCCTTTCTACTTTGTTTTTTCGTTTTTGCCATAGTTTCTCCTTTAATAAAGGAGTTTTAATACTATATATTGATTATAACACATACTAAAACTCCTTACAATTTAAGGTTTACAGATATCTTTTGTTTTCAAGATATTGTTCGAATTGTTTACGTTTAATTAAACGTCTTGTTCCAATTTCAAGCACGAAATTTACAGTTGGATTATCTGCTAATTCCCGTAATTTTGCAGCTCCTATGTGAAAATAAACAGAAGCCTCATCAATAGTTAAGTTGGCTCGCTCCCAAATTGGAATCTGTGGTTTTTCTTTTTTCGTCATATGCGATAATCTCCAATCATTAAATAAGGATTTAATCTACTTTATTCTGCCCTTCAATATGTTCTACAAGTTCTTCGAAATATGGTACATTGTCTAACATCCACTGGCAGAAGATTCTCCAATCCTTTACTGGATGTGTCTTTCGTGAAAAATACATATTTAAAAGCACTTCGTAAGTAAGAGAAAGATTTGCTGTGATATTATATCCCATAGGTAGCATTTCAAGAATTGCATTCCAAATATTTTTATCCTTTGTTGCATTGTACTCATCTTTAAGTTCATTTAGTAACTGAATAGTATTTTCTGTATGTTGTTTAACTTTGTAACCAAGTGTGTTTTCAATGTCTGAAGTATTACTTTTATCATGGCTTGATAATGAGAATTTCTCAATTACAACATCAATACCTTCATGAGAAAAATTGTCTAAGTCAAATTCTTTTTTATGAATTGTGTGCATCTTAGAACAACTACATCTTGTTGTTCCAACTTTATATGTATCTGCCTGCGCCCACCATGTGTGATGAGATGTAATTCGTAATCCAACTGGCAGTGACCGTAAGGCTTTTCTGTGATCCTTTCCTGCTCTTGCAAGTCTTTTAAATAAACCTAAATCCTTCTCTCCCATGCAAAAACATGGATGCCAGATTTCTACATTTCTTTCTTTATCATATTCTGTGGTGTGTCCAATGTAGCTATCACTTAAATGCCAACTATCGTATGCGTTTCTAGCTCCTTCAATAGAAAACATCCACTGCTCTGGACTTGGAAATACTGGGTGTTCAATTTTAATCATATATAAATTCCTCCTATTTTAAATATGAAGAGAATACTAATTTCTCTTTGTCGTTATCATCAACTGTTACATATCCGTGGACATTAGGCGGATGCCCTGACCAACTGATGTAGATTTTATAGTAATATCTCGTACAATCAACATATTTACGTGTCACAATACAGACATATCCTTTATTCATGAAGTCTTCTAATACTGCAATACAAGAATCAAGTGACTTGTCAGTATCGCAAGACATTGATTGTGTCTTACGGTATGTTTCTGTTCTACCATTCATCTGTGCAGTTTCCCATATATCATTTACTAAGTCGTCATATAAGTCATCAAATATTTTACTTAATTGTGCATTGGACTGCTGCTGTGAATACTCTTTCATATCCACAGCATCGATCAGTCCTTTTGTTTGTGCAAAATAATTCATTTATTTACCTGTACTTCCAATTCCGCCAGTTCTTTCCTCAGTAACTTCTTCTCTATCAGCAACCCCATAGAGAGTAAATACACCTTGGCAAAACGCTTCTCCTTTTTTAATTTTTAATGTATTTGGACTACAATTCTTAATTTTTACAAAGATATGACCTTCGTTATCTGCAAAATAATAATCTTCATCAATAACGCCCGTTCCATTGCCAATCCATGCATCAGCTTTAATGCCAAGACTACTTCTGATAAAAATAAACAATGTCCATCCTCTGAGGATCTTACATCTCATTCCTGTTGGAATGATGATTGCATCTCCTGATCTTACAACAAAATCCGCTGGTGCAATAAAGTCGTGTCCTGCTGATCCCTTTGTCGCTCTAGCAGGATATTTTAAACTACCATAAATTGATTCTTCTGGATATTTGTGAAATTTCTCTTCCCAGTCCTGTACGAACTGGTCAAACGATACTTTCTCAAATTCTGCAACTTTCATTAATCCGCTTTCTGTTAATAATCCCATATATGTATTTCCTTTCCATTTTCTTTGTGCAATTTTCACAAAATTTTGTATTTTATAATTAAGTCTATTTATTTTGACTTCTATATAATCTTTCAACTGATTTAATCTACTTTGCTTTCCATAAGCCACATATATTTTAGTTCTCATTACTGTTCACTCAGCATCAGAGGTAATCCGACTTCATTATAGTAAGAATCCTCAAAAGTCATTTCTGGTTCGTCTTTGTAATGTTCTTTTAATTTTTCAATCAATAACTTCTGCTGTTTTTTCACTTCATCTTCAGTACCATGCACAATTAAAGTCACATTACCGTCATATACACCGTCATTAAATGTTTCAACTTCGATCATGTATAACTGACGATTTGTGTTAAGACTTGACTTTTTAGCCGCCAGATACAGATAATCTTTTGGCAATTTATATTTCTTGAGCAGCTTGTCCACATCTTTAATAAAATCAAGTTTGTGTTTTTCTTCTTTAATCTGCTTCTGTAAGTCTGCGTTCCCTACGTTTCTTTTATCGTTTTCAGTCATCATTACATTATTTGTACTCATAGTAAATTCTCCTTGCGTAGTTCATTTTCTGTGTATCGGCAATATTCAGCCCATAATCCTTTGGCATGAATATAGTTCTTGCCTTTTAATCCCATCTTCTTCTGTTCGGCTTTCAAGTCTTGGAATGTAAACTTGCGTGAACATATCTTTTTTGTCATAAAACTTTTTGCAATATGACCTACCTTATACATATCCTCACGCTTCAAATTTGCAGTTAATTTCTTGTAGGCACTTAATTCCTCATCTGGAATTTTATAAGGTGTTTTTGGCAAGTTTTTCGGTGAAAAAGGTGAGATATATTTGTAAGTTCCATCATCACAGATTCTACTCTTCTGTGCCTTCAGCAACTCGGCAACAGTGTCCAAATATTTTACATCGAATCTAAATAGCACTTCTTTATCAGTTTCTTCTATATAATAAGGAATATCTTCGTCTATCTCTCGAATTGCCTTTATAATGTTATGCCCTCTTATTAATGAGGGGATATAAGCTACAAGGGTATATTCGCCTCTATGCTTGCCTTTGCCATAGTAATATATCTGATTACCAAATGAGCATTTTATGTACAAATCATCAAAACTAGGATCTATTAATCCTGCATCAGTTCTAGGAAAATCATTAGTATCCATGTTATATGCTGCTACAACACGATACTTTCCAAAATATTCTTTACGCTGTAAGAAATTAGCCGTAGTAATTCACTCCTTATTTAGTTGATTTTGATTTAGTTGTCTTAGGTGTAATACCTGTTGGCGGTGCATCATTTGTATTTTTGTATACATCACACACCATCTTCTGAATTGTTCGCAGACTCAAGCCATATGAGAGCTGCAACTCAATAACCGCTTTGGAAAGTTCTTCCATTATTCCTCGTCCTCCCCGCCTGTAATAATGTCATCATTATCTTCATCAGACTTATCGTCTAATTCATCGATCTCATCATCAATTTCTTCTCGTTCCTGTTCGAGAAATTCAATCTTTGCTTCATTGTCATCAATCAATTCCTGAAGTCTAGCAATGTCAAGTTTGCGGATAAGGAATCCGCCTGCTACCATAGCACCAAGAAATGTGCCAATGGCAATAGTTCCAAAATTACAAAGCATAAACTGCCATAAATATAATTTAATCATCTGTATCCTCCTCGTCATCTGGATAATTTTGTAGTTCAAACTCTTCCTCTAACTCAAACTGCTCAGAATCGTAATAGCAAGGGTCGTTCAACTGAGCGTCTGGGTTAGGTGGGTTATACTTAGGATTCATCGTCACGTCCTCGATTTTCAAGGATTTCTGTGCATACATCTTTATCTTTTCTTTTTGATGCTATTAAATCAGCAATATGCATATCCCATAAGTTGTGATATTTTTTTGATCCGAGGCGTTTTGCCCATTTTGTTTCTGTTTTAGTACCGTTGGGTTTCCACTGGAACGGTAACATGTGGTAATTAATATAGAAAGCAATGTCTCCTATATTATGATTCACAAATAAAGAATGCTGATTTGCAACCTCATAGACCAACATCATATATGCGCCAATATTTTCATGTCCGTAATAGTGTGCCACACCATTCTCGTCGAATGTCTGAGTGTATAATTTACCCATATCGTGATATTTTGTTGCTATAATCATTTCGTAGTCTTTATTTTTATGTAAACCATGATTTTTTACAAAATAGTAAGCATCTGTCATATGTTTGCCAAGAGATTCCATATGATACGGATTCTTCTGGTCGAAATCATTATATATTTCTGGAACCCATGTACTTTCAAGTCTATAGTTATACTTGTCTTTATTATGAATATGATCAACAAATTTAATTTCATCCCATCCTTCTTCAAGGAATGGAATCTGGAATTTTCTTGCTTGCTTGTCAATTACATGTCCTGGAACTGGATGTTCTCTGTCAATATTGTCTTTTTTACATTCACCAATTGGTTTTACGATAACCACGCAAACTTTCTCGCAATCAATTCCTTTGATGACATTGAGAATGGCTCTTCTGGATTTCATAGTAATATTCGTTGCTTCTGCAAATACGTCCATACCATTTTTAAGGTTACTTCGAATTAAATTATGGAATTTCTGAAATACAACACCATTCATAGACTGATCTTCAACAGAACCACAAATTTCTTTTCTTAAATTGTCAGTAGACAAAACTACCGACTTATCCTCTTCCCTAATGTCTTCTTTGATCCATGTTATATTTTCTATATATTGGGACTTACCAGATGCTGATAAGCCACACAATAATGTAAGTCTTGGTTTTCTTTCGCTCATAATTCTCCTTTATTCTTCCTGATCTTGATGTTTTAGCAGATATTCTCTGCTAACATTTTTAAAACTCTGCTGTCCTGACATATCTCTGTATACAAATCCTTCTCTTTTAACTTTTGGATTGACAATACTGAATCCGTCAGCCTGAAGTTTAATCTCTTCCATTGTATCTGGCGTTTTGTAGTGTTCATTGATAATTGGCACATGTTCTAAGTTGTTATCATCACAGAATTTTGCCATTTCCTGTGTACTTTTACGAATTCCTTCAACTACCAAATTGAATACGAATAAACGATTCTCTTTAAATTTGTAAGGATTTCCTTGTACATTACCTGTACCTTCGCCCTGTAGAACAACACGATCATATTTATTTGCAATGGCATAATCAGTTAAAACTTTTTCAATATTATATTTATCGGCAAGTTCCCAGTAAATATTAGAATCATGGTGACATTTCTGATCTCTGTCAGCTTGTCTAACATTTCTACTGCATACAATAAAGTCAAATTTGTTCTTGCCTTTCTTACGATCAACAGCATATGTACATGACGTTCCGTCAATCTTTTCTGTTTGAATCCATTCATTTGTTGATTCAAGCCATAGTGGGCAATTTTCAATTCTATCTTCATCGGTTTTTACAATCCATGATGGAAAATCTTTAGGATTGTCTCGTTTTTTACCGAAAATCATGAATAAGATTTTTCTGCCGATGCTATATCTCATCATTTTTCTAATAATTGGTTTTGAGAAAACTTTTTTATGTCTGGCTACCATAGACTGATATTTAGCATTTGTATCTACTTTATTGGCTTTTCTTTTTGCAACCTTTTCAGAAGCATATGTAATTCTCAATTCTTTTGTGACGTCATCACCGATTTGTTTATCGGATAGTTCGGGGAATAATGCAATTGGCATCGCCAATCCCTGACTGAAGCATTTAAATTTGCTTAGTTTCATCGTTTTAATCTTGTAATGCTTTGTTTCCAAGAAAGCAAATCTCTCATCATCTTCTGGGCATTTGCTGTCAATTTCAATAAATACCGCTTTATCTCCTACGTTAAATTCCCCAATTTGGGCAATCAGCACCCAACCAAGAACTCCAATCAATTCAATTTTATCTGCGCCCTCTATTGGTTTAATCCATGCAATTTCTTCAATATGTGCTAATGCTCTTTCTTTTGTCAAGTTCCTTCTTACCTTAGTAAGTAGTGCGCACTTTATCCTATAGGAACTTTGCTAATTTTTCCTTTCCTTTAAAATTTAATCCTCTATCGTGCTTCCTTTTGCCTTATTGCAAATTTCACACATTGGTTGATAGTTGCTAATATCATCAATACCACCTTTAGATCGTGGTATAATATGATCTTTTGTCATTAAAATTTCATCACCATCATCATCGACTGCATATAAATTCAAGTGATAGCTCTTGTCTTTCAAGCCTTTTTCTTTAGCAAAATATTTACCTTCGATTCCGCACTTAACACATTTGCAGCCTTTAGTGAAGAATGTCTGGTATCTCTGGCTATTGCCTTTAATCAAATCGCCATCGAATTTAACTTTTACTTTATTGTTTTGGCTCGCAAACATAACATTTTTCACTTTATCCCTAACTTCATCAATAGAATAAATACCCTTTCTGATATATTTGTGAGTTGGTTTGCGAGGTTTATGTTTCGCTTTAGTTAAATCAAAGCCTTTCAGGAGTCTTTTTACTTCGCCCAAACTATACGTCTCGTCAAATAATGTACACCCCTTCCAAGCCACACAGGTAATCTTTGTGTCATTGGTTGGTGCCATAGGATTATTATGTTTATGAGAGTCGGTATCTAAATCTAATAACTCCTGTACTGTTCGAAATGATTGTTTTAGTTTCTTCCCACCGACCTGATAATATATTGTTAACTTTCTTCTCTGATGTTTGGACATGTTTATACTCCTTTCTTTATTTCAAAGCCAAATTTTATTTCTCTTGTTTCTTTTTGCTATAGTCACAGTCAATCGTAATTTTGATCCGTTTGATTATAGATGAATTCTCGTATTCGGTAACGTCTCTTGTTATTGAACCATTACACTTTTCACACTGCTGCGAGTGTCTTGCTATCATATTTAACGTAACAGCCGCCATCTCTGCACATCTATGGCAAACATCTACCTCAGAAGAACCAAGAACTGACTGATCAGGGCTATTGATTCCAAGGTATTCAACTGTTGGTATTGTTAATTTATGATGTTTGTCGGTACACTCTTTGTTGCAGAAATCACAGTAATATTTTGTTTCTGTTTTCTTCATTAATTACATCCTCTGTTATATGCATTTTGTTAATCATTCATCATATTCAATCGTCATTGTGTGTTCTGTTTTTGGATAACGATTACGGCTTGCAAATGAACCAATAGTGTCAATGTATGGGATCGCAAACTTATCTTGTTTGGCGGTTTGTTTAATTCCAACCTCATTCTTGCAAGCGTTTGAAAGAAATGTATTTATCCGAGCATTTATCCTCATGCATTTACCGCACAAATCTAATCGTTGGATTATAATAGAATTGTCATATGGCTCGCCTGCACAGAATCTGCTTGAATATCCATTGGATGTAATGAAAGGGAGCGTAATGTCATAGTGATTGTGTGTACATTCAGCCCCACAAAAATCACAATAATATTCTTCAATTGTTTTTGTCGTCTTCACATTTTCTCCTTTCTGTGCTATAATAAATTTGCACATGAATCAAAAGTTATTTGAGAACGGTGTAATTTTGTATACGAGATACCACTTCTTAACTGAGGTGGTATCTTTTTGTACACAAAACATTTATTTTATGAATCCTGTTTTACTGGAACCCATTCAGTAGTCATTCGATTTACTTTCTTCACTTCATATGGCTGGGCGCCAAATTTACTATCCTCAAAATCTTCTAAACCTTGCTGCCAATTAATAGCAAAATACTTGTCACGGAGTTTAACAATCGACTGCGTATCCACGGTAAAACTATCTCTATCTTTTTCAATTTCATAAAATGGAAATTCACATGCCAATCCTTTAAGCTCGCTTTCCGTTAAATCAATTCCTTCTGTAATTTTGTCGTACATGATTTCTTTGAAATTTTCGCTATAATAATTTTCGTCATTCCATTTTGTTTTATCTGTAATCATTCTTCTATCTCCTTTTGTCAAATAATTATGATTGATCCATTTCTTTAACTTATCATTTGCATTCATGATCCTACCTTCTCTACTACCACGTCTGATATAAATGTGCATACTGGGCGAATATTAAAATATCCGCTACAAGTGCATGATGGAACAATTGATCCGTCAGTACGAACGCCACAAATGCCGTCAGTTTCACAATTCGTTGTTGGCGTTAATAATGCCCACTCGGCTAATTTATTATTTGTTTTTGGATATTCTAAATACTCCCTGTATAGTCTATATTCGTCTAAAGTTAGTAAAGAAACTTTATCAATACTTATTTCATTCGCCATTGTTCCATCAAGTGCCATTAAATCACGTTCCATATACTGCAACACATCATGATGACAATTATCTTCAATTTCACATCCGATATATTTTAAATCGTGACGAAGACGACTAGATTCCCATCTGTTACAATATGTGTCGAATGGCTTTGTATCACCCCAAAAATCTTTCATAATGCAAAAACAAGTTTGAGCATATTTAAATTGATTTAACACGATCCATTCATACCCTGCTACCTTAAAGGAATCACCAGCATTTAATGTTTGAAGCTCTACTTTTTCTGAGGTACAATCATTCTCTTCCAACTTCATCATATCTTTATCTTCAATTACTTTTACGACCGCCTTGGCAATGTCATAAATATCTTCTTTATCTAATGTCAAGTTTTCTCTCCTTTATATCATAATTTTATGACCACACTGTGGGCAATGAATGAATTCCACATACCCTACACAATAGCCGTATCCGACAAGTTCAGATTTAATATCAGATTCATCGAATCTTAACTTGGCGCCACATCCATTACACTTCACTTTGCGTTTAGTTCCATCTTTCAAAATCTTAATCATCTTTCTCTACCTCGACTTCGATTGGATGTTTGCACTGTGGGCAGATGATATAGTTTGGTGGGTATACTGGTTTGGGAGTTCTTAAATCAATCGTACGCTTTGGTTTATCTTTAATATCACTTTTCTCGTAACTCAACTCCGCACCACAATTTTCACAAGTGCATTGTTTTCGTGTTCCTTTTTCTAAAATCTCAATCATCTTGACCTCATTTCCTTGATTTTCTTCATTTTCTCAAATTCTCTAAAATCGCATCGACCAAACCCCTTGTAAAATAAGGGTTTTTCGACGATCAATTTTGCGATAAAATATTTCTTTTATGTCATGCGACTATAACTATTTCAAGGATGTAAAAAATTGTTTATTATATCTTGATCCGCCATATAAAGGCACAAGTAATTACGCTAAAAGTTGTATGAATTATGATCATTTTTATAAATTTTGTCATGATATTGCACAAAATAACTTTGTTATTATTAGCGAATACGATATGCCAAGTGAAGAATTTAAATGCATTTGGCAAAAAGAACGCACAGTGTGTCAAGATGCTAATCGTACAAACGGGCAAAAGGCAACTGAAAAACTATTCATTCCAAATTTATGATTAGTTACATAAAAGAAATATTCTTTAATGAAATCGCTTGTTTTCGTAAATTAATCACTCTCTCATAATAAATATTTCTTTTCCCAGTTCTAACTTGTCCAAATCCACCATTGTAATATTTACCCCCGAAACTTGCGCAATATCCAATCAGGGCAGTGTACTCTTTAGAATATTTGCCTCCTCCTGCTTTGCGGTTTTCTCTAACATCCATATAATGTTCTTTTGAACAAATTTTTGGAGCAATTGGAATCGTTGGATTTTTTTGAACGTATTTCAATAATGCAATCAATTCATCATTAATGTCTGCGCCAATTTTGTTTTTACATTGAATCTTATCAATAATATTGGCTCCGCCAACAAATGGCTCTATGTATGTTTCAATATTGTTATCATCAATATATTTCTGAATAATCGGTACAATATATTTTGCAATTCTATTTTTACTTCCTTGATATACTATTTTTCTTTACCAGAAAGCCCATATGGTTTACAGTAGCTACACTCTCATTTTCCTTTCTGGTTTATTATTTAATTAAAGTCATCAATTAGCAAATTCTCACAACTCCAAATTCGTATAATCCTACACCATCCTCAAGTGCAATAGTGTCATGTTCTGTCGTAGTAATAAATTCATTATCTATGCCAACAACTGGCATATGATCTGGGTGTTTTGCTAACTCTTTTTTGAGCTGTCCAACTGTCATATGTTTTGGTTCTTCCATTACATTCTTACCACTTTCTTGTCTGCTAACTCTTTTACTCTATCAGTCAAAGTAACTGCTACTACATGCGTTCCCATATAAGCATCAAGAGCTTCGCCAATTAAATTGTATCCTTCATCAATAAGAACATGATCATAATTCATTCCACGCTTGTTCTTAACTTCTTCTACAGTCATAGGCACTGGAATAATTAAGTCAAGATCGTTTGCTTTGTCTAATAATAGCTTGACCTGTGAATGATTCTGCACAATAATCGGATACTGTGTTGTAGCACTTGTGTAAAGCAACTGTGTTGTTTTGCCCGTTGCTCTGTCTTTAATAATCAGTGTTGTTGGTTTATTTGTTATCATAGTTTGCAATCTCCTCTTATATAAAATATCTCTGAAGCACATCTTTGAATCTTAGAGGACTATCAACAATGGTCCGTGAATACTGAAATTGTCTTAAAAAATTCATAACAGTTCTAGCATCTGCACCGCTTAAAGGAATAAATTTTACATATTCAGGTCTCCCAGCAATACATACGACTGCCCACGAACGCTCTGAATCATGAAACCCAACGTCAACTGCTACGTCAGTAATTTCGTTGTACATCTTCTTCATTTCTTCATTCTGCTTTGTTGAAATCTGACACTGACGAGCTGCCTCATCGCAATTACTTTGGGCAATTTTTAACGTAGTATTGCTTTCATCAATTTCATTTTTTAAGGCATCAATATCTGGTTGTAGGATTTCTAGCAACCATTTTCTAATTTTCTCTTTTAATTTCTGGAACAATTAACTCTCCTTTTATATTTCACACGATCCATTTAATCCATATGGTTCATAATACAAACCATTTACCCAAACCCAGTTATCGTCTTTGTATATGAGGAATTCAACTGTCTCAAAATCACAATAACTGTCACTATCTTTGTCTTCACGAACTGCATATACAGTGATTGGTTTCTTAGGTGTTGGAGACCTGCCAATTTCTTGTATTTTAAACATCTGAATCCTCCCATACTACGTTGACTTTGAACCCTAATTCCTTTAAAACATCTGTAAAATCATCAACATCTAATTTATGGTTTTCTATTTTAGTCCCATTGACTTCAATAGATTGCCAGTCGTCATATTTAATGATCGTAATTGTATTTGGTTCTTTTACTTCTTTGTCTTCTTTATATTCCTCTTTGTACATGTCAAAGTCTTCGCATAAAGCACACTCAAAAGAAGTATACCTATTAGCACAACTTTGACACTGTGAATATAAATTGTCTAAATATCTATTCTTTTCGCTCATATTTCTCCTCGCAAATATCTTTAGATTAGATTTTCTTCTCGACTACAACTATTGTGTCATTATGTGCTCCACCATGCGGAACAAGTAAAATTTCTTGAATTTCAAATCCATATTTCTTACCAATACCACCACTATTCCAGCCGCAGCTAATAACAATTCCATTTGGTGTTACAATTCTACTAATTTCTGCCTTTTGTTTTGCCCAATAAGAAGCTTGAGTTGTTTTCATATTTACAGACATTCCTAATTTTTTATAACTTTCACTTACCTGTCTTGGACTATATGGAGGATCATACAATACTGTATCTACTGATTCATCAGCAAATATTTTGAGGAAATCAATCGCATCCATGTGAAAAGACGTGTCGTATGAATTATCAATATCATTCGTAACATTTGCAATTTTACATTCATTAGCAAACGGATCTATACTATATCCATGTATATATTTATCAACCAATTCTTTAATTGGTTTAATCAGAAATGTGTGTTTATTTGGCATTGACCAAACTCTATTTATTATCATTTATGTCCTTTCTAATTCCACTCAAAATCCATTCAATTACTGGCTCTGTCCACCCATTGCCCATCAGATTTCATACTTCTTTGTATAAAAATTTGGGGCTAAATGGACTTGACTTTCTATCAAATCTTTTATCATAAAATTCTTGTACTGTTTTACATCCTTCTTGCCTATTTGACGTAAACAATTGACAGCACTTACAGTCACAAACATTAGATTTAATAAGTTCTGAATTAATATTTTCTTTCGTATAATCAATACCATATTTATATATCATTGCAGTATTATTGAAATCAGTTGTTTTGTTTGTTAATGTATCTCCGCAACAACATTTTGAGGTTCCCAAATAATGCAAATCATTATCTGCAATACTATATGAGATATGATAATGTTGCAATTTTTCAATCAATGGCTGATATAAGTTTAATCGAATGTTTGGTTTTAAATTTAACAATCCCATTTGCGTAAAATTAGACTTATCCAATCCAGTAAGTTTTAATAGGTATTCTTTATGTTCCTTATTTTGTGGAACAATTTTTAAACCTTCGATAGTAAAATGATCTGCGTCATGAAACATATCAATAATATCTGTAGATGAAATTCCTGGAATGAATGGTTGGATTCTAATGCCAACTTTAAATCCATTGTCTTTTAAATTTCGATATAATTTATATCTTTCTAAGATATCTGGAACATTTGGCTCTATTGATTTGTCGTTAGTTACATTTGTTACGGACATTTGGAAGGTATGTAAATCTGGCTCAACTTCACAACCATGCAGTGTTGAAGATTTTGTACTAAATAAAATATGAATATTGTATTGTTTAGTAACATCAATTAGCTGTTTTGTAATATGGAATTTCTCTTCCGCTGGCTGGAATGGATCACTCATACCACCACAATGCCAATCATATCGTTGAGATATTAAAAAATCTAAAAAATTCGTTTTATCCACTTTATTATGAACGAAAATTTTATCTAATCGACGTTCAACGGATTTAACATTACCAATTTGTAAATTTTTATCAAATTCCATTATCTTCCTATAATTAGAAAAACAATATTTACATCCAAAACTACATGTTTTATATGTATCTACTCGAATAGGTAATCCGCATATTGCAAATTTACTACTTACATTCAGCGGATTGAAAGTTTTGTTTTTATTTTCTGTCATTTAAACCTTATATTTACAAGGCAGCGCACTGCGTTTTACCTAGGATTACTTGATAAAACCTTTCTTATGTATTTGCTTTGTATTGTTTTACCTACAAAAATTGAAACGTAGATAAAAACAAAATTTTAAAATCATCATATGGAAGAAATAAGACATGTCTAATCTATAGATATTTCTCCTCGAATAGTCATCAGAAATGTAACTAGAAATGTTACATTATTATATATTTATTAGTATTACGGCAACTCCTAAAACAAAGAATCCCATTAAGTATGCCAATACTGCTGATTTAAACCAGAAAGAGATGTGCTTGTCAATCTCTTTCTCATGTTTGAAGAATAAAATATTACATATAGTAGCTGAAATGACACACCAGCCAATCAGTATCCATTCAATTATGCTCAGTACCATAATTATTACTTTGAATATACCTCTACACCAACCTTCCTTAATATTTAATCAAAAATAAAAATCCAATTGAAATATACATGAAACTCAAATACCAAGGCTGCTCTTGTGGAAATACACTATACAATGGCTCGATAAATTTGTTTTTTACACTTAATACAATTGCAATGATTAGATACACTGCAAAGCCTACAAGCCCAATTGCTCCAAGCGTCAATGCCAACTTTTCACAAATATTGCAGATCAATGTCATCTGCATGATTTTTCTCCTACTCTTTTAAATCTGTATTTCTGTTCCACATCAGGGTATTTCTCGTGATCAACTTCACTCAGAAACATTTCTACTGGTCTAGCGTAAATATTGAAATCACCATACATTGCCTGATAAATTACCAGTTTCTCATTTGTTTCTGTATGTGTTGCAAGGTCAATTACTCTGTAGAAATGTCCTTTGAAATGTTTGCAAATATCGTCTTTCTTTGGTAAATCTCTGTTATTCATGAATATCTCCTTTCTAAAGTGTCTCCCACCATAGATCGTGTACTTTCTTATAGCCACCTCGACTTGACACATCTAATACTCTGCGAACTTTCTTGTTAGACAGTCTCTTATGAAATCTGTAATCATCCCAATTGCTGATATATAACCTTTTATAATAAGGTTTCTTACGAGGTATTTCATAGAATCCACAATAATACTTGTCTACATATTGCACAGGTTCAGGATACCCACCGATATTTTTAAGTCTCGCTAACCTTTGATGATAACTCTTCCTACGATTTCTTTTCTTTAACATTGTCTTACGATTCTGCTGAAATTTTGTAGGAACATATTGTAAAAAGTCTTTATCCTGTAGACAATCTTTTGATTTTGGCATAATTAGTACACTCCTTTCTATAGTGGGATAAAAGTGGAATTTTACAATCCTAATTCTTCAATTACAGGTAACACCTTATCTTTTAATTCTGGATAATATGCATCTAAAGTTTCTCTGGCGTTCAGTGGTTTATCTGGTTTTGTAAATCTAGCACATTCCCAATCAATTACCATCTGTACATAATCTGCATGAGTTTTGGCTTTTAAACTATGGTGTTTAGCGTGATTGCGATGGAAATTATGAGCTGTACGCACATCTAAGATCATGTATAAAAACACCTTGTCAAGATCATGCAGATATCCTCTGACTGTGTTATGTCCTAACAAATGTTTCTCCATCTGCCTAAATGCTTTCCTGTGGTCTAATGTGTATTTGATATTCGCTTTATTTTTTAACATCTATTTCTCCTTTTGTATTAATTATCATACGCTGCAACTTTATCATCGCAAGTAAACCCATATTTTTCTTCTGCTTTCAATCTTGCCCGTACGGCATCCTCATATTTTTGATAATCGCCAAGATAAATTGTTTTGTAATTAATAGTAATATAGGCACTCCACATATTTTTCGATTCTACAAAGCATACCCCTGTTTTTCCAGAAGTATTTGCTTTACTCAAAGATCGATTCTTCATATTGTCCATGTTGCTTTTTAAAATCAAATTACAACGACGATTATCTGATTTATCTCTTGATAAATGATCTGGAAAAAGAATTTTAGTATTGTATTCACCATATTTGCGAGCTGCAATTAATTGATGTACTCTTAACATCTTTTTATTGTAAATTTCAACATCTTCTTTTTTTGAATTGGTTATCCAATAACCTTTCTGATCTTTTCTCCAAAACCAATTTTTAACGTAATCATAATCCTCTCGATCTACTATAAAGAAAGACCCATCTTCTCCATAGATTTTAGCTACATCATCGGATACGTCAGCCTTATTATATTTTGTCGATACTCTTTTATTTCTTTCTGCAATTGCTTCTGATGCAAGACAACCGCAAGATTGTGTATGTCCACTTTCCAAGCAATATCCTGTAACACTAGATAATTTTGGATTTCCACAATTACATTTACATAACCAATGCACATTCCCTTTACGATTAGCAGATGAATCTCTTTCTATGTCTCTTCGAACAACTGTTAGTCTTCCAAATTTTTTACCAGTTAAATCGTGCATATTCTTAGGATTATTAATTTTTGAACAACCACATGAGATTGTATGCCCAGATTTCACAGACCCATAGTGATAACTTTTGATATTACCACATTCACATTTGCACATAACAAACAATCCACCATGTTTTCCATCTTTATTTTTAGCAGCGGTTCTTTCTTCATCTACTCCAATAATTGTTAATCTGCCATATTTTTCGCCAATTGCCTGTTTTCCTTTTTGTTTAAGTTTATTTCGTGAGCACCCACAAGACTTGATCTTTTTAATATTCTGCTGTCTTGTATCGAACTCTTTTCCGCAATGACACTGGCAATGAAAAAACACTGCTTTGTTCTTGTTGTTTTTGTTTAATTCTTTTTGTAAGTCATCATCACATATACCTAAAACGCGGATTCCATATTCATTCACGAATCCTATTAAGTTTTGCTTCTTGATGTGTTATCCCTCCTGTGAATCATCTACTTTAATATATAGACCACAATGGCATTCTCCTTGTTTCATTTCTCTGAACTCCTTACACATACATTTTGTGTCTTCATTCCTTAATAATGAACATGGGCAATATCCACCATTTTCTTTTAATTTCTGTCTAATAGATTTTACTAATTCTTGATCTTTATTTACTTTAATTTGCATTAGTTCCATCCAACCTTTCTGCATATTGGTTATCACTTGCTAATATTACCCCTAAAACTTCATCATATCTTTGATCTGTATCTGGTATATATCTACCAAATTTCACAATAATATTTTGCAATCCTAATAAATTTTGCAAGCGATCTTTTGGAATTTCATAATCGTAATATCCTGTATAAATAACAATATCATCGTAGATTTTCTGTCTCCTAAATTCGGAAATTAATTCAATCATTTCTTGATATTGATCAAATGGTTCTAACCCACCAAACACAATTGCTTTTGTAATCGCATTGTTCTTATATCGTTTAACAATTATTTCATTTGCCAATTCAACCATATCGGATTGTGCCAGAGCAGAATTCTGGCACATAGACACATCTAAATTCTGCTCTTTGCAACATTTCCAATTACATGAAATAGTTCCAATAAACATTGATGGTTTTTTATAATTTGTAAAATCTTCATCAATCAATGCTTTTAGTCTCATACGTTACTCCTGTTTCATCTGAGCATATTCGTACCACTGTCTTGTTTCAAACTCTTTTTTTCGTGTTTCTGAATATGATCTAACAGGCTCTAAGAATCCAACAATTCTCTGATATGTATCATAAACACCATGTCCACATACTGGGCAAACATCTGTACCAACAAAGCCATGATGATTGTCACACTCGTTAATCCTTGTGTTGAATGCAAAGTAAATAACGCCTGCTGCTGCAATCTGGTTTAATACATCCCATGCCATATCAGTGTTAGGGAAATTGGTTTCCAAATTGATATGTGCAATAGACCCTCCAGAGCATTTAATATCTAAGATAGAACTTAGTTTTAACTTCTCTTGGATTGTGCATTTCTGAGATAAAGGAATCCACTGATTAGAGTAAATAAATTTTTCATCTTTTTCGTATAACAGATTATCTTTCTGGCAAAGAATTACCGCTGCCCTTTCGGCCGGAACGCTCTCAACATTAAAACTAAATTCATTTGTGAAGTTATCTTTAACATCGTTTAATACATCAAAAATTTTACTCGCAAATGCAATTCCTTTTTCTGTATATGACGTGTTACCAAATTCATCTGTTTCTGTGTATCCAAATGCTTCGATAACTTCGTATAACCCAAGAATTCCAACCGTACAATACTGTTTGTCCATTTCAATACCGCCATCGCAATAATTTGGAAGAAGCCCTTTTTCTACATTTCTTTTAATAATATGCCTTACAATATCCAATGTCTTGCAACATAATTCTGTTCTTTTTCTTAATTTTTTCAGATATTTGGCTTCAGAAAAATCGGTTTCATATGCAATTCTCATCAGGTTGATCGTATTTACTTTGACAGATCCAATAGATAATGCTGTTCCACCGATAGAATTAATAAACCCATCAAGTTTTGATGTATCTGAAAGTAATCTACAACAGTTAGATAACACTCCAACATTGTCACTCATAAAGAAGTTACTATCATTCCACACTGTGTTGTGGTCAGAACACCATCTGGCAAATTCTTCGTCTTCAAATTTACCATCTTTATATAGAAGAGAATATGTTAAAACAGGGAAGGTAAACATGTTGTGACTTCGAATATCTGAGACAACTTCCATGAAAATTTTCTGATGCTCAATTAATTCATCTAAGTAATCAATGGCAAAAGTTCCATCTGGAAATTCAACTCCGCCAAACAATGCTTCTAAATAAGGTTTGTCAAAAATTGAAACATTAACAAATGCAGACTGATCGACACGTAAAAATGGCTGATTTAATCTATAGATAAATTTCTGAAAAGACTGTCTAATATAATAATCTGGATCTTTTAAGTAATATTTTTCTTCGCAATCTTTCTTCCAGAAATAAAATGTCCATAATAACACATTTGGTAACCCACAAGCACCAGAACTACGATTGCTCATAAATGATACAAATTCGATTACATCATCTAAGAATGTTGTTAAATGTTTTGGAGCCTGATTGTTATATCCTTCTAAGAAAAATAATCCTTCTTTTGCCAATCTTGTTAAGTCAAACGCATAACAATATGGTTTGTATGTAGAACTTGGTGCATCATGCAAATAAAAGCCACCATTATATTCGGTTTCAAGCCATTCTTTGGCTGTGCGTAACCCGTATTTTTTCTTTAATTCATAGAAAATTTTATTAAAAGCAAACAGCTTATCTTCAGATTTTCCTTTTTCACCGCATAAACTACAAATATCCTTATGATGTGCATTGGCATTACCGTCAATCGTGACGTCTGCCACATTCTTATCTACAAATCCATCAATAAAATCTGAAAAATTAAGCTGCGATTCATGGAATCCATTTAAAATTTCAAAATCTTCTCCATATTTAGAATCAATCTGATTAAATGTTTTCTCAAAATCTTTGTTTACCTTAATATTAATGTTCAATAAAATGTCCTCCTACTGTTCGTTGATCCAAGTATTTGCTTTAGTAAAATCCATGATGATTCCATCCACTTCCAAAATAGGAACATTCACAAATCCTTTATCAAGCATTACTTGTGTGTCTGTTACTTCTTCGTATTTAATGCTCTTGGAAGCCAATTTCTTCTCAAGAATTCCGCATTTGGGGCAATGCGTAGTATATAAAGTTACATCCATGCAAACTCACCTCCAATAAATTATGTAATAATATCATCATCTATATGTAACGCACCCGTCTCCTGCTTTCTTGCAGTTCAACGTATATCGTGCATCGTTACCATCACCATCAATCTTTTCGGTTGATACGCTCTCAATCATCATTGTCTTACCTGTTTCTACATCCTTAACAAGTACCTCTTTTTCTATGTGTAGTTTAGAAACTAAATTCCTAAGCTGATTAATTGTTCTGATCAACTTTCTTTGTTGTCGCTCCTTCCGTGTCTCTAATCTGTCTTTTGAATCTCTCTAGCTCAGCCATAATATTCAGACAAGTCATAGACAAACTTCCTTCATTATTAATAACTGCATCGCATAAATCATAAGCTTCTTCAAAAGCAGATTCGTCTTTTTTCATTCTTTCATCAATTGCATCACTTGTATCTCCACGATCTTTCATTCTCTGAATACGTGTAGAACTTGGTGTATCAATACATAATGCCAAGATATGTTTCTTATGATAATTTTCTTTTAACTGTTTTAATCCTGGAACATCAACTACATATACATCCGCATCATCACACTGACTCTCTGTAGCACAATACCAATTGCCAGTATAATGATTCTCTGCAACCTTGCCTGTGATTCTTGAATACTGAGCTAGGTTTACATATGTATGATCATCAAGTTTATCTGCTCTCTTCTCTCTGGTAGTGTATGATCGTAGATATTTCAGACCGTAAATGTCTTCCAGATACTTCGCTGAGACACTTTTACCTGCTCCAGATCGCCCAACCAGAGCGATTAAAACATTACTTTTATCTCCTACCATCTCTATAAGTCCTTTTCTAATTTCTTGATTCTTCTATTGATTTTTGTTACGATTTTGCCGTTATCTTTGCCTCTAGCGATTAAGACGGCTTTTCTATCCTTTAATAAATTTAACTGATCTAATTTTGTCATATACTCATTTTCTCCTTAGGCTATATTTTAGTTTTCAGTTGCTGTTTCTGACGATTCCTCTACGACCTCAGCAGAATCATCATCTACATATTCAATATCTTCTTCTTTTACTTTTGTTGCAGGGTCGAGTCTTTCATAATCCTCTTCTGTGGCTGGCTCTGTTTTAACAGTTCCACATTTTTCGCAATAAGTTGTCCAATGATATCCATTCTCTTCATCATATGCAATTGTTTTTTCTGCCCACACATGATCACAGGTTTCATCTGCGTCATCTGGGTATTCTGGTTCTGTATAATCTGCATCGTCTGTATCGTCTGCGGTAGAATTTTCAGTATTTTTTTCTTCTTCTGTTGTTGCCGATACATCATTTGTTGTATCTTTAGAATCTTCTTTGACGGCATTTTTCTTATTATTTTTCTGCTCTGTTGTGTTCTTTGTAGTTTCTGTAGTTGACTTACCTTCTGTTGTTGCAGAAACCTGTTTATCAGTGTTATTATTTAGTGTATCTGCATAAATAGTATATGCTGAAACGCATCCTACTGCTGTTAACATTAATGCTCCAGCGATTAATAATTTTTTAATTCTCATAATATATTCTCCTTTTAATCTATCAATCCATGAACGATGTCACCACATAGAAGGCGATCGCCATTAATACAATTGTTACAATTACTACTACTCCAATTGGTATTACAATATTTGTTATTATCCAAAACGCAAATGCAAATACACCAACAGATATGAATGTTGCAAGAAACCAGATAATGGTCAGTACGATCATCGCCAAGAAAAATTTTAAGATTTTCTTTATGATATTCAATCACCTACCTTATGGCATTTCATTGTAAATTTTGCTAACATCATCTAATAATTCTTTTGGCAAATATCTTTCTAAAAGCTCATTCGAATTATCAAGTGTTTTCTTATAGAAATCTTCTGCGATACCACCGCCAATAGCAGCAATCGTATCTGTGTCACATGGCAAAGACAATACATTTCTTAAGAATGATTCATAATCTTCGCTCTCTAAGAAACATCTGATTGCCACAGGAACACTATCTTGAACTGTCGCAGACCAAACATAATTCTTTCTATAATCATCGAGTGGTCGATCAACACCATATGTATATTGACTGGATGGATAACTTTTTAATGCATATTGATAAATTTCTTCTTTTGATTTACCCCATAGCGCCATAAAAGAACAGCCTGTTACAATCGATGCACCTTTGTAAGATTCTGAGTGGCGATGCGTTTTCTCACATGTCCATTGTGCTAAATCTATGTAATAACTCAATACGTCTGGACGATCAGCAAACCCATTAAAATACATTGTGATAGGCGAAATTCTCATGGCACATCCATTACCAAAGCTTTCATTAACACGACTACCATCATCGTGTAACCAGTCTTCGAACATTGCGCCATATCCCGTACCAGGATATTTCTTGCCATATTCTAAGTAGAACTCCCAAGGCTCTTTGATATGTTTGTGTTCATCGTCATCATCCAACAGCCACATTCCTGTTGCAATACTGAGAACTGTATCATCTGTAAATTTACATTTATCTGTAAACAATTCACAGTTCTTCCAATCTAAATCGTGAGGTCTGCGGAACTCATATTGAGAACCGCAAATATCTCCTAGAATCGCTCCAATTAAAGCCATTTAATCACCTACCTGTTAAAGATGTTTTCTAAAATTGTAAGAATTAGTGCGATAATCCATTTTGTTTTCGTTGGAACAATTAGCGGATTTACCGCAACAAAATGTAACAACCAAATAAACAGATTTACAATTGCAAAGTTGACAGCAATTACGACCATTAATCCTAAGATTGTTCCTAAGATTGTTCCTGCATGATATTTGTCTTCAACAAATAGTGAAGTTAATAATTTCTTCATCTGTTATTCCTTTCATCAAAGATTAATTTTATCTAACACAAATTTCTTCAATCTGCGCTCGGTCGTATAATACAGACAGATAATTTTCCATACACATAAGCTGCCTGACATAGATTCCTCTCGTACATGTTGGAGTGAACTCTAATTCTCCACGATCCCACTTATCTAACATCTTTTTTAATCCCTGATATCTAATTTCTAATTGTTTACATTCTGCAACAAATCTGTCTCTATAATTTTCGCTGCACATTAATTCTGCTGTATCCTTTAATGTTTTAATTTGCATGATTTAACTCTCCTATTCTACAATCATCCAATCTTCAGCCAACATATCTGTCTGACTTGCAAGCCAAGGAACTACATTCCCCTGTGCTGTTTTCATTGCAATATATGCTCCATATTCGACTAATCCGTCTTCATTCACAATGCTTTTTGCAATATCGGTACATGGCGCATAAGCTCCTGCTGGAACATAATATAAAAACATACCTTTCCCATTCCAACCTTTTCTTGCTACTTTTCTTTTATCTTTCATTGCATCAATTGCTGTTCCAAAATCCATAATAAATTCTCCTTTACTCTTCTGTATGACATGTATTTGTTAATTTTTTATACACATCTTCGTACAACTCCTGCTTATCGCCATTGTATGTATACTCTGCATAGATACCATCACCGCTTACTGTCGTAGATGTAAGGCATTTATAATTCTGCAAAGTCTTGCAGCTCCAAACGACAAATACATTACTGAGATCAATTTTCATTGCCAAATGATTTTCTTCACAATTTTTGTTATACCAATCAACTAATTTTCGTTTACATACACTCTGAAAGTGATCCATTCCTGTAATAATCATTTCGTTCTCTCCTTTGCTCTTTTTCCCAAATTTTTCTAAAAGATAATCCACTTTGTCATTGCATATTTCGGCATCAGCACCATTGCAAAAATAGTAAATATCACAATCCGTACATCTCGTTCTTATAAACTCAACCGCCTCTTGCCGATTGAAATTTGTAACGTCAATAAGTTTACTTATCATGCCACGGCACCTTATTTACTCTCTATAACTTTAAATGGAACAATTGATTCTGGAATATAGTTAACTTCATATTTATACTTATTAACTTTAGCCCCACCTAAATCTTCGATCACATACATACTATCTCGGTTCATGTGAATGATATGTTTCTTATATGAACCATTTGCCGTTTCAACAATAAGTTTTACCTTCTTGCTACCTTCATCTTCTAAGGAAAATGCTCCGACAATTTCAAACTCTACTTTGTCTGTCCTTGTATTAATTACAGCAAATCGTCTCAAGACGTTAAAATTGTCTGCTTCTTTAGATACATTAGTAGATACTTTATCTGCCTCCGTGCATCCTGTCACGATACCACCAATACTGAGACATCCAATTGCAGCAATAATCGCCATTCGTTTTTTAATGTTTAATTTCATATATTCAATTTTCTCCTTTTAAATCTTAGGGTGTTTAATTTCTTTTTGTTTTGACCAATCAATTTCTGAAGGTTCTACACCTGTCTGCTGTTTGTAGAATTCATAATCTTCTGTCCAAAACTCTGCATCTTCATCTTTAACGAAGTAACTCTCGTCAAAAACTAGGTCCATCTCGTCTGGAGTAGCAAGATATTTTACTTTACAACATCTACCATATTTGTATGTTTCTCCGTTATAGCAAATTGAACACGGCTCCCATATGCGATATTCTACATAATTGTCTTTTACAACAAACCTTTCGATTTTGCTTTCTGGGATTCCCTGTCTAACAAAACATTCGTAAATGGTTAGTTTATTCACTCGTATCTCCCTTCAGAATCTTGATTAATCCATCTTCATCAATGATCGGAATGCCTAACTGCTGTGCTTTTTTATTTTTACTGCTTGAAGAATTCACATCGTTGTTCACAAGATAATTCGTATTCTTGGATACAGATCCTGCGACCTTGCCACCTCTAGACTCAATTTCATCCTTGATAGCATTACGATTGGCAAACTTGTTTACCTTACCTGTTACAACAAAAGTCATTCCTGTGAGATCAACCATTGATTCTTTTTTGCTTTCTGGCATCTCAAACTCAAGCTCTTTGGCTAATTTCTCGACCATTTCAAGATGATCTTTGAAATAAGCATCCATTGATAATGAGGTATTGACACCAATACCATCAATATGTCCAAAATATTTTCTCTGTTTGATTCTTTTAATAAATACATCGTATGGATTTTTATTTATCGATAAAGAAATCTTATCAATAAGCTTGCAAATATCCTTTGCCGTTGACTTCCCGACAAGCTCAATACCAAGTGCTGTTACGAAATTAACCAGTTTACACTTACGACTTTCCTCGATGCTATTTAATAAGGAAGAAACACTTTTTACACCAAATCCATCAAGGTTCTTCATCTCAGTTTTATGCTCTGCTAAATTATAAATATCTGTATAATCTTTCAGCCATCCAAGATCAATAAATCTTTTCAGTGTTGCCTCAGATAAACCTTGAATATTCATTGCATCTCTGGAAACAAAGTTCACAAACTTGCTGAGCAATTTCGCTTTGCAATTAGGATTCATACATTTCAGAACCTTACTGCCATTCTCATTGATGATTTTTGCTTCGCCACCGCAGGTTGGACAAGTATCTGGAATCTTGAATGTATTACTTCTTGTCAAATTATCGTGTACTTTTGGAATTACCATATTGCTACGATAAACCTGAATCGTATCACCTACACCAAGTTCTAATCCTTCAATGTAACTTACATTATGTAATGTGGCTCTTGTAGTTTCTGCACCATCAAGGTCAACTGGATCAAATACTGCAACTGGATTAATCAACCCTGTACGAGATGTATTCCATTCAATATCTCTGATCGTTGTTTCGTAGAGGTCATCGATCCACTTTAATGCCATCATATTTAATGGATGATGTCCTGTTGTTCCAAGTGATTTACCATACTGATAATCGTTATAAGTAAAAATCAAACCATCAACAGGATATTCATATGTCTCTGGATCAAATTTCTCAATATATTCTTCAACATTATCTCGGTTAACGACCTGATGCTCTACTACATCAAACCCTTGTTCTGCAAGATATTTAAAGCTATCTGCAATGCTTGGCATTTCTGATTCAGGTGTGTCTCCAAGTTTGACTAATTCAAATACTTTGTAAGCCAACTTCCTGTCTTTTGCCACATTAGAGTCTAACTGTCTAACAGTACCTGCTGCTAAATTTCTTGCATTTTTGTATTTGCCATGTAATTTTTCATTAATCTTAGCAAAATCATCATATCCAATAACTGCTTCACCACGAATTTCAAGATAACGCTTTTCAGGGATTGACTGTGGAACATTTCGTACCATTTTCATCGTGTGAGTGACATCCTCACCGATTTCGCCATTTCCCCTTGTAATTGCTTGTTTTAAGCGTCCATTTTCGTATCTGAGAACAATACTGAGACCATCTTCTTTCCACGATAAAACACCAATTTTATCCGCAAGAAATTTTTTGACCTCATTGACATCCTTCGTCTTCTGAGCTGATAACATTGGGCGTGTATGCTTTACTTTAGCCAGAGAATCAATTATAAATCCTTGAACGTGGTGGATGGGCGAATTATTCAAAACAACGCCAGAATCTCTCTCAAGTCGTTCTAAAGCAGCGCATAAATCGTCAAATTCTTTATCTGAAATGATCGGATTATCCTCTGCGTAGTACGCATATGAAGCATCATTGATTCTGTCGATCAAGACATTCATTTCTTTCACATATTCAGTTTTCATAATTTTTGGATTTTCCTTTTCTTGTTTATATTGTTTAGTTAATTATTTTAATTTGTGTTTTCTATGTCTTTCAGTAACTGCCAATTACTTCACTACATATATTTTTCTGTGCTGTTGCACATTTATTGTTTCGGAATGTATTGATTTGAACACGTCTACATGCATTCCTTTTACTTTGCCTCCGCAATCTTCTGCCACAAAGATTGTGTCACCGTATCCCTCAATCTTAACTCTTGTTCCATAAGAGATAATGTTTTTATCAACCGCAATCGTATGATATGGTCGAGCAAATTTATGTCCTGCATGATTCCAAGCAATCTTAGATCCATATCCTTCAGAACATTCATAACATGGACAATATGCCGTGATCAAAAATGTTCCAAGTGAACTCTTTTCAAGTTCTCGCTTTCGCTTCAGCCGCTGTCGTTTAATTCGCAATCGTTTCTTCCGAAGCTTTTCTAATCGAATCTGGCTTGCCTTCTCTTCATCGGCTTCCTTACATTTCTGATAATGCTCATGAACGTCTTTTAATTCAACGCTTTGACTGATTGGATTATTTGAAATCACATTGTCTTGCTTATTTTCTGCAACAGTTGTCTCTGTTGATAATGTTGAAGTCTCCACCGAGGGTCGCTCCTCTGCTTTAACTGTGTGAGTCATAAAGCCTGAACACATTGCTAAAAAACTAAACGAAATAACTTTCATTAAAAATCTTTTTCTCATTTTTTTGCATCTCCTTTCATTAACATATTGGTATCTTATCATACTTCTTGCACCCTGTCAATAGGTGCAAAGAATAAAGTTAATTTTTTAAGCTTAACCAGGTGCGCCTCTTATTATGATTTGTTACGATACATCTCTTAAACGCTGCTGGCTCTGCAAGGAGCGCAAATCTTTTCTTAGCTCGTGTTAACATCGTATATAGCATACAGTTATCAAGCAATTTGTAATGTGTGTTGTCAATGATACCAATGACAGTTTGAGCAGCCGATCCTTGAAGCTTATGCGTTGTTAATGCATATGCCAATTGAAGTTGTCCTAACTGAGCGAAAGAATATTCAATCATCTTCTTATCCATGTCTGGATTCATCATGGCGTGAACAACTTTCTTATCATAATCAATGCCAGTAATGTATCCAATATCTCCATTAAATGTGTTTCTTTCATAGTCATTACTGGTTTGAAGCACTTTATCTCCCACATAAAACTTCTTTGTTTTGCCATATGTAACAAACCTTGCATTGGATTTATTTTTATACAATTCTTTCTGAATTGCTACATTAAGTTCTTCTGTAGAGTTTATGCAACCTGACTTACGAGGAGAGATTACAACCACATTATCCATACCGTCTTGTTTAACACACGTCATGAACTGCTTTACAACCAAATTAAAAATATTCTCACGATTATTTCTGAAAATGTAAAACATATCATGTAGCTCTCCATGAACTTGTTTAGCACTAAAATCCTCAATTGGAGAAATTGCTCTACGCACTTTTCTAGCATCACTAAGAATACCAGACTTTTCTGCTTGTCTCATTGGCTTCGTTAATTGCACTGAATCTAACTCATCCATTTTGAGTAGATCAGAGAAAATGTTACCATATCCAATTGGTGGTAACTGCATATGATCTCCGCTAATAATAATTTTTGTACCTGGACGAATTGCCAAAAGTAACTGATAAAATAATCCTGCATTGACCATACTTGCCTCATCTAAAAGAATTACATCTATTGGCAACGAATTGTTGGCATCGTGCATAAATAAATCTACGCCTTGTGCCTCAAGCAATCTATGAATAGTTTTTGCTTCTAATCCTGTTGCTTCTTGGATTCTCTGTGCTGCTTTCGCAGATAATGCACATGCAGCAATGCTGTAATTTCTTTTCTTATAACATCTGATGATCGGCTTTAATAAAGTAGTTTTACCAGTTCCAGCTTCACCACTGATCAAGACAACATTTGTTTGTAATGCAGTATAGATACCTTTGTTTTGTTCTTCACTAAAAGTAAATCCTTCTTCTTTTTCAACTTCAGCAATAACTTGTCCAATTTCGTTTACAGTGATTATCTCTTTCTTCTTGGTAGAATTAGTATCTCTGCGTTCTTGCAACAATGCCAGTATATTCATTTCTGTGTCATGGTACTTTTTCAAACCAATTAGTTCGCCACTAACATAGATGTCTGGAGGAAAATCATTTTCAACATAATCGTCAAATATATGCAGACACTCTCCAACTGTTGTACTAACTTCTGATCGCAATGTGGCAATCGCCATATATGTATGTCCGTCACTTTCGCCAAGATTCGTTAAATAATACGTCATAAAATAATCAAGTCGATACTTAGAATCTCTCAACTCTGGACGGATCTTTAAAGCAATATCATCAACTTTCTTAAATCCAAGACCTCTGATCTTAGTTAAAATGTAAGGATTTGTGTTGATTTTATACTTTAACTTTTCTGGATCTGGCTCAGCTTCTACCAATTTCTTAATCATATTAAAAGTAATGCCATGAGGCTGTAGCATAACTACAACCTCGGAAATCACATAATTATTAATGATCTTCTCTCTGAGCTTCGCCCATGTCTTATTGCCAAGTCCTTTAATCATAGATGTATCAATCGTCTTGCATTTGCCTGCCATAACATCTTCAATGATATTTGGATATTCAGCAAGTAAACCTTCAGCAATTGATTCTTTCGCTTGTGTTTTTAAGAACATTAGCTGATCAGTCTGTGTTTTTGGAACATCTGCAACAACCGAAATCGGTTTATATTGATATTCATGATATTTTTGAGAATAAATACATGTCGCTTTTACATTATACTTTGTCCCAATATATAACTGTTGAACTTCTCCAACAAGTTTACTTGCAACATATTCTTTATCTCCTGAGTCATCAAATTTATTATCATTGTATGGACTGAATTGTGGTATCTGGTCTTTTGTACAAAACGCATAGATACCAAACATTGATTCTTCATTATAAAATATCTGATATGTAGGAATCATTTCAAACTCGCATACCTTTCCGCATGTCTGACTCTCCATTGTTTAGGCAGCACCTCATTTCCCTTTTAAATAATTTTTAAAGTAATACTCAAAATATAATCTAATAAACAGCCCAGAATATTTATTATCTGGCATGAAGAATATCGGCACATCGTATTTGAACCAGAAGCTATGCAATGATCCAATGAATGATTTCTTGTTATACTGCGTGTTGTAATTGCCATCTGCAATATCTGAATAATTGGCATTTTCAAGTAAGATAACTTTTGTCTCTGGTGCAAGACTTAGCTCTTTTTCAAATCTGGCACGATCTTTTGATAAATTGCCACTGATTTCTTCAAGACTTCCTTTACGCTCAACACATACTTTGCTGTCAAAATACATATCTCTCTGAATACCAAGCTTCTCATTTGCAGGAATCAGGAAACTGTAGTCTCCATAATTCAATGCTTTCTTTTTATGATTTACGCTTTTTCTATCGAAGTAACCTATGATGTGATCAGCCTTTTGCTCCCTTGTGTCGACCAGGATTGTCATCGAGCTGATGAGTTCTTTGATTTCCTTGTCGGTATATTTGTAAAATTGAATTATACTAATTCCTCCTTTGCGTCATTTTTAATAGTGAAATTCTTAAGCCAAAACTCAAATTTATCTGGTACATCTTTGTAGATTTTCTTTCCTGTTTTTGTATTGATCTCCCCAGTTGGTTCTTTTTTATGTTTCTTCTCAACTGATTTCAGATATAGAATATCTCCTTCATCGAATGGGTTCTTCTTATATTGGTTTGTCCACATTTTTACTTTCTGTGTTTTTCCAGAGTAAATTTCATATAACTGAATGTTAACGATGGATTTTTTAACATCAAGATCTGAAACATAATATAATCGTTTATTAACTTTTACGTTAGCATAGCTTACAATTCCGAGAACATTTCTCTGATTGTCTAATTTTTCTTTCAAAGACAATTCTCTGTATGGAATATTTTTTATAGATTCAATAAGTAATTGTTCTGAGTCTAATTGATTATAAAGTGTTTTTGTCTCATGACCATACTTCAAAAGTAAATCAGAAGAAATGTGATATTCTATCGCCTTTTCTTTGGACAATTGCTTTTTCCCATTTAATAATTCATAATATTTAACTGTTTCTAATAAGGTATTCGCATCTCCGAACTCTACAAAATAATTAATTTTAATTAATTTGTCTATCACTGTTTTATTGAGATGATTCTGCTTTAATACATTGATTACTTCTATGAATGAGCTGTATTTAGCCTGTCCTAAATCATATAGTGAATTGGCGACACCTTCTCCAAATCCTTTAATGCTTGATAAATTGGGATATATAATTTTATGTTCTTCATCAATCGTGACTTTTCTATTGTCTGCTCCAAACCGATAATCTCCCAATTTATATCCCCAAAATTTAATGGCTTCTTTTACTAGAGCATCAATTTTATCTTTCTTATTTTTTTCTTGGTAATGATTAATTGCTACTTCATAGAACATTTTCGTATAATGAGCTTTAAACCATGCCTGATAGGCAGAATCCTCAGCCATCGACCAAGCATGCGGAGAGTTGAAGGCGTACGAAGCTGATGAGTCTATAACTTCCCATATATTATTGAAATTATTAAGTTCTCCAATTTCAATTTGCCAACCATCTTTTAATCTTTCTTTCAGTTCTTTTAACTTTTCAGGATGAGCTTTATATTTTTTTTTCGAGATATTTTTAATAACTCCATACGTTTCGCCCATCTTCAATTGCAGGAAAGATAATACCTTCATAATTGACTCTTGATAAATCATAAAATGTGCTGTATCTTGTAACAACTCATCAATTTTCTTTTCGCCTGTTGAATATGGTTCACGATTTAAAAAAGTATTTAATAAAGATGCAAATCCTGGTCTAATTGCAGCAATGAAACTACTTAATTCTGCTAAATTTTGTGGCTTATATTTCTTTGCTCTATTTGTTGTCGCTTCTTTTTCACATTGGTTAACACAACAAGTAATTCCTTTTGCATAAATATCCCATGTTTTATGATCTCCTTCTATCATCTCTCTCAGTTCTTCAGATGTAGGAACCTCCATTCCTATACTGTGAAAAAATTTATATGTAAGATAAACACTATCTACAATAAGAAAATCTTCTTTTACATATCCAAATTCATCAAGATAGCCACCTTCAATGGCGGCACAAATTGTTCTTTTCCCAGTCGTTTCTGAAACAGCACTAATTAATCCTACTTCTCTACGAATATCTCCGTCGAATATAAAATGTCCACAAGCATGTACTTTTAGATTGATAGTGATTCCTTGGTACTCATTGCTTTGTTTAAATAAATCAACATATTCTTCTGGAATGTAGTCTTCAACATGAATAAAATCTTTATCTTCTTCATCAGCATATTTCAATGCTTTATTATAATCATCAAGATATTTTGAAATTCTATTTGCATCTTCTGAACTAACATCATTAGCTCCAGCATATAATTGCCATGCTGCTTTCTCTTTTAACTTTTCTATAGCCATTAACGGATAACATCCATGCTCTCCAAGAAGTTTTTTTGCAGCTTTCACAAATGGCTCCTGAGTAGCTACATTTAGGTCAATATCTGGCATCTGACCTGCTAAAACACGATCTTTTGTTAAAAAGCGTTCTGGATAAATAGGAATATCTGCATTGAATCTATCTACCGTTGTTAATCCTAGCAACTTATTTGTAATAAATGATGCAGCGCTACCTCTTGATGTGGTAGTTAATATTCCACCTTCGCAATTTACTGCATCATCTACAATTGCTTTACTTGTTAAAAAGTAATCTACAACTCCTGAATCCATAACTTGTTTTGCTTCATACCTAATTCCATCTGCCTTTTCTTTTGATTTTTCTTTTTCTTTAGCATAGGCTTTGTTTAATATTTTCTTATAAATAACACATTTACCTTCATATGTTTTATCTTTATAAACGCTTGGAATTTTAAATTTTCTGTCAAAAACAATTTCTTCGCATTCTGACACGAACACATTTGTATTCATAATAGCAGTTAAGACTTCTTCATCAGAAAGAACTCCTTGTTCTTGAAATCGCTTTATAACCGTTGTTGTGTCTGGATAATCCATATACCATCCAAATTCTTCTGGATATTCAATATGCTTGTACTTTAAAATCTGATCCCTTTTTACTGCTGTCTTATCATCAATGTAATGGCTATCAAGCCCACAAATGATCTGAATATTGTGTTCTTTTGCAAGTTTTAAGATTTTTCTGTTAAGTCTTTTTTGTGGATCAGTATTATGAGCCTGCACTTCTAAAAAGAAATTATCGCCAAAATAGTCATGTATTTTTAACCAAATGTCCTCTGCATCTTTATAATGCCAACCAGATAAGCAAGCTGATGTAACAATTACATTCTCTTTTGGAATATTAAAAAGTAATTCTAAGTCAATTCTTGGTTTGTAATAATATCCATCAATATTCGCCATAGAAAGGGCGAAGTTAATATCTTCTCTCCCTTCAGCATTTTTCGCAAGTATCATCATATGACAGTTTGCTTTGTCTTTTTCTTTTCTATCTTTCACCCAGTAGGCTTCAACAGAATGAATATATTTCAAATGCCCCTTTTCAGCCACTTTATATACTTCAAACTGGTTTCCTTGTGACCCATGCTCCCCTGAATAAAGACATTTTGCACCAAATTCATGAATACGTTTTGCATAATTTTCAATTGATTCTGCACAATCTGGAGTTGATGTATTACTAAAATCTTTATGACAATGGTAGTTTTCAAGATATAGATTTCTTCCATAATCTTCAACAGAATATGGAAATTTAAATTTTAATGTTGGGATAATTTTTGCAATTAAATCTTCATACATAATCACCCCACCTCTTCAAGTGAATCACACACTGCTTTCAGCACAAACTTTCTGCCAAAGAATCCACAATCAAGAGTAGTTACAGCACAAAATTCATCATTCATCATAGAGTGGTCTTCCATATCCTCAAATGATCCATCGTAGTTCCATTTAATGATCCACAATTTATCATTGTTACATGGTTTCAGGACAAGATGTTTATAATTGCTCATCTGACCAATGTCATAGTCGTCAATCTCTTCAATATAAACTCTTACAGGTTTAAATCCTTGTCCAGAAATACGATCAATTTTCTTAATCATGTCAACCATTTTTCTTGTGATGTCTGAAATATCAAGCATAATATCGACATCAACTGTTGTATCTTCTGGCTTATCTGGAAGAGTTTCTTCTATATAAGAGGTGAACTCAGCGAAGTTCTTTCTAGGAATTTCAATACCACTGGCAAGTTCATGTCCATTTGCTTCAGCCAACTGACTGTTATTACACATCTGTCGGAAGTCTTTTACACCAACTGCTCGCATAGATCCTGCATATGTATCTTCATTTTTCTTTAGCACAAGAATCGGCTTCTGGTATTTTTCAAGCAATTTGTTTCCAATTAACCCAGAAATACCATAATCAGTGTCGATAAAAGTTGTGATCATCTTTTTATCACTCTGAGCTTCACACTGTTCCGCAATCATTGGCATCAGCTGTGCAACCTCTTCATTTTGGTCTTCTTTGCATTGCTTTAACTGTTTAATATATCCTCGTAACTTTTTATTGTCGTCTTCAAGGAAAGCATTTAGGGCAATTTCATTCTGATCCATTCTGTTTGCAGCATTAACCAACGGTGCAATACTAAAAGCAACTGCTGTGCTGTTGAATTCAAATCCACCAATAATCTTCTTAATCGCAGGATTTCTAATTTCTTTCAAAGCTTCGGATACAATGTAACGATTCTCCATTACTCTCATATCCATCATATCTGCAATCAGCCCAACACCTGCTAGATCGACCAAATCATCTGCATAATCTGTACCATTCTGCTCATCAATATACTTGCAAAACTTCCAAACAACACCTGCGCCAGATAGCTGTGGATTTTCATATTCTCTCTGAGAAGAAACTAATGTGCAATAGTTGTCATAAGGAACATCTGGATCGATGGCATGGTGGTCTAACACAATCACATCAACTCCTGTTTCTTTTAAATCCTTATACTGAGTCTCGTCTTTATCCAAACTATCAACGACAATCAGTAAATCATACCCATAAAACTTAGCAATGTCCTGATTTGCTAATCCATGCTGTTTGCCTCGGTTAATGTATACATCTACTGGATTTTCTGTCATGTTTTTTAAATGTCGTGTCATAATAGTTCCCGCTGCAACTCCGTCAGTATCTGTGTCAAAATGTACTGCAATACGTTTATCTTTGTATACTGCATCTACCAAAAGCTTATATGCTTTATCAATATTTTTTAAGTCATCAAGAGAAAGTAAATCATCTTCCGTAGGATTTAGAAAATGCTCTGGATCGTCAATACCACGCTCCTGCATGATAATTTCAAACACCTCATCTTCAAAAAGTCCTCTGCAATCGTTCAAAATGTTATATTTCTTCTTCGACGTCTTCATCCCCTATCATTTTTATTTCGTTTTCTAATATGTAATTTAACTTTTCTTTTCCCATATCGGACGGTGATACCTTATTGGAATACTCTCTTAAATTAAAGTCCCAGTATCCTAACTCAATCTCAGCAAATCTTGAGTATCCTTTTACCATGTCAATATTTCTCATAATATTCTCAATATCATAGCCAACATCATGCATAAATATTACTTTTTTAGGATTTAATTCCAATAATAATTGCACCTGTTTCTTGCTGATTGTTCCACTGCCAAGTGCCACACAGTTTCTAATTCCATATGTAAAACACTGCATTACAGATTTCTCTGCCTCAAATATCAACACAACACCGTTGGCTAAATACTGATAATTCTGAGAATATCCATATAATGTTTGAGACATTTGACACGGAACATCGTAGAAATATTTCATTTCACCATCTTCAACGTCATAGTTAAATCTTTCTTTTACACCAATTAATTGTCCTAATTGATTTCTAATCGGAATTGCGATCCCTTGAGATGATGTATCAAACCGAATGCCAAAAATTCTTTGTGCTTCAAGTGATATATTATCTTTAAGGAATCTTAAATTCCCTACATTATTGTATTTATCTAATATAGATTCATCATAAGTTTGGATTCGAACTACATTGTGATTTCTAATCCTTTCATAAAATCCGCCAAAAATACCTTGTCTATCAAAGAAATCATAGTAATCAGTAATCCCTAAGATGTTTTTAACAACTCCTAAAACCTCTGCAAAATCAACTCCACGTTGCTGCATAATATATGAGAACAAATCTTTTTGGATTGCTCTAGCATAATCATGCACAAACAACGCTTTGTTATTTTTCAGATTGATTACTATAGACTTCTTTGAAGAAGTTTCATCTCGACCAAATGACATATATGTGTTTCTGATCACTACATGACAATAATCAAAATGCTCCAAGACTTCTCTTATTTTTTCAGGATTAGACAATAGTTCTTTTTTTATATTGTCTAACATATATCACACCGCACATTTTAATTATTTGATCTCTCCATGTTTAAATCTTGCCTGCGCAACCTCTCTAAAGATACAATGATCACCATCGAATTTAAGTAGATAACCAACTCCTGTATCTGATGAGTTTGAACCGCTTCGACATTTCTCAACAAATAAAGCTCTCCATACCGCAGTGCGGTCAGGATGATATTCCTCCTCAATCCATTTATCATTAACTTTTTTTAGCCTAAATGGACGACAATAGAATTTACTCTTTTCATCAAGTTCTTCGTCATATACAGTCCTCATCAAGAAAAGATTCTCTAATACTTCTTTGATCTGTTTAGAGTTTGAAAGAACAGAACTATCAAGAAATAGCCTTCCTCTCATATACTCTGCTAACTGCACAGATGCCAGCATGATAATGTTATATTTTTTCGCAAGTTTATCTAACTCTCGACTGTCATGAACCAAAGATAAGTCAGTACGATTGCCTTTAAAATCTCCTTCTTGAATCTTAAAAGTGTCATACAACACTGTGTCATATCCATAGCGAAGTACATGCTCTCTGATTTTCTTCTTGACAACAGTCATATCAGCATCATTGATAAGTAAGAATTTCACTCTACCCTTATACTGTTCTCGCCATAACTGTTGCACGTCTTTTAGTTCTCTTCGGCTTGCATCATCAATCTGCCCAGACATCATTTTCTTCTTTGTCAGCTTAAAATAACGATTATGCTTCGCTAAAAGCCAGATCATAAACTTGACTTTAAATTTCTTTACTTTTTCTTCATTTGAAATAATTAGCACTTTCCTATCATAATTCAGTAACGCCATAAGCAAAGTAATAAACCATGTTGACTTACCTGCACTACTGAATCCGCCCATCATAGTGAGTGTTCCCTCAAGAATACCCATGATCTGTCTGGATAGAAACGGAAAGCAATTCATTTCTTCGCCATTAATATCAATCCCTGCTACATCGAAAGGAACTCCATTTTCTTCCCCCTCAACGCAAGAATCAATAAAATCATCATCAAAATCAATTTCTTCTTCTTCCAGAATCTTACTGGAATATCCCGTACCATATGTACTTAGTCTTGCATCATACCAATCCGTAACTTCCTCGGCAGTCATTCTTCTGAAAAGTGTTACTGGTACGATTTTCTTGCCGTCAATGTCTATCTCTTTGAACAGGTTAAATCCATCATCATACATCTTCAGCATAGTGTTTTCTCTATACAGAATGTCGATATACACATCAAAATTCTGTGTGTTGATAATATCTATCTGATGTTGAATAGAATCCCATCCTCCCATGTCAGTGTATCTTTTTATAGCGTTCTCAGACAGATTGGATAAAATCGTGATTTCATCCAGAGAATAGAAGCCCTGTTCACGTAATTTTTTGAGCATAGAAAAGTAAAAAAGCCCATCTTTTGTAATGAAATCGTGTTGTTCGAATGTGGTATCATCCAAAAGCAACATATCTTTAAAAAAACAACTGATTACATTTCCCTCTGCCTCCATGCGACCTTTTAATAATTTTGACGGATATTTGTCTTTAACTCCTGCAACAAAATCTGCTATTCTTTCTCACCAACTTCCGTCAAAATATCGTCAATACATCTACGAGATTTCTTTTTCTTTTTGTACTTAGTTTTTTCGGCTCCGATATTTTCATTGATCTGTTTGCTTACATCATGGTGCTTAACTGTAGCTTGTTTTCTCTGCGGAATCTTTTCGTCAGAATCCCTATAATCAACCAGACTATTTTTTAAAATTGCTGAAAAATATTTAATCTTAGCAAATTCGCTATTGTATTCTCTCCCAACAATTCTTGTTAAATATTCTTGATTGTCATGCAAGTATTCTAATATCAGCTTAAATCCGTAAATCTTGCCAAGAGCATTTACTTCCTTATTTAATACAGTGTTCGTTACCGTATAGCCGAAAATATCATAAATACAATAATATGTATCATTTCTATTTTTGCGGTTCTCCATCATTTTGTTATACTCAGCTTCTGAGCAGTAGTAGGCATTTGGTTTACCTTCTACTGCTACTTTAAAAGCTTCGTTTCTGTCTACTTTTTTGCCGCAAATTCTACATTTTACAAGCATTGCTCAGACTCCTATTTCAGCAGATCATACATTTCTTTTAACCCATCATCATCAACTTCGCTAAGTTTTCCATACTGCTTAATGATGCCTTTAACTTTTGTTTTTAAATCTGCGTCTCCACAAGTTTTATATAATTCTTTTACATGTTCTCTTAAATCTTCTGGGTAGTCATCTGATACGTCTTCATCAATGACATCTTCCATTAAATCTTCGTCAGCTTCTGTAATATCGTCTTCAATGACATCATCGATGTCTTCCTCGATCTCATCTTCTGGCTCTGGCTGAGAAGTTGGCTTTTTAGTTTTTTTAGAAAGAACTGTTTTAGATTTCTCCATTCCATCTTCTACCACTTCAATGAAATCTTCTCCCATGTTTCCTTTGTCAAATACCATATATTCAGGAACTGCATCAGAAGCAAATCTACCACCAGCATCAATTAATGTTGTTCCACGGAAATAAAGTTTTCTAATTTCATCTGTAGCATATCTCTTAGCTTTATCACCTTCACCTCTGACTTCAACATTTCTGTCAATTACACCAGTGAAAGTTACATCAAAAATATCACCAAAAGCAGATTCATAAGCACTTACAAGATTAGATGTTAACTGCTGATATCCATCTTCTTCTAAGCCACCTTTTTCTCTGATAGTTTTGAATTTTGTATGAGCAATTCCCCAAACACCGATGCCAGCATCTTCAATATCACCCATATAAGCTTTGATCATATCAGCTGTGTATCTCTGTCCTGCCTGATAACCACCCATTGCAGCATTGATAGTTTTGCATTTTTTCTGTCCTTCTTTATTGCTGATTCTGATTGTTTCTTCTTCAAACAGTGGGCAAATTTCATCAACTGTATCAAAGCAAACCATCTGAATATTGTGTTTTACTGGGATGTATTCTGGTTTTCTCTTTTCGTTACGGACAATCTTGCCAGATTTATCTCTCTTGAATACTCTTTTGTTAATTAGGTATTCTTTAAGTTCGATCGCATCTTCATAAGATGTAATACGCAGAGTGTTGATGTTATCTAACATCTTTGTTCCTTTTTCAAATCCGCACTGTACGAGAAGTCCACATGACGGATCTCCATATTTTGCAATAATTACATCTCTGAATAATGTAGTCTTTCCAAACTTTTTAATGGATCTAAGATAGATTGACAGGTTTTTAATATCTGGTTTAATTTCGTTAATTACTGGTAATTCCATATGTATAATTTCTCCTTTTAAAGACAGTGTTTTGTTTCATAAATCATCAAGCGAGTAAAGAGCTAAAAGCTCTAAACTCTAATCAAATAAATCTTCATCGTCATCACTAACTGATTCTTCTGAGAATAAATCTTCATTTTCATCAATCTCTAATGCAGGTACTTCCATATCTTCTGCTGTATAAACAGTGTCCTGAACGCCTTCTTTGATACCGTTGCGTGATGGTTTAATTAGCTGATACTCTTTGACCTTATCTCCATAAGCACTTCCGCCAATCGCCTTTTGAATCTCTTCCATAGTAATGATTCCACATTCAAGGTCGTCTCTCTGTTCTTCTGAGAGCATGTCCTCTGTAAGTTCTACACGCTGAGAACCATTAATCATGTCTACGAGAATACCGTATTCCATGTATTTATCTTCATCTTCAACAATGAATTTTCTCTTTAATCCATTGGCTTTCTTGTATCCGCTTTCGTCTTTTTCTTTATCAGGAACTGGAATAACAATTGTTGTTGGAACGGCTAATTTTTTCTTTCTGCTCTGGATGTATTCAAAGACAAATCCATTAACGTAATATTTACCGTCTTCCTCAACACTTGTTTCGTCTAAGCTCTCAGCTCCAAATACAAAACTCATTGTTGCTGTAGAATATGGTTCATCATCATCTGCTGCGAGATAAATTCTGTTAGGAATTAGATTCTCATAAAATCTTTCTTTGTCATCAGAATATGAATAATCTCCACGTCCTCTGATATGGAAATTGCAATCATCATATTTGCCACTATCAATGACTTTTTTGATAAATTCTGCGTAATCCCATTCAGAGATAAACTCATGATGTCTCTTTTTGCTCTTTTCGTACTCTTTTTCAAGCTCATCTACGGACGTTAATCCAACTTCGGCAAGATCTTTATCCGTAATATCTTTACCTTCTTTGATTTTTTCTAAGGCATTTTTTAATTTGTATCTTCTTCCTGGTTTTTCTAGGTCAAAAACAAATTTTCTGAAATCTGATACTTCTTCCAGTTTTGGAGATGTTAATCTGTCTTTAAAAGGAATCTGAATTTTTTCTCCATCTTTGATTTTCTTACCACTTGAGTTGTATTCTGGTTTGGAATATGTATAGACATCACCGTGTCCATCTTCGAAACTTCCTGCATCAACAGTTAACATATGTCTACTGTCACCGCATGTCACATTAAATAACAGTCTTCTTCGTACCCAGCCTGACTTTTCATATTTTGTCTCACTGTAAGGGTGAAATTTTTCTGTGTCCTTGCTAATGCTGAGCTTTCCTGTCATTTCAAAATTCATTAAATAGAATTCCTCCTCTTGTTATTAAATTTGTTTAGTTAGTTTTTAGTTTGTAAATAAGTCATCAATTTATATCCACTGTCAACTCTGCCAAAGCCAACAGGAACAAAAAATAATTTTATCTGATCGTCTTATATTGTTATAATCGTTCTAGTATGTTTATAACAAATGCGTCAAAAAAATAATAAAAGCAAAAAGCTTTTTTGAAATTATAAGGATGGGATTAATTTATTTTTAATTTTTTTCAATTGATATTGAATTGCTTGATATGTAACACCAAGGGTATTTCCTATTTCTTCGTTCGTATACCCTTTTGCCTTTAAATTAATAATTAACCTGTCCTTATTATTTAGTATTCGCATTTGCTCATCAAAACACAAAAAGAAAATTAATTTTTTTTCATTATTTTTTTTATCAGCTAACAAAAAAGAATATTCTTTTTCGTCTTCATCTAAATCATTCATTAACTGATTGTACGATAAGGTAAGTCGTTCATCTCTTTTATCTGCAAATCTCCATCGAGTATATGCTATAATTTCTTTTTGCATACATTTATATGCATATGTAGAGAATGATTTAGCTTTGGATTCATCATAATCAATTGCTGCCTTACACAACCCAATAGCAGCGAATCCATAATAGTCATCAAAATCTTGTCTGCGGATACCGCATTTTGTCATAGCAGAGTAAATCAAATTATGATTTTGTTCTACCAATTTTCTCTGTTCGTCATTTAATTTCAACGACATTTACTCCTTTATTTACTTGTGTTTATGTAATTATCCATTGTAAAAAGGCTCCCATTGCTTAGGTGGGAATTTGTTTAATCTCCAGTCAGCAGGACAATTATGGATGATAGGACATATTTGTCTCGCTCCTCCATCCTGTAGCTCTAAAAATGGGCATTTAATGCTACAACCAAAATCATCTTTACTAAGAGTACAAATATCTTGAATTGTTTTTAGTGCAACAGCCACTGTTTCTTCCGTATACTCTCCATAATTTTTCTCACTCATAAACCTTCATCTCCTACTTTCCAAATGCTCGCCACGTAGTATCTGGATCATCTGCAATACTCCAATTATCAGGCTCTAAATCTGCAATTGTACACGTCGGAGAATCTTCTACTATTGTACATAGAGGACATTTTCTACAATTTTCATATCCGTTTACAAGATAATACTCACATGTACCCTGAATTACATGTAATGCGTTTAAAATTTCTTCAGACGTATGTAGCTTATTTTCTTTCTTCATTATATTTCTCCTTTTATTTCATAAAAACTTTTGACCCACTGAACATTGGAACAACACCAAACTCAGTATCATCAAGCCATTTTAATCCAGATTTATCAGAAAACCATAAGTCGGGCACAAAATATTCTAATTTGCTAGACGGATAATCTTTATTATTATATCTGCGTAATTCTGTGCTCTGATATATTAGATTCTGAATAATTGGCTTCAGTAGTTCTAAGTCCTCTTTCGATTCTGGATACTCTTCTCTACTTTGAAAATGATAATATAACAAATTACAAACTCCATATATATCGTCATAAAAATCGTTATCGCCAACAGTTACTACCAAGTATTTTTCATTTTTATAATCTTTACTTTCATTCATATTTCATCACTCTCCTAGCTCAATACCGCAAATTTCTTTCGCTAGTTCTCTTACTGCAACACGCTCTTCCCAAACACAATATCCATCATCTTCATCAATTGTAAGATCATTATTGTACATGAATTTCAGCAAGTCTTCTAAGGTATGAATATCTTTCTTGACTTCATTCACCTTGCCATAAAACTCTCGTTTTAGAACCGCTTTTATTTCTGATTCAGTGCGATATATCTCTTCTAAAAGAACCATATATAAACCATGCGTTATACTGTCTTGTATCATTATATATATTAGATCGCCAAGACATTTAATCTCCGTAATGATTCCAGACTTAACAGTATATGGTTCATCGTACCAAGCAAAATACACCTTATCTCCAACCTTAAAATCACACATCATACCACCTCTTTCTAGCACCAAGCCCATATAATTGCACCTATAGCACCAACAATATGTATAACACACCATATCTGAGAGAACATACTCAAGAATCTTTCATCAAACCCTTTTGGATATGATATATATAAATATTCATCTCTATTGTCATAAATCCAGTACCATATTCCAACATAAACGACACATGCTATGAAAATACTTACTAATCGGATTATCAATTTTAAATCATTCATAATTACCTCTACCATTCATTAAGCTCAAGACCACATTCATCTCTCTTGGCAAAATACTCAGATTCAACTTCATAGTGAACATCTTTATATAATTGATCATAATATGATTTCTGTAATTTGAAAAAAGCAACCTTTAAATCATCTTCATAAAACCTACCTCTTTGCCCATTTTTAATTTGCCGATAAGGATTTTCAGGGTGCTCATACACAACAGAAATTGTTTCATCATCTCCATCATATGTAGTCTCCATCGAAATACTACCATTCTTAAGAGCATGATACATAACCTGATTATCTTCAATAAACCCATATGGATGCCACTCATAATCATCTGGCGCAACAGCAGGTTCAATAACATCAAAATATTTTTCTAATTCATCTCCCGACATCACACCAAGATGCACTCTATCTACACCAAATCTAAAATTGATAACATTTTCATCTGTATCAATCTTAACAATCTCGCATACCTCGCCAAGATTATCGAAGCATCCCATTGGCTTCTTTAATTTAATCTTATGATCTGTAGTTAATTCATGAATATTGATCATGCTGCCACCTTACCTTTCTTGCTAAAATGTTCATTCCATGCATCGACCGCTTCTTGTTGATCAGCGGTTAGAGGATCATTGAATCTTTGCAGTGCTTGTACGATTCGCCCATTTTGTATTTCAATCGTCACTAACGATTTGTCTGGTTCTTTTACTCTTCTTAAGAACATAATGTGGCATTCGCCATCAATGACTCGATCTATGTAACTTGCCACACAATTATTTTGCTGCACCGCTTCGTCTTTAATGTCTTGAGTGGAGTCTGGATAAAAGAATCTCAGTCCTTTATATGTAAATTCGTATTCTTTATTAATACGGTTCTTAAAGACTTCTTCCGAAAATTCTTTTTGCAATCTTTTGTAATTTCTTGTGACAATATCCATTGTTGTTTTGAAATGTCTTGGATATCTATCAAATTTATGACTGATTGCGTCCATCATACGGGCATAATCACGCAATTCTCCGAGTAACCAATTTATACTATTGGTAGCAGCTTCAAATGTAATTATTCTATCTATATAAACAAACACATCTGCAAGATTATAGCCATAATCCTGATTTAAAGCCTCCAAAATTTTCGTAAAACGATATCTATGATTATCCTCGAAGAAATTTATTAAATATTCTTTAGTTAATGTCATATACTCTGTCTGCAAAATCGTTTGTACATAATCTGGATACATCTTATAAAAATCAACAAAATCATTACTTAACAATCGTCTATTCTTCACACCAAGACAATAATTCCTTAACCATTTTGGTACTTCATTGATTGAATATTTAAAATCTTCTGTGACTTGTTTATGTGTAAATCCTATAGCAAAGAACTGCTCACATACCGAATATTTACTTGCATATTTAAACAATGTTCCTAAATTATAATCAATGAAGCCCCATGTAGTTCTTCCCATTTCACAATTTTTTCGCCAGTTTACATATTTTAAAAACTCTGCATAATGTGGATCGGATACAAATAATTTATCCAATTCATCAGCCGAATGCCCAGACAGAATATTATTTAAAGCTTTCACTTTCTTACCACTTTTGCCATAGCAATCACCATTTGATAAATCATATTTACAAGTTTTACCATCATCCAGATGGAAAATAATAAACTTGCCTTGTTTCTCTGCCGTGATAGTGATTCAACTCCTTTCATTTTGCCTCAAATTCCTATTTCATTGTCACGTTATGCTCCCAATTATAATGCTTCATCGTCAAGTAGAAATCTGTAACATAATCGCATAAACTGTCAGAATCTCTAAACACTCTATCAGACATCTCAATCCACCAAGCATGTAATGGTTCAATATCTTTGTTCAGAATCAGTACAGGAATATGATGTTCATATGCGATCGCAATCTCCATAGACGTTCCAATGCTTTTCGGATCATTTGCATTAACAATTACAAGATCGCTGTTTCTAACAAAGTTGGTATCAAATCGCATCACTTCTTTCTCTGTATCGAATAATTTTTCTTTAAAATTATAATAATCTACAGGGTTAATAATATTCATTGGCTTGGTATCGGCACATGTTTTTTTACATCGACTGATAAGTGATTTACGAATTTTTTCTCGCCACTCATTTTGTTTTGTAAACGATAAGTTTTGCATACCGCCAGCCAAATAAATCTGAAATATATTATTTTGCATTTAATTTCTCCTCCACTTTCTTCGTTAAATAATCCAAAATATCTTTATCTGTTTTAAATGCCTGAGTATCTTTCATAATCCTCTCAGCACTTAGAATACATTGATTCATCTTTTTAAAATTATCCACTGTAATATGTGAGAAGAATCTGGAATCTTCTTCGACAGAGGCAGGATTCTCACCTATCCTTGTATAATGAAATTCTTCACAGATCAGTAGCATATCTTTACTACTTGGAAATCCACCCATTCTAAATGAAAAATTAACTACATGTTGAATTACTTTTGGATTACATTTACTCTGCCAAAAATCTCCAATATGTATATCCATTATTTTCTTTCTCCTTTCACAACATATGATTCAATCAATCCTTTCCTTAGTCGGTCATTCATATCCTGAATGGCTTCCTCAATTGTTTTAAATTTACATGAACAAATATGCTCTTTTGTCAAATTAACAAATGAATATGTGCCATCGGATTTGTTCTTAAAAATAACCACCACTGATTCTTCCTCATTTGGTTTTTTGACAATGAATCGAAGTGAACCTTTTGCTGCTTTATTCGGCTTCTGTTTTTGATATTCAATACAGATATTATAATCCGTTCTTGAGCCTCTACGGACTGCATATGCCTTTTTAATCTTATGATCTTCATTGTCTGATGCAACATAATATCCTGCCGTATCATATTCTAATTGTTCAATACGCTTCGCATTATCATAAATATTGATACATCCCCAATCCCCAACTCTTGTTTGCATCATTTCTTCAATAAATTCTTTAACGGTATATTCCTTGTCAAATTTTACATCACTTTTCAACAAATTAAACATCTCTATCACCTACTTTCTTATCAAATGTTTCTTGCAAATTTAACCAGAACTGCCCATCATCAGCAAACCCATAATGGTCTGCCATTGTTTTCGCAAATTCTTTTGTAACACTTTGTGATCCGTCAATCAACCCTTGAACATAATCAACATCCATGCCAATTTTACTCGCAAGCTGATAAGGAGTCATCCTGCAAGATTCAACAAATTCTTCTAAGCATTCGCCAGGATGAAAAGCAATTTCGTCTCCAATCTTTACATACATTTTTACACCATTCCTCTCACAATTCGTTCATTTGTTGTCATCAAGAAGTTATTGATACGATCCCAGTCTGGTTCGTCTGGCAAATCAGTATTCATATAATCATAATCAAATTGATAAAGTAATCCTTCAATAAAAACATCGTATGACTGATTTGGGAAATATTCTGTATGCTCATTGTGTTTGCTAAATCTATATGTTTTATGCGTACTATTATACCCTTCTTTGATCTTTACAAGATCTTTTCCTATGTCGTCCATAGACCCAAACATTGTTCCGTTATGTAATAATTCAATACCCTGCAACAATAATCGAACTGCATGCATCATTGATTTATTAGCGTATCGTTCTGCCTTTTGCTTTTCTTTCTCTGAATCTTTATTTTTATAATACTTAAAACTCGTTCGAGTCAGACAATCGCATATATATCCTTTATATGCATGATAAACTCTCTTAGATAAAAACATATCTCTATTTTTGATCAGTTCCATACCAATATCAGATACATATAAATAGCGGTCTGGTGCAAAATATAACAGCTCTAAAAACGTAGGATTACCCTTTGCAAGCATATTGATCATCTTAATATGCGAATGTAGCACAGTATCAACATCTTTATGATCGTCGGTCTTCTCAAGATTGTTCTGATTATTATTCAACAAAATCTCTCTTTTATCACTAAGGAAAACACCACGTAAATCAATGTCAGAATCCTCTGTATTTGTTCCGTAAGCATAACTTCCACCTAGTGTGAGAAAAGCGATTTTATGAGGATAATCTCGCAAAAAATCATACTCTGTAGACGAGTTTATGTAATCTTTCACTTCTTCAATTGTCATGATCTCACCGCCTTTGCCATATGCATTATTTTTTTAATATTACCAAGTTGCCAACTTACCCATTGAATACTCTTTCCAAATTCTTTGGCTATGTATTTATGCTCAATATCATCAAGTAACATATATATAATTTTCTTCTGCTTGTCTGATAATTTGTTAAATTCTCCTTGATAATATACTGTTGTTAGTGCTTGACTCTCTATGTCATCGTTACTCACAAGCAAACTACCAATTGTTAATTCTTCTGCGTCAACTCTTTCGTCAACAGGTGCATCCAATGATTCCGCATTTCTGTTCATTTTCTCTGTTGGGCTATGCCATTTTATATAATATTTATTAATTTCTGACTGTAATACCCATCTAAAATACGTCCCAAAATTACCTTTAGACTCATCCCATTTTAATGCTGCTTTGCAAATTGCCATACGACCAAGATCCATATATGTATCAAAATCTTTAAATTTTGTAAAATACTTCTCATGCAAATGCCAAATCAAAGAATAATTATCTTCAATCAGCTTTCGCTGTTCATCATTTAGTTTCTTCACATTTCTTAGCCTCCTGTTCTTTAATAAATTGCTCTACTTCATCTGTATAATCTAACCCAAAATAATACTCTGCATGTCTTCCAGGATGAGGCACAATCATATCTATAGCATTTGGGACTTCTTTGTTTATTTCTTTATAAATATCACCACTGCATTTTAATGTACCCATTACTAAATCATGTATAGAATATTTATTTTTAATACATGGAATTGGAGGGTCGTTAAACAAGTGGCTAATAAAAGGATGTATGCTTCGTTCATTTCTTGCTTTTATATACGCTTTGTCCATCATATCTTTCATTATATGTATAGCCTTGCAAACATCTTTACTAGCCAATTCATAAACTAATGCTTTAGTAGATTCATAATATACATCATCTGTATATGTACTATTAGAATATAATTTATAAACTTCATTGCCATTTGATTTATCAATACATATGTTATCAATAGAAATTTTCTCACCGTTTTTTAATACAATTTCATCACAACACAATATTGCAGGAGATGTAATATGCATTGTTTCGATTGGCACATAATCTGTATATTCATACAAATAAGACTGCATAAGTATTTTTAAATTATAATCAAAACAATAATACATTTCATCTAACTCGTCACAATTTTTGTATTCTAAAGACTCAATTTCAGCAAACTCATCTCCCAGACAAATACCACGCACTACTTCGAACTTTCTTCTTCTATAAATTTCCACATCGGCTTCCCAATCTGGATCTCTGTTTTTACTAAAAGCAAGTTCAATTTCTCTTGTATTTTTCCTTGACATACATCACACTCCTAATACATATTTATCACATCTGAACCCAGCTGCATTTGGATGACCGCCACCACCATATTTCACAGCAAGCTCATACACATTTACTTTATCTTGTTCTGCGGATCGTAGCTGATATTCCCACATACTTCCATTGAATGAAAAACCGATAAACATATCGTATTTAGAAGCATCAATAGATTCGAAGAAATCAGAATTGATTAACGCTCTGTTGATTGCATAGACTTTATGTCCCTCAAATATGGTTTCAAAACCATATGCTCTAAGATATTGTTCTGCATTTGCTGCTAAATACTCAATAATTGATAAGCCATCTGCTATCATATCACCAATAATTTTTGCTGCTTCATAAATTCCTTGATCTTTATTTAACGTGTTTAGCAATGGACTTAACGCATCAAAATCATACGATTCAAATGCATAGTGAAATGCTTTTACGAATTGTTTTGACGTTTCACCAAAATAAAATGTATCCCACATGGCTGTATATTCTGCCAGTTTTGGATAATCTGCTTTATATTTATATATATTGAGTAATCTTTTTACATTTTTCTCATCCGTCCTCTCAATTTGCTCCCAATTTTCATCACACATATATTTAAAATATAACCATGTCAAATTCGCTCCTGAAATACCCGCTCCAGTAATTCTGATTCCTTTTACATCACACTTGAAATCTTTATACGCTTCAATCGTAGACTGATGATGGTCGATCCAAAATACATTCTTTGTAATACTGAGCAACTGCCACATCTCTTCTGGCTCAATACTGTAGTCTACAATAAACACAAATTCATCCTGCTCAATGTCATGAAACGGGAATTTCATGCCGTAATTAATTTTTCGGAAGTCTTCTGGTTTAAACTCTAAACCTCGCTGTTCGCAAGCTTTTCTGACATAGAAACCAGATACGATGCCGTCCTGATCAACATGATAAAAACATTTCATTCTTCTTTACCCCTTTCGTTTATTCATTAAGTTAAGAAAATCTGCAACATCCTGCATAGCATGTACGCCAGAATATACTTTAATACGATTTTCTTTCAATAAATTTTCGACTGCTTTTAAACTGTGGCTCATCTGCTTAGATTCTTTATTCTTTTGTTCCTGATAGAGATTAAGAAAGATCACTTTATCTGGTCGCTTATGAGAATCATCAACTACTTCTGCAATACTGTATACTCCTTTAATACCATTCGTAATGCCATACAGAACATAGTCAGATTCTTCTCTTTCCTTGACTTCCCGCAGTCGGTCTTCTTCACTCCAATTTTTTACGATTGGATTATAATAATCACAATCCAACATCTTCTGTAGCTGGTCTCTCCACTTCCATCCAGAGCATGTTCCGCCTAAAAACACTTTCATTCTTCTTTCTCCTTCACCTTTGCTTTTGATTGATTTGGCTTTTTAACCGATTCAACATATATTTCCCAGTCATCTGCATATACATCTTCCGCAAGAGGTATCCAAACTTCTGCGTTTTCTTTATCAAATAAAAAAATAATTGAATCTGGCTTATATTCACCCATATCATTACACTCAAAATAAACATTAGTTAATTCTGACGAATAAATTTTCAAATACTTTTCCTTTCCCCAAATGCCTCTTCTTATAGTAGTTTTGTCTTTTTTTATTGCGATCATTGCTTTTATAAAATTCAATTAATTATTCACCTCTTCCTTTTACTGTTAAAATCCCATCCTTGCTCAACCCAATCATTTGCGAAAATATCCTCTTGTGTAGGCAACCATCCCAATGTTATAACTCCATTTTGGTCTCTACATAAGAGTGGTTTCATTTTATATTTTTTATCAAATGGAATAATCTCATTTAATTCTTCTTCGCACATCATAAACACATAATCATAAGTTGTTCGTGTCTTCTTCCACGAACTACGACGATACAATTGCCTTGGATTAATTTCCATATTTTGCATCATCATTTCAAACGACATTCCTTGTTTCTTTTTTGCCATTGGCATTATTTCTCCTTTACAATCTTAACTTTATAACCAAGTTCCTTTTCAATTTCTGCAACCGTCATTTCTTTTGGCGGTGATAAACTCATATTTAAACTATCAATATCAGATTCCATATTCCAAACGCTTCTGTAGATCAATCGTCCAGTCAAAATACAAATTGCTTTCTTAACTTCGTCTGCCGTCGGTGGATAATGATCTAATGATGAAATAATATGTTTGTAATTTTCTTCATTCAATAAAACACGTTTAGAATCGAGGGATGTATTCTCTTCTTCCCGTGATTCAATATATAAGAAGTTGTTCATTATATCTCTCCTTTCTCAATTTCTTCTTTAATAATTCTATATGTAAGAGCCTCATCAGACTCTTTGTCATTAATTCCATTTCTTTCTAACAGCCTGTCCAATTCACTGGGACTCAGCCGATCAAAGAATCGTTTTATTTCCTGTTTACGTTCTTGTCTTGTTTTCATAATTTTCCTTTATTTTTTATAGTTGTCAAACCAATTCATAAGCATCTGATCCAGCAATCTAGTTTTGTACCTATGTTATTTTTATAGTTGTCAAACCCCAAATAACATAAATCCGACAATATAACATAGATTTTAGTGAGTGCTATAGTAAGCCTCACTTTTGGCGTACTCAATATTATTTGAGCAGAATATTTTATATATTCCCAAAACACACCAAGTATTTTAAAATTTTTATTTTGTTTCTTAGCCATATCTACTTCACTACCTTACCATCTGGCATTATAAATTCCCAATACCCATCACTATTTTCAACTTCTTTTGGCTCTTCTTTATCTATTTTCTCCATCAACTTCTGCGCTCGTTCAATATCTTCTTTTGTCCAATTTTCTACTTCGTCAATCAAACCTTGCAAAAACTTCAATGATTCTTGTTTACTCATGAGTCTTATTCCTCACATTTTCTACCATATAGTAAGAATCCAAGATCTCGTATTCTACCTATCTTACGATCATCCTTGTTTTCAAAAAATTCTAAAGAGTAAATATCACGATTAGAGATGTTTACTGGTTTGTCAAATTTAACGGTCATATATCTATACCCATATCTACGACCAATCTCATCTGTTCCGATGCGAGTAATTGTACCTTTGTCGTTATTTCTAACCAAACCTCCTTTAGCCGCTGGCTTCATTCTATAAATATAAACTCTATCTCCGACCTTTAGCATTTACTTACCTTCCATTTCTTCATAAAGCTCTCTAAATTTTCTAAAATCATCCGCACTACCACCATTGTCTGGATGACTTTTCTTCATTGCATACTTCACTGCATCCTTAACATCTGAACGAGTTTCTTCCTTATTATATGTACCATTTTCTTTGTCGTTCGCATCAGCCATGAATGACATTTTATCTAAGATCAGATTTACATTTGTCTGTCTCATCCGATCTAACTTTCTTTCATATCTTAGAAATACAATCACTCCAACGATACAAAACCCAATGGCAAACTCAATATTAGCTCCCATATTAATCACCTCCCTTTACATAAAACTCAGATTTTACTCTATTACATATCTTTTCTCACAACCACATTTCTTGCAGCGATAAACTTTTTCACACTTATAAGGCTTAGTTGATTTATTGCTCCAATATATATCTGAATCAAATATCTGTTCCAAATCATGTTTGCAGAAACAAGATCTTATATACCAAATTAATTTTCTCATTCATTATCATCCTCTTCTGGTCTTAACATAATACCAAGACCCGTACACATTCCAGTAAGTTTCTTATCCATTGCCTTAATTCTTTTGTAATTGTAATAGGTCATATATGGTACTCCAACACCAATTGCTACGATTACCATAAACGCCAATACCCAAATTATGTAAAATAAAACGTCCATTTTATCTTTCTCCTTTTCTTCGATCTCTTTCTATTTTTCTGAGATACCTTCTTTGTTTTTCGACCACATTAAATGCAAAATCATCTATGTGTCCATACGATGCGAAGTTTCGTGCCATTGTCAAATCCCCATAAATCTTATGATATGTTTCGTTTTTGACCATTTCTTTTCTGCAATAATACAATGCGTTACATAATGTTGTTAGCTCTGTTGCATCCAATCTAATGATCGCCTCACTATCTTCTTTGGAAAGATTTAAAATCTGCATATCAACAACTCCTTTCTGTCTACTACTATCTCCTAAAATCAAACCACCATACTGTGTAAAAATTCTTCTGAAAATATGTATCGTCTCCGTCATCAAGTTCTGTAAAATATTTTCTGCCTCGTTCCTTAACATCGTCTTCATTGAAATAACTATATGCCCATGCAGGAATTGTGTAAGATTCCTTATCTTCTAAGCAAAGATTCAACAAATCTTTGACCATCATCTGCAATTCTTCTTCATCATATCCCTGCGTCATTACGTCAAAATATGGGATATATGCCATATATGGAACCGAGTCATTTTCATCTTTTAGAACTACGACAGGAAATGTTAGATTGTAATTCATATCAGCCTTGCTCCCTTGAATTGTAAATATTATTTTTTCTTCATCGGTTGTATCGTCAGTAAGTGCAAATAGCGAAACATCTCTAAGTGCGTATCTAATATTGTTTACATCCTTTCTTCTTATGTTTTTTCTTCTTATATGGCGTACAATCACGAACATTAACCCATGACCATCTAAATGCTTCATCAAGATAAATCAAAAAGGCTGTATAAGTGTCTCCACAACTGCTAGAATCACATTTGTCTGTGCAAACTCCATACACTTTATATGGTTTTGCATGATATAAAACTTTCATAATCATTCTCCTCCAAAATAAATCCACCACTTAGTAACATTGTAATCAATTTCTTTTTCTTTTAATTTTGCAATCTTGCGATAATTGCTTTGGTATGTATCCATCTGTTCTTTAACAAGTTCATTACTTCTTAATTCAGGATATGTTGTGATCAATGCCATTCCATCACCAGCTTTAAATTCTTTGTATGTATCCTTTTCATGATTCATGTAACTCTTAACAGTCACATCAATCTTTCTCTCAAGTTGCCAATTTTGTGTTTCATACATTTTAATTTTCTGATTGACGCCTTGATTTTCATACAAGTTACTCAGTAGCAAACATAAAACTACGATGACAGCAAAGTTAATCGGAATTAACACAACATCAAAATCACCAGAGAAGCAACCTTTGTAGATTATTAAAGCAATTATGGCGATTATAAGTACCAATATCACCATTATTCATCCACCTCACAATCAACATCAAATAGATATTTCATGATACGTTTTGTACCGATTTTATTGGCAGCATCCTCTGCAATTTCCGGAGAAGTAAAATAAATGCCATTGATTGTTTGTGATGCATATAAATATGCCGTTGTTAAATCTCTATCTACAATGTCATACCTAATACAACAATGCTCATTTTCACCATCCCAAATTAGTTTTTCCGAATTATTATGTTCGTCAGCATATCTCTGCAACTCAACATTGACCTTCTGTTTTTCAATAGCAAACTCTGTATCCTTTTCAGTCTTAAATACATTACCTAAAGCTAATCTTCTCAAATCTGATGCTCTACCTTGCCATTTTGCAATACCGATCTGTCCATCATTAGTGATGTAATAATACTCATCTCCGTTCTTTAACCCACATGGATTTGTTTCTTCTTTCTGTTCTGATCTCTCGCAGAACTGCTCAAATAATGATTTAAATAAATTCTGCTGTGCTTCAGATAATTTTGAAATATCAATTGTCTTTGCTGTACCCATTTTCTTTCACCTCACTTTATGCTCCAAAGATGTATTTAATGATTCTGTCTCTTCCGATTGCTTCAATTGCATCAACTAAAACATCTTTTGATGTAAACATAACTGTACCCTGTATTTTTGTTGTAGCCCATGTATCGCAAAGAAGTCTTTTCCCGTCTTCTTCACATCGAATACAATAACAACGATTGGCAAATTCTGTGCCGTTGTGTTCCTTTGCATACCGCTCAAGTTCAACTTCTACTTTTCTTTTCTTTCTTGCAAATACTGCTTCTTCTTGTGTTTTAAATACGTTGCCTAATACCCATCTACCGTTATCGACAATGCTATTAAACCATATTGCGCTATAAATAGATCCGCTACCATCAATGTAATGATATCTTTCACCGTATTTTGGTTTCCAAACTTTAGACCCTGAATTAGTTTTTTCTTTTGGTTTCGCTCTTTCACAACATTTATCAAATAATGCTTTTATCAGATCCTGTTCTGCCTCTGGTAATACTGAAATGTCAATCATCTTTTCTGTATTCATTTCTATTCTTCCTCACTTTCAAATTCTTCAATCTCTTTCCATGCCAGAACACTTTTGTCGCTATAGTAACTTGCCTTTTTAGCTGTCGCATTTCTCCATCCACAAGAATCATGCCATGTTCTGTTTACACAACCGCCCTTTACGGTTACTAAAACATCTTTGCTATCTTCTGGCAGATCATCAGGATTCTTTCTTAAGTCATGCCATCTATACTTTTCTTTATATTCTTTTAGCTCTTTGAGTTCTCCAAGCCACTTTGCAAGTTGCTCTTGATTTAATGCATATTCAATCAATCCATCAAGTTCTTCATCATCTAGATTTGCATGACACCGTATAGCTGCTATGTATTTCTTTGTTGCCATATCATTTGCGCATTTGATAGTTTCTTCTAAATTCATTTGTCTTCTCCTCTCTAATCAATTTCTGCGATACTTTCTACAAAACAGTTGTAATAAATATATCTCTTACCTTTGTAGTCAAACTTGACATATCCACCATCATTTGTATCAATATCAATTTTCCCTTTATATTCGGCAATCTTTTTACCGTCTGCTGTATATACTGTAATGACTCTTTTCATACCGCCATTCCAATCGCTTTTCATATCAACGATTTCTCTTTTGAATCCTGCGCATCCTGTCATTGATCCTAAGCAAATCGTTGCTCCTAAAACCGTTGCCAAAATTTTCTTTCTCATTTATTTCTCTCCTTCTTCTTTATAGTAATATCCATACAAGCAGCAATCTCCAGAATCCCAAGTGTCGTAGTAATTACCATCTGAAATCGCAACCACATGATTTGCAACATTTACTAAGTAATTACCTTGTTTATGATCTTTTGCAAAACTTTCAACTGTTGGTCGTTTAGATCCTTTTCGGTTGCTAATACCTTGATAAGCAAATCCGTTATCAAATAAATATTCTTCATAACACCTTCGTTCTGATGGCATACACTGCATGTCTCTTGCATATGGTAATAAGTCGTCAAATATCGCTAACCATTCTTTATTAACAACTTTTGTTAATGCTCTGATCACGCAATCTGAATGATTATCTTTTGTATCTTTATCGTTTGGTTGATAATATCTGTAAATTTTATTTTTCATCCTCTCACTCCTTTACTTCGCTTTCTTGAAGATTATCTTTAATTTGTTGAATATAATATACCATTTCTTGCACATGGTGTCAATACAAAATCTTCAACTTCTTGAATATTTTATTTTACATCCTGTATGTAATATGCTACAATATAGATGTGGAGGTATATCATATGATAAGTTATCAACCGCTTTTCGTTACTTTAGCGAAAAAGAGTATGACAAAATCTGATTTGCGAACTGCATTAAGTATGAGTCCTGGTACTATTGCCAAGATGGCAAAACACCAATATATCAGTCTCGAAAACATTGACAAAATTTGCTTATATCTTGATTGCAAAGTTGAAGATGTTATCGAGGTCATACCAAACGATTAATCAAAAAGACTTTAACCATTTAGGTTGAGGTCTTTTTTAGTGGAAACAACAGGGATCGAACCTGTGTCGGCAATTTATATGTGATGAAAATTAAAATGTAAATAAAATACTTATATGGAGGTAGAAAAATGAATGTTTATGTATTGCCTGCTCTACCAACTGAGCTATGTTTCCATGACTGACATTATATTTCAAATGCCAGTTTTAATACAAATACTATCTGCTAATATGTAATTTTTTAAATTATTTCATCAAATCCTGAATATTGATCATAGACTTGCTATCACCAGATACTTTAGGAACCTCTCCGTTCCATTTTTCAATCCACTGCTGAATTAAGATTTTGTTTGTTAGCTGTTTCTCTAAGATTTTGTTTGCATCTGCTTCTGCTTTAGCATTAACTACCTTAGTCTCAGCATCTTTCTTGGCTTTAAGACGATTCTGCTCTGCTGTTTCTACACGTTTCTTGGCAACTGCCTCATCAGCGATCGCTTTTTCAATCTCATTACCTGCGTTCATGTCTTTGATAGTCAGCTGCACAAGCTCAACACCCTCATCTTTAAGCATATTCTGTAAATCTTTTGTAGCTAAGGCGTAGATTTCATTTTTCTTAGCACCAAGAGTATCAATCACATTGTACTGAGTAACAACTGTTTCAATACTCTTCTGTGCATAGTTGCTAATAATATTCTGCTTTAAGTTGTCAAGTGTTGTGTATCTCTTGTATACCTTAAATGCATCTTTCTGGTTAACACGAAACTTGACATTTACCTCAGCTTTTACAAACTGTGCATCTTTGGTCTGAACATTTACATTCTTAATTGATCTCTCTTCTACAGTAGTTGGAATAAGAAATACCTTATCAATTGGACTCTTGAATGTAATTCCTTCATTTAATGTCTTGCTGCTAGTTCCACTGAATGCTGACCAACGAATTCCTACGTTATTAGACGGTACATATACAATACATAATGTAAGTACCCATAATACGAATGGGATTAAAGCATATAACATTTTTTTGGATGGCTTAAAATTTTCTTCCTGAAAATCATAGCATCCAACTCCAATCAGTACGGCAGTACCAATCAATAATAATCCTCTAAATAAAAACATCAACATCTATAAAATTCCTCTACTTTCTTTGTTTTTGAGTTTAACAGATAGATTGTATTTATTTATCACAACATCATATATAGATGTTATAACCTAGTTACTAAATACACCCACCACATGAGTTAGGGCGAAAATCTTGTTCATTAATTGCTTTGAAAATTTGACGTTGAATTTCAATATCTGTTGTGATTTCATCTAACCAATATTTATTAGACTCAATCCATTCATCTTGCTTTAGTCCGTCATAATATGATTCCCATTCTACATCCCAACCCTTAAAATACCATCGTTCATATTTTTTATATGTATTCATAGATTCTGTGCGTAAGTCTTCTGGAATCTTATCTGTAGCATCTTTGCCATCAACATAAAGCTTCCATTCCCCAATACAGAGTGCAAAACCACGACCTGCCCATTTTGCTTTAACTTTCATGTTTAATCATCCAACTCCATTCCTGCCTCGATCCACATGCCAGATATAAATTTAGGCATTGGAGCAAGTTTAAATACATTCTTCTCATGCATTTCATCAATGATCTGTCTCACTGCTTTATCCTTGCATTCACCTGTTCTGATATATTCATCCAACACTTCGTATGTAAATCCAAGATTATCTTCATCTGTCTTTCCACATAACCCATCAGTAGGAGTTTTTTCGATTAACTCTGTTGGAAGTCCCAGAACTCTACCAATTGCTTTAACTTCTGTCACAGTCAGATCGGCAAGTGGAGCAAATGATCCAAATCCATCTCCGCCATAAGTCGCATATCCAACCCAATCTTCGGATAAATTGCAATTACAACTGACCCTTCCATTCATACTCTGTGCAAAAGCATATAATGTAGCCATACGGATACGAGCAGGTAAATTAGTAGCACTCTGCTTACTCCATTTACCATTTAATACGCTTGATACTTCATGCTTGATACTTAAACATGGCTCGTAGATATTAACCGTATAGTTGTCAATTCTTAAGTGATCACATAACATTCTTGAATATTCAATGTCTGACTGATCTCCCTGTGGCATCATAACACCAATAACTCGATCTTTACCTAGTGCTTCGACACATAAGGCAGCGACAACTGATGAATCTTTACCTCCTGAAATTCCTACAATGGCATTACATCCTTTACCATTAATTTCAAACCAATCTCTGATCCACTGCACTAATCTGTCTTTGGTTTCTGCTGCATTAAAACTCATGTTTTATATCTCCTTTCTTAAAATTCTCCTTCGTTTAAAACTCTTCTAATTTCCTGTAATGACTGTTCTTTTACCAATTTGCCATCTCTAAATACTGTCTCAAGCAGATTATTCATTGGAAGATTTTCTGAAGTATATCCATCTTTAAATGTCAATTTACCGTCTGATCCTGTATAGACATGACATAAACCTCTCTGAGATTTCTTAAATCCGCCATCTTTTGGATTCTTGAAAATTGGATATGGTTTGCCATCAATCTCGCAATACGTTGCTTTGATACAGCTACTAAATGTATCTCTTGTAAATGGTTTCAAAACTCCATCTTCTTCAATACACTGGAATGAGAATGATCCAACGCCAAGTGCAACATTGCTTGCTGCGAATCCATTTTTCTCTAAGATGTCATAAATCTGCTCACATCTCTGCACTGTAATTGAGTCTCCATAAATTGCTTTTACATGAGGATCTAATACTTTATATCCTTTACTATTCGTAGTTCCGCCAAACTCTTCCCATAACTTGAATACTGTTCTGGTTACTACATCTACACAATCTCCTGAATCCCCTCTTACAAGAAAACATCCATTGTGATTCATGATCTCATTCTTGAGTTTTGGAAGAATATTCTCTACAACATTCCAATAATCATAAGAATCTAACACTGCGGAGAAGCTTGTATTTGGGTAAATCTCTGTTAACAATCTTTTAATCAGTGTCTCTTCATCTCCATCAATTGCATAATTGCTACAAACTACTGCATGTTCCGTTGACGGGCTACCAAAAGCAACTGGTTCTTTCGTACAATCACAGTTATAATTTCTCTCTAAATATGGAATTGTTGGAACTGTTGCTGTATTCAAGAATGATAAACACCATCCTGCCCCTGCTTTAACCGCAGACTGTAAACATTCTTCTCCACGAAAATCGAAAGCCCCTAATGCTTTAGATTTTGGAATATCGTCATCACAAGTCATTTCATAGAACTTGTTAACAATCTGTCTGTATGTATGTCCAACAGTTGCAGCGATCATCGGATGCCACATTTCTGCGGAAATTAAACTTTCTAATGCCTGTGGTAACCATGCAAAATCTTTGTGAGTATTCTCAATACTAAACATCGGCACATGCATTGGTACTAAAGTTCCTTCAGGAAAAGCCTTAATCTCAATTGGAAGATAGCCAAGATCATATAAATCTTCGATTTTCTGTAATCCATATGTACCTTTTCCAAGAGCTGCATCCATTACTGTCTTATAAGTACCAATTGCTTTGTTTCTATATTCAAAGAAAAAATACTCATTAAAATAATCGATTAAATACTCTTTAATGAATCCTTGTAATCCAAACATTGCTACTTCATTCCATCGTTTTACTCTGCTCATACGTGGAGTAAAATAAGAAACAGATTTTGTAATACCTTTTGGTAACATTTCAGCATGAACTGCTTTGTAAAAATCAATTAATAACATTGGATTTGTCTGTTTCATAAATCTAACACCTCAACTTTCTCATGCTCTTTTGTAAAAATACTACGTGTCGTATACACTTTTTTAAACAAACTATCTTCCTTTAATAATTCGCCATCAAGAATTGTATTTTCACAGTGACTAACATATAAATACATATCTTTACAACCGTATTTGTTTAATTCTTTTGATCCATAATAGAATGTGCCACCCTTACTACAAATATCATCAATCATAAGGATTGCCGTATTTTCGTCTAATTTATCTGTATCTCCATGAATCTCAATACCAAGAATTTCTCCTGTCTTCCAATCACGATTTTTAATTCCATAGACAATCGGATAATCATCTGATACAAATTCAGAATATCTTTTTAGTGATCCGCTATCTGGGAAATAAATTACAAGATTTCTTGATGGTTCTGCTTTAAGGACTTTACTACAAGTTTGTGTAATATATGATGCTCCACGGATTACTTCTACATGATCAATCAATGCAGTAGATACATCGGAATGTGGATCAGTTACAATAACTCTTACAAATCCAAGACTATTAATAATTTCTGCAAAATATTTTAATGTAAAGCATTCGCTTGGCTCTTTTACTCTGTCAAATCTTGCATTTGGTATATACGGCATCACTAATGCTTGTTGTAACCACGGAAAATGTTCTTTAATATTTTTAGAAATACACAACAAGGAAAACAACTCTTTATCTGACTCATATAACCATGTGATATACGCTGTCTTGTTTTCTATGATTTCTTGAGATATCACACCTAACGAAAAATCAATTTTTTGCGTTCCATCTGGAAAAGATTCTGGAACAACTGGGACTCCATTAATACTAATCATTCTTTATCACCCCTTTATTCATTAATTACTTCAATTTGACACATTTTCATTGCTTCGAGTGCGTTCTTGTGACTCTCTGGAGTTACACCAGCACAGCAGGAAGCATCTACGATAATCTTTGCTTCTGGTAACGCTGCTTTTAATAACATTGCGTTTGAAATTACACAAATATCTGTACAAAGACCGATTAATGTAATACTTTTAATTATTTCTTTTTGCTCTTTGTGTAATAAACAATAATCAAAAAACAAGTCGGTAGACCCAAAAGACATTTTATGATAGTCATTCAAACCATTATATTCCCATCCATTTGTCTGCAAAGCTTGTTGTACGTCTGGATGGAGCTGCCACCCATTGGTACCAAGAAGACAATGTTCTACTGGTAATTTTTCACCTTCCTGTGTTGATAGATAATCTTCAAAATGAGTATCATATGTTGTAATAAGACGCCCATCGAACGAATTTATCTTCTCAACAACTTTGGGAACAATTTCCTGTGCTTCTTTGGTTCCAAGGCTTCCGTCGATAAAATCATTCTGCATATCGACGACAACCAATAATTTATTAACGTCCATTGTTTTCTCCTTCCATTAAATTACTGTTTTATTAATCAAATAATCCATACCCAAAGTGCTGTCTCAGTTCATCATTCCAACTATTAATCGATTCAACTTTTGGCTCTTGGACAAGCTTATATCGAAAATCTTCAGGCATAGACAGTGCGATAAAATTCATAATAAGTTTTGCACAATCTTTCCTTTCTTCAATATAATACACGCCATCTTCTTTATAGAAATCAACCTCTTTAAAACACCCAGAATTATTTAAAATTTCAAATGCTGTTTCGCTCATTTCTGATTCTTGATACTCTGTCCAAATCAGTCTCTCACTTCTATAACCAAGACCTAGACCCGTATAATCTTCATTGTAATTAAAAGCTACTCCTAGCTTTTTACAACTGTCTTTATACGCTTGTCGAATTTTATGAATATCATAGTTACAATCAAATAAAAAACTTTCTGATATTTTATGCCCATCTTCCGACCAGTCGCCTAATTCTAATTTATAAATCATTCCAGTCTCCTTTCTTTAAGCACCCACCCGTCAAATTTGACGGGAAGGTGTATTATCTTAATCTTCTAACGAATCAATCATTGCACGTAATTCTGCTTCTGACATCTTCTCAATAGCCTCATCCTGTTTCTTGGAAAGAGCATCAATATATTTTCTCTGTGTCAGTTTCTTATTAATACGTTCCTTCTCAGCAAGTCTCTCATTACGTTTTGTTGTAAAGATATACTTCACAATACCAATCGCAGCCGTTAATTTTGGATCAACATTTGCATCATCCAACAGACTTTCTTCTGAAGATTTAACTTCCTGATCTTTCAGATTTTTATAAACCACGTCTAAATCTTTATCAGATAAATCCCATAAATCTTCTACGGATAATTCTCCCTTTGTTGATGGGAATCTCAATTTGCTTCTTGTTGCCATTTCGAATAACTTTTCTGTTGTCATAATTTAATCTCCTTTTTATATTAAAATTTAATTTTAAGAACTCTTTCTGTTGCACCCTTGACTTTAACGATCACATCATCTCGTTTTGTAGAACTGAAGCCAATTCCTGATAACTGGTTTGGATCATCTGCGACATGCATCTTGCTTCCTAAAGCCTCGAATACTCTCTTGTGCTGTACTAATTCCTGCTTCAAAAACTCATTGAAGAATCCATTTGGAGTATCTTCATTTACACATCCGTTTAACATAAACAGATAATGTTTATGTCCAATACCTGTCTGCTCGTCCCAATAGTTAGGTGAATAACACATTACTGTTACTGGCACAAACTGATTTGTATTGATTCCCCAGATTTCTCTTGAAGATGTTGTTGATGGAAGTTTCTCTTTGATTGTGAATACTCCATCTTTTAATGTAACTGTAGCCACTGGTACGTTCTGTCCCTGTCTTAAAGGTTTATCATATTCAAATTCGTAAATCTGACCATCAAATTCAATCTCTGCTGTAAATCCTGATGTACCGTTGCTATGACAATAATTGTGTACGAAAAATTCATAATCTCCATCAACCATCTTGGATTTATCTGCCCATGTGATATTCTCTACGGCAGGTTCGCCTTTTACTGGATTAATCACATCAACATCAAGTCTACCTCGTGTTTTATGATCAACCATATGGTTAAAGAAAATATGCTGACAAGGTGTTTTACAATGTGCATCAAAATCATCTCTATTCCAATCTTTTCCTGCGTTCCACTGAATTGAAAATCTTAGGACACCATCAACTGCTCCGCCTGCGTTCTTAACTCTTTCTTTCATCTCGCTATCTGTCATATTTCCTGAGTATGCCCAACTAAAAGGATTACCCCATTTCATCATATTCTTGGCATCTTTGTTTACAGGTGCGATCAGTGAAACCATATTCTTCTTATGTCGATTTTCAAACAGAACTTCTAATTCTTTTGCGCTTGGAAGAACATTTGATACAAATTTCTCTGCACTGATCTCTTCTACTTTAGAGAATTTCTTAGGATTTACAGCGACTTCCTTGCTCATTTCATCAAAAATATCTAAGCCGCCCTGGATACGTGGTGCTGCATCACGATTACAAAACAGAATATTGTTTACTGTAATATCGTCAAGTCTTGCAAATCTACGCTGCAATGAATCCATATATCCTAAATCGGTTACAGTTTTCTTTGCATCTTCAAGCATTTTCTTCGTAAAAATTGCCTTTGGTCGTTTGTAATTTGCAGGAGCTACAACATTTTCATAAGCTTTTACTGCATTATCTAAATCCATACCTTCGCTGATATTCACAAGCAATGTACCAATACTATGGTTTCTAATACGACCAATTACATCTCCGATAGTCATTGCTTTTGCCCATGCGTATGTATCTTTTTCTTCATCAGACAAAGCATCATATTCTCGCTGATATTTTCTAAAGTCTTTTAAGACTCTTTCCCATTCCTGTCCTCTGTAAAGAGTATTTGAAGCGATCAGTTCTAATACGGTATCAACAGCTTCTTCTGTAATCTCATCGAGTGATCTTTTAAACACATTCTTTCGATCTCTGACTTTTGCTTTTGCTGTAGGAATATCGGATTTTCTCTCTAGTAATCTCTCTGGAATCGGTGTATACATATGAGTCCATTTAATAATCTGCTTATTTTCTGTATACTCATTTGTGGTTTTTGTACCAACTGTATTTGTAAAATGTCTCCAAATATCTTTGATTGGTTTAGATTCTACATATGTTCTCAGAGCATCAACTACTGGCTGAAATACGGCATCCTCAGTGTCGATCTCCCAGATAGTATGAATCTTGCCATCAACAATTGCCACAGCTCCACCGATTGTTTTAATAAAGTTTCGGCAATGACCACAATCGTATTCTCTTCGCTTGCGATACATCTTGTTAGTTCCTTCGGGAAAACTACTCAGATATACTTCCCAAAGTTCATCTTTATCAATATCGGTTTCATACAATGTAGAATTGTTTTTCTCTACATAATCGAGCATTTTATTTAAACGCTCTGACAATTTGTTTAAAAAATTGCTCCAGTTTTCATTCATTGGTGTGCACATAATTTATCTCCTTTTCATTTTGTTATTTAATTGCTACGAAAACGTCTTCCTGTTTTCTATCATTAATATAAATTTCCATACATTTAAGTTCTGGAAAATATTTCTTTGCTAATTTCTTAAATTCATTAGCAAGCTTTTCATCTTCTGGTGCATAATGTAATTTGTCATCTAAAAAGCTAGGTACTAAACGATCCACCGTTCTTCTTAAGAATTTTGCATGAGGTAAACCTTTGCGTTCCTCTTCTCTGTGCTTATCATTCTCGATGATCTCTTCCAGTTTGCATAAATTTTCTGTCACTTCAATGCAGCTACTTGGATATTTCACATATTTGTTTGTCCAGAAGTCAACAGCATCATGGGCGCCTGCGTTACCAAACAGGTATTTTAATACACAAGTCTTGAAACCTTCTTCTCTGTTAAATCTGTCGAATCTGCTTGTATAAGCAACAGTTTCAGTACCACAGTTCCAAACCACCTTAACCATACCTCTGTAAAATTTAGCCTTAGTTACTGGTTTACCACCTCTTTCGAGTGGCTTACCATTACTATCTAAAACAGGTTCCCTAACTGTCATCTCTTTGTCTACATAAATAACTTTTTTGATTTTGTCTTTTAATTTTTCTGTATTCATATCTTTCTCCTCTTCGTTTCCTGTAAGTTCACTCATGATTTCATCCAATTTTTCTGGCGCAAATGTTAAAGTTGCACTCATTTCACCATTCCAATCAATATGTGTTGGTGCATAAGGACTCAACCCACGGTCGTCATGTATCATCCACGATTTCCCTGTGGTTGAAAGCTCACCAGCCTCATTCTTTATTGGTTCTGACGTTGCAGTAATTGGTTTTTGTTGATAGTGTGACAGAGCAGACACTCTTCTTTCTGAGAGTGACGGTATGATTAACGTGTTAACCTTTATTTGGTCAGCAGGAATCGTACCTATCTTAATCTTAAGATCCTCATCCATTGTTTCTTTTCTTGTGATTCTTCTGATTATAATGGTTGCTTCAGTCGACTTTATACTTTGTAGTCTATATCGCACTTTTTCATACCAATATGGAACAATAATATTTACTCTACCATCTCTATACACATCCATTTCAATCGGCTCAGCATCATCAAATGTAGCATATTGCCTAGGTTGTATTGTTTTAGAAACCTTTCCATGTGGCTTTATCATATAAGTTTCGGTTATTGGAAGATTTCCTTTGAATTCTACTGTTTCAATTTTAAACATCGCATATACATCATCATTCTCTACTTCAACAACATCTCCTACATTAAATGGTGCCATACCATCTCGTGGATTATATTTAATTATTTTGCCATTCATACTGTTTTGTATCCAAACGCCCGTTTTATTTTCATCCATATAATTCTCCTGTCTAATGTATCAATTTGTTACTTTACATTTTTCATGGTATCGACATTCATCGACACTCAATACCTGCGTACCCATCTCGAGTACCAAGGCGGTACTGGAGTTTATCTCCTTTCTAGCATAATATTTACATTTTAATTTTGCACAAATGCCTGTGCGAGTCATCATATATAATAAGGAAGAAACTCTACCCGATTATATTCTGGATCAGCTCATAATAATTTGTTCTGCCGACATAAGGTTTATGCTCTGCATCTTTTAATTCTTTCTTCAAAGTACATATGTCTTTCTGATTATCCATGCAATTCTGCATCACTTCTATGTATCGAATACAATTCTTGATCTTTCTATGCAATTCTTGTAAGGTTTTAAGATACCCAACAATCACGGCACGTTTCGCAGCATCAATCTTTTTAAACTCAATTGCATGAAGAATATCACTTCTTGCAGAATCGGCATATGATAATGCCTGTTCTAACTCAAACTTCTTTTCTCCTAATTGATCTGAGTCATATGCTAAAAGCCCTACTATAGCTCTTTCCTCAGTCTCTATGTTGTCGATCAATGTATTATCACATTCCCAGTCCATAAAGCAATTTCCATTACCTTTACGCATTATTTCGCTAGATTCCATAGGTTTTCCAACTTTACCTAGCTCAATTTCTCTGGCATGAAATCCGTCTTTCATCCACGTATATTTATGCTTCAAACCTAAAATGTGCTTTGCTTGCTTAGAGGTAAATTGAGTAGCTTCAGACTTACGATTATCACGAACGTATTTATTTCTTGCATGATCTCTTTTCACATAGAATTCTCCATTCGTAATTATGTATTTCATACATCACTCCTGTATTTAATTGTAGTTTTTTGGAAAAATTTTCATGTTGACGAACATGTTTAGAATTGTTATAATGATTTTAAGGATATTATTATCCTTTCAGATTAAACAATTCTAAATATCAAATTCGATTTTCTATCGTGCTGCCAACACGGTAGATTCAAAAAATCTTTTTTTGTTATCTATGATTTGTTTAGTTGAAATTTTTAGTTTGTGTGAAAGTAGAAGTTTTACCAAAGACTTCTGCTTTCTTTTTTATTGTCTGTATTTTTATTCCAACATTGTATCTCTCTTTGTATGTAAATTGCAGGCATTTGATTATGTCAAATATGTCGTCCTGCCTAATATGAGAGAACAAATTCTCATCTTGAATAAATTCGATCCAATGATATGAAAGATCTTTATCTTTGCCATAGATTTTCATCTTTCTATCATCTGCTCGAATCTTATATTCACTCAGAAACCACGATGACATTTCTGATGAGTGTAAATCAAGTACATCAATATGCATTTGATTTGATTGATTCGCTGCTAACATTTCTAATATTTGATTGTCCATACATATACCTTCCTTTATTCTGCCATGATTTGATGTACACGATAATTCTTATAGTCCTCATCTTTATATAAATAACCAATAGTTTTACCAATTACAGTTTGACGATCACTAAATTGTTTCTTTTTTAATCTATATGATATATAATAATTATAATAAAATTTAATTGCAATTTCACTAAATTGACGTGCGATTACAGATCGTGCGATTCCTTCTTTTGATTTAATATAATACAAATCTGCAATCGCCTTGATATCCATTTTAGATTTTAAATATTGTATAAAACCAGAATTAATAACATCAATGGTTGTCAATTTTTCATAAGATAAAGTGTTACCAGTTAATTCTAATTGAGACTGCACATTAGTATATATCCTCTTTTGCTCTGCTTGATATTCTTCTGTATTATTACATTTTTTTCGTGGTATTAATACAAAATCATCATATATATTCGTATCTCCCATTTTCAATTTATATTCATTCAATGTCTCGATAAAATCTTTGGAGACTGGTTTCCCAAAAATTGTTAAATCATTTTGATTAATATCTGAGAATTTTAGATTTCTTAACTCCTTTCCATTTATCCCATTATATAAACTCACAATGTGAAATCTAGTATTCAATTTGGTATCGGCTGATGCATTGCACGACATCAGATTCGAAATAAACGCATTTATTTTATCTGGTGTAACATAATTAACATTAACTCTATTTGAAAAATATATATCAACTGCTAATTGCAAGTTTATAAATTTATCATTAACAAATGGATTATATTTAATGTAATTTTGTTCATATGCATAAGTATATAGTTTAACGAGCTGGTCATATCTTTTTTTAATAGAATTCATACTTTTGGTTTTTTTACCTCTAGTATCTGATAATATAGCCTCTTGGATTGTACCTGGTGCATACGTTAACCCAGATTCATTGTCGTCCGCAATATCAGAATCTAATAACCAATTCCATGTTGGGCGACGTGATTCTGATACGTGAGAATCTATATAATTTTGTATCAATTCTTTATTATTCATAATATTCTCCATTTCTAGGATGCCATTGCATTCATGTACGATAACATGCCGTTTTGTATTAAAATGCCATGTCCTATTTTTAACATTAAAGATAGATCAGATATTCTTCCCCAATACTCTAAAAGATTATTCTTTGGAATTGTTCTTCCTTGCTCTAAATACACCTGTGATACCATTTTTAATCCATTGCCGGTATTTGGATAAATGGTCACATGTGTCGGTATCCAGTTCCTTAATTTTTTTGTAATTGGATACACGTTAATCTCTGTGCTCGTATTGTTACAAATATTATTAGAATAGACAATAACTGGTCTTTTCCCATGCAAGATATGGCTACCTTCGATTTTCGGCAAATCTGCAAAATATATTCCCCAAACTTGAGGATTTTGATATTTACCATATACATATTCTTTTCTTTTTCTGTTATCGTTTCCTTTTCTTTCTTTGTTAGTATATCCGTTCATTTTTACGTCCCTCAACTTTCCCCAGTTGCATTTTTTGTTTTCATGAATTAAATATACCATACTTTTTGCACCCTGTCAATAGGTGCAAGAAAGAAAGTTAATTTTTATTGTGAACAAAGAATCTCTACATTTCTTATTATAATGCTACCATAGAACAAAATCAAGATATTTTTCGAACAAATGTTCTCTTTTTGTTCGAACACTTTACTTTGTGCTTACTTGGAAGTGGGAAATACTGTCTAACTTTATGCGGCTTATCCAGTTTCCATTTCTTTTCTTCAAAATCATAGTCACAGAAATCAAGCACTTCGTCCACACATCCATCATTATATTGGTAATCCACGATAACAGGATATGTTTTATATCTCATATAACGTGATGCATTATCTGGTTTTAGCGGTGGAATCTCTGCTGAAATCCACATAAGATTCTGGTTTACTTTCTTTTCTTCCTTATTTTGTCTAATCGTATTTATCTTCATACAAAATTCTCCTTACAAAATTCTAATAATCTGCTCATAAATTGCAATCGCATTATCTTCTGGAAAGTTCTGGTTTACATGCATATGTCCAAAGAACCACTTTTTATATTTAACAGATTCTTTAATCTCTTGCAAATAATCCGTCAATATATCTGTTTTATACACTCCTGATCCTTGATCCATTTGACGTAATGCAGATGTGTATGGACTATGTGTAATTATATAATCCACTTGCGATCCATTCTGCTTCAGATTCATCATACCTTCTGTCATTTCTTCTTCTGAAGGCAACTCCTCTTTCCACCATGACGTATGATTGATCCTAAACATTTTGTCATAACCTCTGTACCACTTACTAATTCTTGGATCGTCTGGCTCTAAAATCCCATCCTGAACATCGTGAGAACTAGCTCCACCAAATGTGAAGAATCTCTTTCCCTGGATATCAAATACCTGTCCTCGCATGAGATGAAAAACAGAGCTACAAATCTTATGAATCTTTCCTCCACACCATTTCTCTACAGGATATTCGTACAGCCTATCATAATTCTCATGGTTCCCACATACAAACAAAGTAGTAAATGGTTTGTTGTCCAACCATTTCAGATTATGTCGTTCTTCTTTTGTGTCATGCCACAATCCAAAATCTCCACAAATGATTACATAATCATCCTTAGTCAGCCCTACGCCTTCAGGAAAAGAACGACTGTTTAATCGAGTCATCCAATCACCATGCGTATCTCCTGTTACAAATATCATAAAATAACTCCTTCCAGCAACTCTTTTAGTGCCTGCATATTGTCCTCATGTACTCTATCATCTTGATCTGCATCATCCTTGCCAGTCTCATAAGCACACTTGATAATCTCCATAACTCTATCATAACTCACATTAATAACATTTTCCTTTAATCCGTTAAATGCTCCGCTGATAATATCCTTATACGTCTGAGCAATATCATCGAACAATACATGTGTTTCCTCTTCTGTAATTGTAGCATATAAAAACGTCATTGCAGGACTACTATGATTCAGTAATCTCATAAGTGTATACAATACATTCTGATCATCCTTATGATCAACAAGTGTCCAGTATACAAAGTTTTTTCGCAATGTATGTGTACCAATGTTATCCTCAATTCCAACTGCCTTAGCACCTTTTTTAACAAAATCCAAAGCATTTGCTTCAGTCATGTGTCCTGATCCAGACTTACATGTTCCGAAAACATAATCATCCATTGGCACTTTGCCATCAATCTTGACATCATATTTAGTTCCTGCAACAGCTTCAAAGAAAATATCCACTGCTTCAGTTACCAAATCGTTAAAGTATACAGTTCTGAATTTCTTTGTTTTCTTTTCCTGCTTACGAGTCTTATCGTCTAATAAATCGCCCCATTTGAGTCTGACGATATCAGAGATACGATATGCTGTATTGTTTCCAATTGCAACTAAAAGATTGTTTCTGGCAGCTACATATCGTTTGTACTCTGTGTACGATTTATCAATCTGTTTTCTAAAATATGCATTAAAGGCTGCAAATTGTTTTCTGTCCTTGATCGGATACACTAAAGATGATACGCCTTTTTGTTTATTAGATCGAGTCCATTTAGGATTTCCGTCCTTGCGTCTTTTAATCTTTGTTTCAGATTCTTCTGCGTTATTATTATTTACTGTTTCAATAACTTCAAACTGTGTTGCTGCCATGATAATCTCACCTCTCTTAGTTATCCTTACACTCTCTTAATTACTTTTTCTATTTCCTGTGCCAGCAGAAAATCATTTATTGCATTTTCATCATCAGTAATCAATGTATATTTCCATACTGGGGAACCATGATACGATATATCTTCAACCTTAAATAATCCTCTTTTACCAGTGTTATTTTCTCTATGATCTGGCTCCAATAACTCTGTATGAATTCCCCAACTATCATATAGATGTCCATCGTATAGTATTTGAGCCGCAGCTATTAATATATTATATTTACTCACATCAACCTCTGTATTCACTGTTCCGTATAATTTCATTGTTCCAATCTCCTCTCTTAGTTATTGCACTGTTCACGTACTTCTGGTCTAATTTCTACCTCGATTAATTCCATAATTCTCACTCCTATTCTCTAAATTTAGACAAAAACAAAAAGAAGCCCCTAAGCTTCTCAAAATTGCCATTATTCAGTTTGCAAATCATCATCCGTCATACAGGTTCATCCTGTCATCTGCTTCTCAAAAAGCTGTCTTTCCAACGCACCGAAATCATAGTCACGATCACACTCCAAACGTGCAAGGTTCGCTACCTTGGACTTTTGTTTAGCGTTCTTCTTAGCTTGATTACGTTCCCAGTTTCGTACTGCTGCCTTCCAGTCTTGCATTTTGCTATTGCCAATCATCCAATCTTTAGCTGTGTAATAATCCACAAACTCTTCTGGATCAATTCCATTGTGTCTCTGTTGGCAATATCTGGAGACTTGCTCGCAATCAGGCGGTGTGAATCGCTTTATATTATTATTATTATATTTATTATTATTCTTTACTTTCTTTTTATGTGTCGCTTCTGCGTCGTTTTGGTGTCGTTTCTGTGTAGTTTTTTCATCTACAAAACCTTGATAAACACTGTAATTTACTATGGTTATGACTGTCTTTTTAGTGTCGCTTTTTACATGTATGATACTGTCGTTTTCCAGTGTCTTTAAAAATTTGATAACCTTTGAATTACTCCATCCCCATCGATTGCACAATCTTCTGATCGAAGTAACTACCGATCCTCGCTCAACTGTTTCTAAATTTCCATCAATGTATTTCGATTGATCATTATATCCTGCGAGAATCAATAAGTCAATCATTGCTTGTCCTCTGGCAAATGGTTTATCTTCCCACAACCAGTGATCTGTAATTTTCCGATGGAGTTTAATCCATCCTGTATTACTCATGGCATCACTCCCATCTATATTTTGAGATAAAATTCTCCTTTCACTGTTTTAAATGCTTACCTGTTAATTCATCGATTGCATAATGTGTCATAAATTCATCATAACTCATTATACGTTTTCCACAGTCACAGCATGTCATACATTTATTATATGTACAGTATTCAATAATTTCTTCATCTTGAAAATGTCCATCAAAACTATATATATCGGTTCCAGTAGCTTTAAACCTAACAGCCATTCCACGATCACTTCCACAGTGCGGACATTTTGTTATTGGTTTTCTCATTTAGCATCTCCTTCTAATTCTATCTCTTTAATTTCATTCTGTTTAATCCAACGATCAGAAATTTCCGCTAACATATTAATATACGAGATAGGGAAATTTCCATTATAAATTTCTTTTCGTTCCTTATAAAATTTCAACAACTTATCATCGCTCCAGCTTTTGAACTGATTACTCACGATATTTTCTTTCTTCATATTTTCATGTTCTCGAATCCATCGCTTGCCGATTTCTTCCAAGACTATATATTGTTCTAAAAAAGTTCTATCGTCTCTTATTCCATGTGATCTTACCTGAATGTCTAACTTTCCCTGCTCCAACAGTTCTTCGTCCGTATATTCAAACATGCACTTGTGGTCATTTAAATCCACCATCTATACCGCCTCCCATCAAAGTTTCATTTTATTCTTTGCAGATTACAATGCAAGTTGGATAACTGTAATCAAACAATTTTCTGATGGGCATTGCATTAATAATCGTGTTAACAATTTGGACTTTCCAATACCCTTTAATGTTAATATTTCCATTTTTATCACCTCAATTTCTAAATTCTAATACCATGTTCTGCCTCATATCTACACCAACAATCAAGATATCTATCTTCATCATTAATATCTAAATATTGTTCGTATTTATCCATGAGTGGATACATTTCATTATAACAAATATCTTCGTTGATAAAGCTCCAAATATCCATATAAATTGTATTATAAAAATCTTCTGGGACATAATCATATGCATCTGCACAGATGATTTCTACCTTATTACTCAATGGCAACTGACTTGCTACCAAATCAATAACTTCCTGATTCTTTTCCACTACAGTTATCTTATCTACCATTGGATCATCTTGAATCGCAAGTAAAATCAAGCCAATTCCAAGTCCACCAATAAGAACTTTCCCATGAGCATTTGTTACAAAATCTTCATTTGTTCTTTTTTCCATTGGTGTATTAGACATTAAGACACTTCCTCTATGTTCTAATCTCACATAATCTCCTGGTGCAATTCCATGACACATGGCGTATCCATCATGGTTGCTTATTGTAAAATGAGACAATTTAAAATCTCCAATCTGTCTATCTTTTAAAATTTTGCTCATATCTTCATACATATATCTATCTTCCATTTACTCTCATTCCTTCTGATCAAATATTTGTTTTATTTCAATATCCCATATTGGTTTCTTTTGTAATCTTTACTGCTACAGAATCTAATAGCTCATATTTTTCAATAATATTAGATACTTCTTCTTTTGTTAGGAGTCTCCATTCATCAGTTCCATTCTTTTTAAACTCTAGTGTATGAGAGCCACGATCTACCCATACAGGAATTCCAAATGTTACTCCAGCATATTTATCCATTAAAGCTAAACATTTATCAACTAATTTCCTATATTCTTTAGCTTCTTCTTTTCGGTTTTCCAATTTATTCATTTCAAGACAACCCCTTTTGCGTTTGTTTCATAATTATATCACACTTCTCTATTCTTCTGAAATAATTTCCACCGCAGCTTCGTAGAATCTATTGTATAAAGTTGCATTTGTTTTAATAAGCTGAGATTTAGACAGTCCATGAGCATACTCGTCCCAATTAACACCGTTTTCTGTCATCTTAGTATAGATTTTCCGATAAACAGAAGTTCCGCCTTTAGATTTATTTCCAATATGATTAGCATAGTTAGTAATCTTGATCTTCATTTCTTCCCAATCAGGCTGTGCGTTCTCTTTACGGAACTGTCGCAAAAGTTTTTCCAGTGAATTAACTAGCAGATCAGGATACTTGTCATAGCAAAGATCAATCGTTGGCACATTACCTCTCTCGCTAATATTATACTTCTCTTTGTATTCTTTTCGATCCTGTTCCCACACAATCCCATATGTGTTAGTAAGATACCTATATGCCTCTCTAAGAATATCTCTAGTAGTAGTTCCTAACTCATCAGATTCTTTTAGAATATCATTAATGATTGAATAGACGTTAGACTTCCATTCATTAAGTTTGTATTCTGCGATAACACTTTCCGTATCCACTACTGGAATATCTTTCGTAGGTTTACCGATCTGCTTATACAGTTCTTTCCGTTCGGCTTTCATTTCTTTAACGATGTCTGCTAACTGATTGAAACCTTTGATAGTAACATTGTATAATCGTTCATTGTTTCTTTCCATCTGCTTCATAAGTTCCGTCTGTTCTGTAAGAAACTGCTCCACTGTTGTTACAGGAGTTCCTGTTCTTAAATTTCCATGACGATAAGCTTTGATAACATTCCATGCCCAATCCATAAAGGCATTTGCCTTCGGTTGTTTACTCCATCTACAAATTTCCATCACGCCACGTTCACTATAAAGTGTAGTATCATACTTCTTATTATCAGTAGCCCCCAGTTTGAGGGTAACTGAATATTTATCCAGTCTATCTCTATACCTATTGTGTAAATTATCAATTGCTTTCTGTGGATCACTGTATTCCAGTGCCTCTCCGATCTGCTTTCTTGTCATCCAAATATCGTCCTCAGCACTATAAAAATCACACGTTATATCGTTGAAATTTTCCGTTTTTACTAACTGTAGGTTCATTCTTCATCTTCCTTTCTAAACTGTCTTATTTTTCTCTATACTCATTATTTTTATATAGCTGTATTCCGTAAACTAATAGAAATAAAATCAACATTTAATTCCAACTATTAGTGTGCCAATCCTAATAGAAACCTATTCTATTCCTATTAGTTCTCTATGTAATTAACACCTTACCTATTAACAATTCTATGCTTAGTTAATCATTAATTTGTGTATAATAAATTTGACAAAGAACCGACCTGCCAAATCGGTTCCTGCCAAATATTTCCGTAAAACAAAAAGAACCTTCCGTTCGGTTCTTTGCCAAAATTATTATATGGAATTATAAAATAAATGCCGTTCCTATTTTCATAATAAACCAAGTCCATAAAATAATAGTAGTTGGTTTATCAATAACATTTATTATATCCTCTAATAAGTTTGTATACTTCTTATAAGCTATTGTAGGATATTTTCCATTAATTAATATCAAAAATTCATTTGCAATCATAACTATGACTTTGAATGTAATCATTACTCCTACAAATACATCTGAATACCGAATAATCTGTTCTAATTCCATACTTCATCATCCTCACTTTCTTCATTATCATATAAGTTTTCCACTGGTGCTGTCTGCTGGAACATATCGGTTGGAGATAGATTTCTTGCTTCACACATTGCACAAAAGACTTTTAATACCTTATCCCATTCATGCTCCTGAATCCACTGTAGAAATGGTTTCTTTCCACGTTTCTTAACATCAATCTGATATTTATACTGTAAGTTCTTATACAGCTCGTTCCACATAACAGAGAACTGTGTTCCTGTAACCGCAGCTAATTTCCTAATACCAGCGTTCATCTTATTGCGATCATCCCACGTCAAAATTTCCGCTGCTAATAGCTTATTATCATTCTGTAGCTTCCGATTTTCTTCTTTGAGTTCCTTGTTTTGTGTTCTCAGATCCGTTACCATTGCAAGCTTGACATCTTCAGAGAATGATGGAAAATAGTGTTCAATAAACTGTGATTCTTTTCCAAAGTCAACTGCACCGCCTGTCTTACGGATGTTTCTAAGGTATTCTTTGATCTGTTTCTTCATCTGTTTTGCAATCGGCTTGCGTGACTGCATACACACTTCATAGAGTCCATCTTCTGTCAGAAACCAAAATGGATTAATAGTCTTTCCCGTAGAATCAATCTGACCTAAATTTGACCCGCCAACATTATTGGCGGTTAAGATTTTGGTCTTATATTTTTCCTCTGAATCAATCACCTGTAACATCATATCTGTTTTATAACTTCCATCAGGACGTTTACTATAATCAATCCATTCTGCAACATCTCTTGCCAAGAATAACGGATCTTCAATGCTTCTGTATAAGTCAATTCTTCTACCTAAAATTTCCGTTGTGTCTACAAGCTGCACACCTGCCTCTACCTGCTCTTGTTCTCTCTGCTCTTCTATCGTGATATAATCATTAATGAAAACATAATACCTCACGCTCTCGGCAAGTTTTGAAGTTTCCATTAGTAAAGATAATCTGATCAAACATTTAAGAGTAAACACCTTAGCACCCTTATAGCCGAATGAGATATTCAATCCGTTCGGATACGTTACCATGATTCTTCCCTTCTGTTTTTCCGTTGTTGCGTCCTGACCGTCAATGATCTCTTGTACTGTCTTAACTTCCATTCCATCGTCTAAAAACTCTTTGCGATACTTCGTACACAACCTCTTAACCTCGTCAACATTTCCATCAAAGAATCGTGCTACCTGTTCTGTAGTAATATAATCTCGTCCAGGAAGCCACGGGATCGGCTTGATTGTAACCTGTTTTAAAAGTTCTGTGTTCTGCACCAACTCATCCCTCTTTGCTTTGTCCAAAATTGGATCGCAAGGGATTTCCATTTCGTTTAGATTCATAATCAATTCCACCTTTCTTATGTAAAAATTTGTATTAAAAAAGACACTCTGGAATTTTCCATAAGTGTCCTAGTTACCTATATTAATTTGTATTCACTCTAATTCTAGTTCATCAATTTCTGGTGTGTCAGAATGATTCATATCAAATGATATTTTCCATTCTATCTTCCGTTCCAAAGATCGGAAAAGAACTTATAAATCCCATACAGAATAGCAACAAATGCTATAACCATTAAAATTCCATAGCCACCACCTAAGATAGCTCCTAACATATATTCCAAAGTATCCTCTGGAACGATAAATATAATTATTAATAATAAAACCAATGGCATAATTTTACTCTCCTTTGCTAAAAAATAGGCACTATTAAAAGTGCCTATTGACAATAAATTAATCGTTTTTATATATATTATTTATTATAATTTGGTCTATCAGTAACATTCAATACTTGAATAAGTGCATCTTGTAACACTTTAGAAACATTAATTCCAGAATGTTCTGCTTCATAATTTAACCAACTAGGTAATGCAACATTTCTTCTTACAGATTTTGTATCAATTTTTCTTCGATATTCTGTTGAATCAATATCAACCAATGAAATAATAGTTTCTCCTTCATCAAAAAATGTGCTTTTCGCAATATCGATATCTGTAATATTTGTTGGTTTAGGAATTTCCACCTCTCTATCTTCCATAGAAACACAAGTTAATTCCATTGCGTCTCGTGCCATTTTAATAGCATCCGACATATCTTTTCCTTCCGTTAATACATTTAAATCTGGTGCATCAATTAAATATTTTCCGTCATCGGTTTTTGTAAATAGTACAGGATATACTGCTTTCATATTTTCACCTCTATTCTTATATATGATTGCAAACAAGATTTTCCAAGGGCAGGCTGTATTATAACAGCCCGTTCCTTCTTAGAATACCTCTAGCAAGTCGTTCATCAACTTCCTTGTGCCGTGGAACTGATTCAACTTTGTTTCCTTTGATGTAGATATCATGGTTACCGCCATGTCTGTCAAAGACAAATCCGCCTGCTTTGAGCTTCTTGATTAAATCTTTCTGCTTCATTGTATTGTCTCCTTTACTTACTTATATTATACACAATATCTACACAATGTCAATAATATTTTACACACTTTTTACACAATATTATTTTAATAAAATTGACATTTAATTAGTTAATAGATCCATCTGCATTGACAAGCTTATTTTCCATTTCTTCGTTGTTGCCTGCAACATTCTGTAACACAGAATACAGTGGATCATCTGCCTTAGATAATTTTCCAATGCTTTCAGTCAACATTTCCATATCTTCTTTATAATCATCTACAAACGTGTCATAGTCCATTCCTAAAGACATATTAAATAAGATGTTTGCGATTCTTTTTACTTCATTGTCTCCCATAACTAATCACTCCTCTACAACATATTGGTTAACAAAATCTCTAATTTCTTCTATGTCTGAATCTTCCAATTCAAACCATTCACAACCACCATCTCTTAATCGCTTGTTTTTATATCGTTCATGCAATGCTGTTTCAACTTTATTATAATTTCCGACAATAACCTTGATTACATATTCTGGTTCTTCTGGAAGTTTTGTATATTCTCCGAACCTACTACTTCCTATCTGTGCTTTTCCAATCTTATAATATCCACAATTTTTCATAACGTAGATATATCCTTTTGGATTTTTCGCAACTGCTGGTGTCTTTTTAGTTATAGGTCTTACCGTATTCGAATCATGCTCTGTTTCAAATTTCCGACAATTGTGAACAAATATATCGAACTGTTGATTCATGAATTTTTCAAAATATTTGTAATAATTATCATAAATATTTTGTAATCTACATATAATCAAACCTAATGATTCACGGTCTAAAAACCCTGTATTTCCATTACATAAGACACCTTCTCCATAAACATTCATGCATTCACAATTGCTTGTTAAATGACGAACATTGTTACAACATTCATACATAAACTCGTTATCGGTAATCGATCTACCGATTAATGTTTGTGCAACGTCTTTATTAATGAACCAAAAATTATACATTCCATTAGAATAACATTGTTTATCCATAGGAAAGTTTATATAATCCATTTTTGTAAGTTCGATATCCATAATTTCCGCTCCTATTCATGTGATAAAACTTTTCTTTTAACTCAAAAAGCGATACCTATAATAGATATCGCTTTCTAAGTATTTTTATTTAATTGTTTCCGATTCTACTTATGTTCTTTATATTCCCATTGTAAAATCCATAACTCTGCAATTCCACCAACCATATATTGCGGATTAAGGTCTTTATAAGAACCACATCCAAACTTATAACAAAAGTTCTGCCATAAGTTTTTAAAATATGTTCGGCTCTTTTCCTTATACTCAGGTGATTTAGCACCACCTAAAAGATCCGCAACTCTCATTCTGGCTGTCTTAAGCAAAATCTGCTGTTGCTTATAATTGATCGTTGAATAATCAATCATAGATTTGAATGTGTCTGCACAAGATACAATACTCTCTACAGCTTCTTCAAATTTTCCAGTTGATAAAACCATTCCATTCTCAACAGGCTGTAAGTTTTCCATTGTTTCTTTGAACTTAAAATATGTATTAACTAATTTCCGTTGCACATCCCATGCAAGATCATCCGTAAATGATTTCACGATTAACAGATAACCACTTTCTGTTAAAAGCACAATATCTTGATGTAATCTTTCTGACACATACATGATGTTGTGTCGACGAATTTCGTCGGGACAAACTTTAAAGTAATCCTCGTTCTCAATTAAATGATTTCTATTCTTTCTAAAGTTTCTCCCTGCCGTTCCGTCAGGTCTTTGATGAACTCTGTCAATATCTTTGAATGTAACAACTCTCTGCCCATTCCATTCTTTGACTTGTAAATCATTTTCTCCGATCTTAATACTGTTTGTTTCCATCTTATCTAAGTCCTTTCTGTAAAAATATAATTTCCATCACTCTTGTATACTTCACAGCTTTTAGATGTTTCGGCTTTTCGTAGCTTCCGTTCTCAGGTACCTACTAAATACAAGATATTCAATTCTCAATGTGCTATTAAAACAAATTGGAATATGTGAAAATGAATATTTCCACTTGAAAGAATTGATAATTTGATATATACTCAATTTGTTCGGATTGGGTATATATCTTTCCATTCGTGGAAGATATCTTACACATTCTTTGGTGGTAAGTTCCAGCTTGCCACCTTTTTTGTTTTACAAGGTTTTAGGCGTTACAGTGTATTTCATTTCTACTCGAACGTCAATTTTCCCATCAACATACGACTGCAATAATGCTTCTGCAACATCACTATATTTTAATGAATTACACTTGCATTTCAGCTTAAAACTTTCTTGTAAGGTTTCTTCGATTTGGATCGACATTGGTTTTCTTGCCATTTCTCTCACTCCTTACAATGATATAATATCACTTTTTTAATTGCTCGTCAATAACTTTTTTAATTATTTTAAAGTAATTAAATCTGCATTTTATTATCCAACTAATTCTAAGTATCCAGCCTTTACAAGATCTTCTTTCTGTGACAGTGGTTGCGGTACATACTGCATACCCTTTTCTCTATCGTAGTCGTAATACCATACACCGTACTCCTCAATCGGTTCCAATATATGGATTGCAAGGCTAACTTCCATCACGTTAACTGCATCAACGCAAGCATTTTTCATATCTTCTAAGCTACATAATGTGTCATATTGTGGTTTTAATTTTTCCACAAAGTCCTCAAAATCTAATCTTTCGTACTCTTCTTTACTAACTTTCATTCGTTCTTACCTCGTTTCTTTCCATTAAAAAAAGGAAGATACATTTCTGCATCTTCCTAGATTACTTTGTTCTTGTATTAAATTTTCCGTTAAGCTATAAACAATAGCTAATTAAATATTCTTCCCCATACATTTTTCTGCAATTTTTCTTACAAAGTAAGGATACTTCCAACCCATGTATAAATAATATTGATAATCTTTTTCCAATGCTTCAAGGTTTTCTTTTTTGGTTTGTCTAAGATATTCTGCATCATATCCATTTCCCATACACCAATCATCAATATCCATACTATGAGATATATTATCCTTAATATCTGTCATGATATTAGTTAAATCTGGTTCTGCGATTGTTATTTGCTGATTTCCGTTATCATCATACAAATTCAGCCATTCTTCTGTATATTTTTTCCCTTTCTCATACTGAATAAATATTTGAGTACGTCCACCACATTCAAAACCATTCGTGACACAAAGATTTCCAGTTTCAAGATCTTGTCCATAATACCAACGACCTTTCTTTAATGGCATTGTGTATCCACGATAAGTCAATTTCGTAAAATTCTTATCCATATCTGGAACTCTTCTAAACTCTAGAATCATATTTTTCACTATTCCTTTCTTTGGCGACTGATCTTAAGATCAGATTTTAAGTTAACTGTTCTCGTTTATTATACACGATAATTTCCATCGTGAAAAGTAGCGAGGGCGGAATTAAACCGCCCGATAAAAGCACTCTTTTATCTACCATACGCCACCGTTTTTCCGTTCCAATACGTCACTACCATCAATCAGTAGTACAGTCATTCCGTTCATTTAAAGTAACTATTAGCTTCAATAGTCGAGTCTTTCCGTTAGGGTGTAGTCTGCTTCATTACAGACAGTAAAAGCCTTTAATTGGCTATGTAATAAACTGTGTACGGCATACAGAGAAGTTGAATAGATTAGTTGAATCTTCTTTTAAAATTTCCGTCATGCCGTTAATTGCTTCTTCTTGCGTTCTGTATTTCCGAAAAATTCCGAACGTGTTCTTGAATAATAAGAAGTATTTGTAACCATGTAAGCTATCATCAATTCCAGCGTTCGGAGGATTTTCCGTAAAGTATAACGTGTGATACTTGCGTTCTACGTGACACGCTAATGATTCCATAGTTGTTCTGCGACTCATTCTTTCCACCTACTTTCTAATCTTCTTTATATTTAAAATAAACGTCTACATTGTTCTTATCATCGTGGCTCCAACTAGATCCAACGTATTTTCCACTCATACCACAATCTTCTAAATCGTACTCACAACATAAGTCCTTGTATTCATCGGGCGTATTACAAAAAATTTCTGTTCTACCATATGTATAAGTGTTTCTTACGATCATAATTTCCACCTACTTTCTTGTATTTAACATTTTCTTTCTAAAATCTTTTATTTGTTCCATCGTTAACCATTTAGGTTTTTGTTCGTCTGTAAATGAATTCCATATTTTTTCCATCTCATCGCAATGTTTTTCAATGCTTTCTTTATATAAGTATTTCTTACAACCGTTTCCATTTCTTAAGAAGTATTCGCAATCTGCTTTTAATCTACTTAGAAACTGATAATCACGTTCTCTAAGATTCCTTGAAAATGGTTTATCGCATTTGATTTCTTGCATTACTGACTGATTTGGTTCACCACAAATATCTCCAAGTTCATCCATGTAAGCACCAGTGTATAAGTCAAGTCCATTTTTTCCATCGTTTATGTCAAAATACAGCTTTTCGTTTTCATCTTTATAGCATGGATATTCCATAAATCCACCACCAAAACCGACGAATTTTACTGTTAATGTATTTGTATTTTCCATGTTTCCACCGCCCTTCTTATAATCTTTCCATCAGTTCTACAGCAAGGATATATGCTACATATTTCCACACGTTCACATATCCGTTCAGATCTTCTAATCGACATTGCATAGCCGTGTGGATCATTCCATCGCAGAAGCCTTTACTTTTAAGTTCTGCGATAAGATCTTTCTTTGCGATCGGTGGCAAGGCTGCTACTCTAATTTTTCCAATGTCAAAAGTGTTACGTTCTTCTTTTTCGATTGTCTGAATCACTACCATGTTTGTTCTTGTCATCTTTAAAATTTCCATTTGATATACACTCCTTTGCTTTTTAATTTTCTTTATTTTTCCATTCTTTAGAACAACGAAACACAAAATAAAATGTCGTTCCGTAGTCCTCGATAGCATCTTCTGTTCTTGTTAATCCATAATTTCCAGCAACCTTGATGATATTTTTCACGACTTCCTTCCGTGTTTCAAAATAGTTTTCCAAAGTTGCTGGAATATCATATATTGCTAAGATAATTACTTGATATATATCACTGTAAAATCCATTAAGATCAAATTCTATCTTTTCAACTCTGCCAATTTGTAAGAGTTCTTGTTCTAGTTCTTGACATTTATCTAAAATTCCAAACTTCTTTGCGGTTCTTACTTCTCTTTCTTTCATGATCTTCCATCCTCCTATTCTATGCCGTTTCCAGTTCTTCTTTCTCATATTCTTCACGATCTTTATAGTACATATCCAACAGTTCTCTATACTTCTTTTCGCTGTCTGTCATGTACAATTCGTTGACACTAGACCATTCATTCAAGCCTTTTTCTAAGATCATCACGTACTTTCTTAGTTTGACTCTGCCCCATCTCATATTGTTATTTCCAATATCAAAGAAATAGTTATCAAACAGACAGCCTTCAAAACTATCTACTAAGCAATCATATAAAGTCGTGCAAAACATTTCTACCGTATCATTATCAATAATCGTTCTATAATCTTTCATAATTTCCATACCTTCTTTCTATCTGATTTTTCCATTATCTGCCACGGCTTCTACATCATCACAATAGGCGTTGCAAGGATTCCATACACAATAGCTTGTGACGTGTTTTCCTTTGCGTACACGTTTGTTATATGCAATGTAATAGTTTTTTCCATACGTTCCATGTCTACCTCCGGCAGAAACACTTTTAATAATTTCCACATAAATCGTATGCTTTACAGCACGTTCACGGATCATTTTATCGGTTAATTTTCCAGTGCTGATATACTTTACTCTATAGGCTTTTAAGTCGTACTCGTGGCGTATATAATCGTTTACAAGCTGGATGTTCTTATTCTTTGCATTGATCTTTACGATCGAATCATCGAGCTTGTTTCTAGTGCCGTGAGTATTGAATTTTACAGTTACAACTGTAGTCTCTGGATAGGCATATGATTCTTTGCGTACTTTCCAGCAATAGCCATCTGCCGTATCAATTGTGCCGTCACTGTTATAAATGCCGTTTATCGTTCTGTACGTGCTTCTTTTTGTCTTTGCGTGTACTGTATTTCCAAAGATTAAAAAAGCCGTAAATATGAGTGCTACGGCTAATAGGATCTTGATTGTTTTGTTCTGTTTTGTTCTCATTGTGTGTTTACCTTCTTTCCTAATATTCAAAATTCGGAAATAGTTCGTATAAATCTTCTTCATCTATGTATTTTCCATTAATTGTGATACTAACGGCATAGGATACAAAATATTTTCCATTATCATCTTCTAAACCATCATCATCTTCTTGTTTCCAAAAAGAAAAGCAACTACCACAAATACAAATATCTTTTGCTTCTAAATTGTTAATAAAATGCTGATTGATTTCATTAAGAACAAATTGTTCAAAATTGAAATTTTCCGCTTTTGCCAATGTGGATTTTCCCGTTAACCAGTCTGCATCTTTTCCACGTAAAGGATCAATAAGTTCTCCGTGTTCATTCTCTTGAAATATGTCAGCAGAAATCCCATGTAATTTAATTGTGTCAAGTTCTCTATATTTTTCAAAATTCATAATCATTTACCTTCTTTCTTATTCTGTATCTGTATCATCATCAAAAAATCCAACGCAAGCAAGCATATAGACAGCGGTAATCATTACCAACAACGCTTCTAATATAAAAGCTTGCGGGATCTTGATAAATGTAATAATAGCCATTGCAATTCCTACAATCGCAACGGCTATATCTGTTATAGTTGGTTTATGTAATTGTGTTTTTTCCATTGTTCTTCCTTCCTTCTTTCTTTACTCGTCAACTCTTTCTATCATGAAGTTACCACCATGATATAAGTTGAGTCCGTGATTTCCACCAGTGATATATGCATCATCAGTGATCCCATCACGTTCTATATCTTCATCTGTAATAAATACACCCATATTTCCATCAGATTCTAGTTGATCGATCGCAAGATCTAGGATTGCACCATAATCCGTTGTAGGTTCGTCAACTTCTACAAGTTCGCTAAAATAACCGAAAATCACTCTATATTTTGTCATAATATCCTTCCTTCTGCCCTTTACGGGACTTTATTTCTTTATAAGTTCAACACAATAGACAAGTCGTGTTTTGACTTGTCTATAATATTCAATCTATAAATATGCCACAAACTCTGAAAAATTAACCGTATCATATAAGTTCTTGATTTTCTCATGATACACGTTATCCAGTTCTTCTTGAGTATCTACCCACGGCATACCATTAAAAACCTTCTCAGCTTCTTGCAAGATATACTGTTTTGCTAATGGCTGTAAATCACAAACAACCGTTTCTGCTTCTTTATGTGGACAAAACGGTTCAATAAGATCCATTCTTATATTGTCTTTAATATAATCATCTAAACTTGAACCGTTCTTTTTATCATCCGATTTATTAAAAAATTCTAACAGTTGCCCAACCGTTAGAATTTTAATCTCATTGTCATCATATTCATCAGCATATAAATATTGTTCCATAATTCAAACACTCCTTTTATTTCTCTAATATGGTTTAACAATAGTTCCATAGATTGCATGGAACAAAGTATTTTCATACTTTTCATTTTCACAACCACTTAATTTTTTTAGCTGATTTCTCATATTTTCATATACTTCCTGGAATTCTGTATATGCTTTTTTAGATACTTCTAACTGTTTTTCTAATGAAACAAGATTGTCTTTTAAATCGTCAATCCTATTATTGATCTTTTCTTTAATCTGATTTACGTCATAAAGGATGGTTGTATATTGTCCATGATCGTATTTTGTTTCATGGCAGAAAATAGTATCATGTTCATATCCGCTGAGTTCAGACCATCCGCAGATTGATAATTCTGCACTATTATCTTTTGCGGTATATGTAGCACCGTCAAAATTTTTTGACATATTTTTGAATGGTGCACCATCTTTTTTGGTTGGATATGTAACTTTCTCCCATTTTTCAATTAAGCACTTTGTTCTTTCGATCTGTCTTTTGATTTCTGTCTGAATTCCATCTAAACTATAATAATTCATGATAATACCTTCTTTCTTTAATAATACATTTCCACATTTCTTTTCATTTCTTCTTGCAAGATCATTTCTTGATTATAAGATAATTCATCCCTGGTTAATCCCAAACTACCCAATGTATCAGTTGGATCTTGCATAATACAAAATTCATGATTGGCAAGTTCTTTTCGGATCATTTTTCTGAATTCATCATCTGTTTTTTTCATTTCTGAAAATGAATCTTCTAAGATCTGTTTATATTTGAATAACTTAGTTACTATGTTCTCATTTTTAAAGTAACAGAAACAAACAGTAGAAAAATACTTATATTCTTTCTTTAGTTTTTCGAATTCAGCTTCTTTCTTTTTGTCGGGTGTAAAACCACAATAATACATTGATAAATGATCATATCTTTGTGAGTAATAATTCAAAAGATAGTTATTCTTACGTTGATATTCATCATATGTTGACACTGGAAACAAAAAATCACTATCAAAAAATAGTGATTCATTTAAATGTTTTATGTAGTTTTCTTTTAATTGATAAATGTTTGTTGCTGGATGGTGTAACTGATAATCATTAGCATAATAGATATGCTTTTTATTCTTAAAAATAAGAACTGAATATCCAAAGTATTTTCCTAAATCAACAAAGAAACAATCATGTCCATTGATTGACATATGATCAAGTGCTATGTTTTTTACTTCATCATATGTTAATGATTCAATTTCTTTAATATTCATATTTGAATATCTAACAATTTCTAAAATCTGTTTGCAAGCATTGACGTAGCCACATGGAAGTATTTCATCTTTCATAATGCCACCATTAACACGCCATTTCAAATTATCAATCATCATGTCGGGATCTTTGTAAAATTCTTTCATGAATTCTTCAAATGATTCAATGTCATCATTTTTCACAAGGAAGCCTTCAACAAGATTTCTTACTTTTGTTTCGTTTGTCTTATTCATCATCATAATAATATACCTTCTTTCTTGAAATACCCGACTTACATTAAGTTATAAAAGCGGGATTTTAAATAGTTACAATAAAAAAGACACAATCTTTTTTTAGATCGTGCCTTTATAGGTTTACGCTATTCCTTCACTAAAAAACCAATCAAGAAAATCACTTGTATATGGTTTTTTGGTTAAATGAATGTCTTTTTCATTCTTTCGAATGAACGCCCAACATTCAATTTTTGTTGCAAAACCAGTTGAGTATTCGATGTCTGTTTTTTTATCGACATAGTCAATATAGTATCTCATTCTTTTCATAGTTGTTTACCTCCTAACACTACGACCAGTTTTTCAAGGCTGGATTTTTTATAAGTTCATGAATGACTATAAATAGCGGTGTCTTAGACAGTGGCATGGCGTAAAGCGAGCATACTAAGCAAAGTGTTATTTATAGCCCATCATCGACCTATAAAAGAATTATGAAATCTTAACCAGCTTTATAACTGGTTGATTCATTGTTAATCTTTGGCTATGATGTTTTATTCAAAAAAGATTTAATCAGCACATACAAGGTGTATAAAGTCTTGTTATTATGTGCTTAGTCATTCCGTACAATGTTAAGTCTATGTTGCTTCTAATAAGTGTCTACTTTTTCAACGTGGCGTGATTTTCTCAAACGAACTATGAATGCCGTTAATACTTTGGCTTAGATCCAACTAATTAATCATAGGGTTCACACGTATTTCGCTTCACTCTTTAGGGTGATGCAACCAACCCTGGTTACTTATCTTGTGTAACCAACCATTTTAGTTGTGTATAGCCGTTTGGGAAATGTGTCAAAAGAAACTTGACACCAAAGAATGATTTTTGATATACTTTAGTTGCGAAGTAAAGGTATATCAATATCTTATGAAGGTTGTTGCAATCATCACGACTGTGACAATCTTCTTTTTTCTTTACTGAAGTAACTCATATCTTAATGAGTGATGTATTAAATTGTATAGATTTTTTTCATTTTTATCAGCTCCTTTAAAAGTCTGATTATAAGTTACTTGTTAATTGATTAGCGGTTAAGTCAAGGTTTCAAGTATCGGTTGTTATCCTTGCCCTTAGTGGCTTATCTCTTAACTTGTTTATATCTTAACATATTTGTTAGGTTTTGTCAAGAACTTTTTTGTTTTATCTTGAAACCTTTTATATCTTGTGTTAAGATATAATCAATATTTATTTATGTGATATCCTTATCACAGTTATTATATTAACATATTTGTTAGGATAAGTCAAGAAAAATCTTAACATTTTTGTTAGCTACTTATTATATAGAAAAGGAAGTAAAAATATATGATTATTAATACACAAGATGATATCTTAACACTATTTAAAATGTATATGAAAAATACTAAGCATACACAAGTAGATATTTGTAAAGCATTAAATTTAAAAGATAGCGGAGTAAGTCGTACATTAAAAGGAAAAAACAGTATGACTATAAATACCCTTTTAAACTATGTAAATGCTGTTGATGGTCAGATAGTATTAGACATTATACCAAAACAAAAAGATAATACAGATAACACCAGCAAAGATCAATAATGCTGTTTACTCTGCCGTATGCACCTATAAACACTTATACAGTCGTTTAAACGTTTTAGAATATAAGTATGCAAAGATTATTTGTATTATATAGAAGGAACACGTATAAAACAGTATTATTAATATAATATATAGGTATATGTGCTATAGTACAATATGTAGCACTTATCTATGCCGTAGGTGTACTCTTATATAGTATTATGTATATGTACTATATCTATATATTATATCATAGATGTATGTTGTGTATAGTCGTATGTTATATTATTATATGCACTTATATAGTTGTTGTAGTTTGAATCTAGTTTTGCGTGGTAGTATGAGATATACTATCATGCTATGTTTGTATATGCATTTATATATGTATGATAGCTTGATCTTGTATGATTGTTATATATTAATATGTTTAGTTTGTATTTTAATTTGTGTATTTGTTGCAAGTGCTGGAAGTCTGCCAAACATCGAACACTTGTTTGCTTAGTAGTGTATCATGGTTTTATTGTGCTGTCAAGTGGTATAGATAAAAGCTATAGCAAGGTTGGTTGGTATAGAGTTGTGTTATAGGTGGGTTTTTGAGTGATAAAGAAAATATTGTTTTGCTAGTGTGGTGTGGCGTGAAGTTTTATTTTGTATTGATGGCGTGGATAGACTATCCAACACTTTTACATAATGTGTTGGATAATAGACAAGTGTTGTGTAAATAGTCGCAAAGTAGTAGTCCTATTTTGGAATACTGCGACACGTCGTAAACTATATTACATTATACAGCATCTGATACACTATCATGTAGTTTTGAATACTATGTGGAAATAGTTGGAAATTATCTGCACTCCTGATCCTGATCTACCTATAAATTATTTACAATCATTTACAAAAATTCATTTGATAAAATTATAGTATTTCAAATAGATTTATCCAGTATTTACCATAGTTTTTATATATTTATAACTATACTATGTAGGGGGTATATTTACATATTTCACAATATAGTTTTTATACTTTTTGCCTTGATGTCTTCAACACGCCAAATATCTCCCTCTCATTTTTTAATCCATTATTTTCCAATTTCTCAATCACTTCCTCCCAATTTCTTCCTTTTTCCTTAAATCCATCAAAATCCCCACTATTCCTACACTTTCACTACTTTTCTCCTATCTCATCAAAAAAACATTACGTCGTAAGTGACGTCGTTCAACTTCCCTATTTAAGCCACTTTTGATAATTACACCTTACCCAAAATGACAGATTTTTCACTTTTTGACACCTAACACACTACTTAAACCCTCATAAATACTGGCTTCAGACGACGCCACTCAAATTTTATTACCATTTTGACCAAAATCAGACCTTTTGCACACCACTTTTTTGCAAGTTTTCATTTCCAAAAACACAACTACAAACTTCTCTTCTATCCTACGTTTTCATACCGCATCTTAAGAAACCAAGAATTCATTTTTGTACCCATGCCTGACGACCTCACTTTTTTGATCGCCCAAACAGGGTGTCACCAATTTTGTAGGCAAATCAGCAGAAAGTCCAGTAATTATAAAGAGAAAAATTAATTTTAAACAACAACTACCTCTTCTCTCCCATCCCAAGTAAACAAGCAATTTATTGCGCAGTTTAGAAGAGACAGGATAAGCGTCAGCGTTCCTTCTCGACATTGCTACCGCAGGTAATATCACTTACACTCTTCCATTTCTAAGCAGATCATGTTATACTTCCATTGAGGGATTAGGCAACCCTCGGCATCTATGCCAAAACAGACACAAAAATGATATTAAGGGATTCAAGTTGATACCACCAGATAATGTATCTGCAAATGCATTATCAAAATTTATGCTCAGGGAAATTTCTCTGGGCATATTTTTTACAACTAACAATCTCTCATTGCAATAAAATATCTTACATGATATAATCATATATATGGCATTGAACAAGAACATTCAATGTATTCCATGTATCAATAAAAACAATCCCTCGCAAGGCAAAACATTTTATAAGATGGAATCCCTTGAGCTATCAACCAGATTTGTGACAGATAGTGAACACAAGCAATCTATCAATCAAACACTCAGCCTTGCAAGCAGGGATTATTTTTATGCAAAAATTTATCTCTCATTCAACCCTATCAAAAATCGCACTCTACAGATCATAAATCAATTTTACCTATCTAGCCTAACAACTCTCCATGTCATACCACAAAATCTATATTTGACGGATATACTCTTCTAAACATTGAGAATCACATATAAGTAGTAGCCACTGTTATGTCAGATAAGCAGTACCTACCATCATGCAGCAGATTTTCAAATTAGACATCTATCACAATTCATCTTAGATCTAAGGCAAAAATATCTCTTCATTATACCCTTTAAGAAATGTACTCTGAGAGAGCAAATTTCAATTCTACTATCTTACCCTAACAAATTATCGCAAGAACATATAAAATTGAAATTAGTACCCGATTTCTCATCTAAACATTGAAAATGTACACTAAGTAATTGCACACATGACCTATATCGCACACTCATACCGCATAGGGGGTACACTTTACATTGGAAAGACCATTATCTGCGCCAGTATATATTGTACATGAAAAAGTACAAGGATATTTCCTATGAAAAAATGCACCTGAGAGATCATAAATCAATTTTACACCTCTCCCCTACCAACAATACCAATTTACCAATAGAATGGAAATTCCCCCACGAAAAGCTCTTCTAAATGTACAGAATCCAGTATAAAGAAAATTACATTCTACCCAGATAAAAATATGACTAACTTCCCTCATTGCACCCGTTGACAAGGTGCAAAAAGTATGTTAAAATACCAATATGCTTAAAAAGAAAATGAAGAAAGAAAGGATATATACCGTGAAGAATACAAATGATTTTATACATAATTGCAATGAAGAGACAAAACTCTCTTTCAATTTGCCACCAGATATCACACCAGATATGATATGCCAGATAATCAATTATGGTAATCTGTGTAAATATTCTTTTAAAGAATATATGTTGGCAGATACAAGAAAAGAAATTGCAATAAAAATTCATGATTACTGGAAATATCATTCTGAGATATTATATCCAAGATCTTCAAGATCATATATGTGGTTGTACTACAATGAGATAAACAGAAAAAGATTACAGGTATTGCAAGAAGAAAATATAAAACAATTATCATATATGATCTACATGATGACAAACAAAGAAAGGAGAAATTAAAAGATGATCAATACAATTGTCAAGACAGATAACACAGATAAAAAGAAAAGACAGATGAAAGATCAAAAGAGAAAAGAGATGAGCGTCAGCGAACACGGAATTTTTTCGTTGAGTAAGCGTCAGCGACCGAAACAAAAAATAGGTAGGGAATATTTATATTCCCGTGTTTTGTATAGGTAATATGTCCTATATAGATAACACGTCTCTTATAGTTAATATTGTCGGTTGAGCGATTAAAAATTATTTGTCTAGCTATTTAGACGTGTCTATCAAATCAACACCTGTTGTACTTATGCTGAGATTTTGTCTACACACAAGTTAATAACCAAGATAGCAAAGGAGAATTATTTATGAAACAAATTAAACCCGAAGGAAAACGACAGAACTTTCATGTTATTCCACATTTTCTAATCTACAATCCAGAGTTTGGAGAAAAAAGAATATTATTTCAAATGGCGTTAGCAAACAATATGATGTTAAAATGGAATCCAGAAAAACCACCGATTCTTTATAATACAAATTTACTCGTGCGCCAAATGAGCTTTTCACAGAATTACAACTCATCAGGCATCAATGAACAAGTTAAAAAATTTATGAAATTAATTGAAGACAAAGGCTATGTTAAAAAAGTTGCATCACCAATCAAGCAGCTTACATTATATAATGTTCCGAATGAAAACACTGAAGAAAATTTATTCCTACAAAAGAAACATTACGGTATAATTTATAACTTCGAGTTCTTATACTTGCTCCGATTACATAAGACGAATTCAATGCCATATAATACCAGAATATGGAATGTATTACTCGTGTTAGCATATCTAAGATACAATATTATCATGCGAGTTTCAGAAGATTTTAATTCGAAAAAAAATAGAAAGAAAAGACCAGAAACATATGTGAAAACATATGATGATATCGGAAAGGAACTTGGATTACATCGAACTACTATTGAAAAATGTGTTAAGGTTCTTAATGAGGCAGGGATTATCTATCATGAGCAATTATTCAAAACTCTTCCTGGCACTGATAGAGTTGTATATAGTCGAATTGCTTTTACAAATAAATATAAATATGACGGAACTCAAGAATATCGCTTGGATTCCAATTACGATTATAAAAAAGAAATCGAAGAAATTAAATTACAGTTAAAACCTTACGGAGAATTTGGGAAAGCAACTAATGCTTCTTCTGATTTAGAAAACCTTGATTAATCGCTTTGTTGGCAGCATTGTGAGTAATCAAGTAAACACAAATTAAAAATTAACTAAACAATAATATACATAACGAAAGGATCTAACAAATTTTCATGACAAAACAATTAAATACAGAACTCAAAGACTTATTGGCTACTTCTGATCGTATCTCATTTGAGAACATTACACAAGAACAGTTCGCAGTCAAACTTGCAGCACAGAGACTACGCACTACTCCTTCTTCAAAGAAAAGATTAAAAAGAAATGATGGTATTCGAGCAAGAGATAGTACAACAGATTCTGTAGTCTATAAGCCAACGCATGACCAGTATTATCGTATTTTCATCAACGATATTTTAAGCAATATTCGATCAGGTGGCACTGATTATTGTTTTAAATGGTATCAAGTAAAAGAATTGCTGCGGTTTCACAAGCACACGTTGATATGCAAAATGGTCAAAGAAAGCACGAGTGCCCGTGGCATTTATTTCAAGGTATCTCTTCCCAACGATTGGCGAAAGATTGAGAAGAATATTATACCAGAACAGTAAACATGAATTACTGAAATACATAATAAACACAAATTAATAATTAAACTAAACAAATACATAAATAAGGAGACTTTTCAATGAAATCCAGAAAATTTAATAAAGAAAAATACACAGAACAGAAGGCAATGAAGAAAAAGAATCGTCCACAGCGCAGTTATAAAAGCCTTGGGACAACCATTGAGATTCCGATCAATCACAGAAAGCATAAAATTTTAGCTACTGCCCGACATAATGATGAAAACGGCAAAGAGGATGAAACATTTACAGTGACACTTTCAATTGCCAAAGAGACAGGAGATTTCCCAATCTGGCATCAGTTTGAAGATGATTTACAAATCACGGCAAAGAGATATTCTCTTAGAACTGCTCTGATGGCTAAGGTAGTTGAGCTTGAAACAGCTGGCGATCTTGATATACATATTGAATCTGCTGATACTATCTACAAGCTTCTTGAATGTGCAGGCGATTACCTAAGCGGTAAATCAAATACAGTGGAGGTGCAGTAGAATGATAGTTTTATCTACGATTCTGATTGGCGGTGCCGTACTGTTTTGCGCAGGAATGTGTCGTTCTGCTGCTACAAGAGAAATGATTACGGAAGATATTTATTGCCAGATCAAAGCAGAAAGTTTACATAAAAACGCTTTCAGGAAACCAAGAACTGAAATGGAACAGATGACAGACATGATTTTTAAAGAAAGCGAGGATGATGAGTAGAATGGCATTAGATAAACAAATTCATGTACATTCTGTGGATACAGGGCATTTTTACACAGAAAAAGAAAAGGCTTTACATAAGCAAAATATGTACATTCGACAGGAACGTGCAGCAATACATAATCAATTAAAGGATTTAGAAAAACAAGCAAAAAAGCAAGGATTTTCTGATCAGCAGATTAAAAATATCGAAGCAATTCATATGCGCAGACAAGATATTATTGACACCATATATGATAAAAACTTTAAAGAGCTAAGACAGTCTGATGATATACTTGATCAGATCCAATATTGGTCAACGCTTAAAAGTTATAAAACTTTCCCTGCGAAAGATGTCAAAGAAAAACTACTGTTAAGGCTCAAGCGGGCGGTTGATACAAATGTAAATCTTGCAAAGCATGAGCATGAAGATCGAGTAAAAATTCGATGTTTTTATGAAAAAGATTTGAATGATACAAATACTGTATCTCTGTTTGAGTCATTCTTAAGCAGGACAATTCAAGCAGAAACCGATATGTTATGCGAAGATTTAGTTATTGTCCAAGTATATTACTTCGATATTTTCAAAGATCTTTGTTTCCATGGTATGAACTACTGCGATAAAGATGGCGTAATTACAAAATATAGATACTTCACCTCTTCTGCTGGTCAGATTCGTACAAAAAAAGTTGTATTCATCAAGGAAGAAACATGGCAGAAATATGAGAAAACATTAATGTGTGGACTCACAATCGACAAAATTAATGATGAAAAACATCAAGGGAACAATGTTAACAAACACTTAGCCTACCTTGCATTGACTAATTCAGCGACTGATTTATGGGCAGATTTTGACATTGACAAATCAATCGTTGTAGATGATATGGAGACTATGGTTTCAGGACTTTTTGATTCTATTGATGATAAGACGTATGAAATTAAGAGGGTTTCTTCTTCTGTTCCAATTCCTCACATGGACGGATGCGGAATCGCAGACCCAAGTGTATTAAATGCAAATGCAATGGTGCGTATCCCTTGGATCAAAGGACTTCTTGGGAAATTTGCATTTATTGAGCTGATCAAAGAAAAAGGTTGGTCGCCAATTATTACAGATATTTACGGCAAAGAACATAATGTTATTGAAGAAGATATTAAAATCATTTTCACAAAAAGTCAGTTTAAGATGTGGAAATATTATGATTCATGGGAAGAATATAAACAATATTATCACGAATTTGGATGTACCGCAGGTTTGTGTAATGTTGAGGAAGAATACATAAAAAATGCTTCTATCAATTATCAGATGTTACAGACACTTACCGATATTACTGATGTAGAGATTGAGACATTAAGTAAAAGATCAGTCAAAAAAATCTCTACACTTTGTGATTCCGTACAGCACATGCAGAGAACCTTGGGTATTAGTCCATATAACACTCACATGACACCTTTTCAGGAAGCTGTTAAAATCTATCCAAATTTGTTGAATGATACATATGCAAAAGACACTATCAGAGAAATTAAGAATAGTATGTTGAAGAAATATCGCAGTGGAAAACTAGATGTTTACGGAAAATATACTTTCTTGATTCCAGATTTATATGCAGTTTGTGAATACTACTTTGGACATATTGAAAATCCTAAAGGATTGCTTGATGACCATGAAGTGTACTGTAGGATGTTCCCTAAAAATGATAAGCTTGATTGCTTGCGAAGTCCTCATTTATACAAGGAACATGCAGTAAGATTTAATATTGCCTACGATGCATATGGAGAAAGAAAAGCTGAAATTTCAAAATGGTTTACTACAAATGCGTTGTATACAAGCGTACACGATTTAATCTCACGAATTCTACAATTTGACAATGATGGAGATAAGGCATTGGTGGTCGCAGATAAAAATTTCGTTGATATTGCAGAAAGAAACATGAATAATGTTGTACCTTTGTATTATGAAATGAAAAAAGCAAAATCTGTTTTGATTACTCCAGAAAATATCTATAATGGATTGATTCATGCTTTTACTGGAAGCAATATCGGACCTTATAGCAATAATATTTCAAAGATTTGGAACAGTGATATTTTTGTTAATGGGTCTGAGGAAGATAAACAAGAAGCCATTGACACCGTAAAACTTTTGTGTATGGAAAACAATTTTGTCATTGATTATGCAAAAACTTTATATAAACCTGTTCGTCCTGAAAAGGTTGCTAAACAAATTGCAAAATTTACACAGAAGAAACTTCCTCACTTTTTTGTGTATGCAAAAGATAAGATGGAATCTCAGGTAGAAGAACGAAATCAGAGTTTTGTTAATAAATTATATGATATTGTTCCGAATGTGCAGATTAATACACGGAAGCTTAAGATTGATGAAATTGAATACGATAAAATGATGTTTGATGTTAATACGAAAGTTGATAAAAATGTCATCAAAATTTATGATCGACTAAACAGACAATACAGATATAAATTTAATATCGTAGATGAACGAGTGGCAAATGATTCATTTGTTAAGAAAGCAGTTTTGAAAGAATTTGCAGCAACTGGATACTCTGAAATTGAAATCACAGACATACTGGTCAAACATTTGTATTCTAAAAACAAACGATATAAACAGTTGCTATGGTTTGTATATGGAGAATATATTGTTGAGAATCTTAAACATCATATTGTAATTAAGCCAATGAAAAAAGTGCAATGTGTTGATTGTGGAGAATTATTTGAAGTATATATTCGCAATGCCAAAAAGGTTCGATGTGCCGACTGTCAAAAAAATTATAGAAAAAATTATAGAAAGCACTACTATAAAACCTACAATAAATAGCAATTTGAGAAAATTGAACTTTTGATATTGGTCAAAAAACAACCGTTTTTTTCGGTTAAATATTTTTTTAAAAATGACGAACAACCGAAAAAAACGGTTGGTGAAATGTGTGTATATGGAGAAGCATATATTTATTCTTCATATACACATCAATTTTTAAAATTTTGAGAAAGTAGATGATGATAATAACTAAACTTGATTTTTATAAAATGATTGCAAAAAAAGAAAATATTTCACATGAAATGATTAAGAAGATTTTTCGTTCAGCCGAAGATATTTTATTTGATGAATTATCTTCAGTAAATGATTGTGAAATTAAAAAGATTTATATTATGGATGGATTAAGTGTAGAATCCAAAATCGTGAACAAAAAAGAACGGAATCTACCAAATGGAATTAAAGTTCAAAATGAACCAACAGTTAAAATTACTCCTAAAGTAACTCGTTGGTATAAAGAAAAGGTTAATCAGAACAGATAAACTCTCAAAATACCAATAAGCCCATGTGGACTTATGCTCACGCTGCTTGCAGCTAAAGAAATTTCACACCGTGAGTTCCGAGGTCTATGTCATCAAAAACAAAAAATCAGAGATGGTATCAGAGACTTGCAACTGTTCTATTAATATAGTAGACCTCCAGAGGAAACTGAAAAGCAACCAAAGGAGAAATCATGAAAAAGAAAATTTCAATTATCACATTAGTTATGGCAATGCTACTGGCAGTTGGAGGATTCACTACTTCTACTGCTGTCTCTGCGAAAAATAAAAAAGTCAAATGTTTGGGAACATATAAGATTACTGCATACTGCGGTTGTCGGTCATGTTCTGGCGGTTGGGGAAACCGAACTGCTTCAGGTCGCAGAGCAAAACAAGGCAGAACCATTTCTGTTGATAGGAGAAAAATTAAATTAGGTACTAAAGTCAGAATCAATGGACACTGGTATATCGCACAGGATGTTGGCGGGGGCGTAAGAGGAAAGCATATCGACATGTACTTCTCTTCTCACTCACGGGTCAAGAGATTCGGCAAAAAGTACCGTAAAGTATATGTGGTAAAGTAACAAAAAGCTAATTTTATCACACGTAAGAAATATCGCCTATAGGGCATCAATGAAGATATTTTGGTGAGCATGGGACGCCATGCAAAACACAGAGGTATAAAGCTCGTATGTTTGGAGCTTGCGTATAGACATTTACCATAGAATTTACAGGAGCAATATAACTCTGATTTCAAATGTGTTGGACGCCTTTTAGTGCATACGCAAATTATTTGTCGGTAACTTATGTACACATCAAGTAGTGTACACCGACTAATGGATATTTTCTCGGATAATTACCGAGCCTCCATTTATTATTCTGGCAGGTGGCGAAATGCCATCTGTACATTATATTAAAGGAGAAAATTATTATGAATACAACAGCAATTACAACATTCAATAATGAGGAATTTGGAAATGTGAGAACTCTGACAATTGATGGAGAACCTTGGTTTGTTGGCAAAGATATCGCAGAATGTCTTGGATATACAAATACTAGAGATGCTTTATGGAAGCATGTTGAAGATGAAGATAAACAGCAAATCCTAAAGTCGCAAATTGCGACGTTAGAAAATGTGCCAAACAGAGGACTTACATTTATAAATGAATCTGGCATTTATTCTCTTATTTTTGGCAGTAAGTTAGAGTCAGCTAAGAAGTTCAAAAGATGGGTAACTTCTGAAGTATTACCATCTCTTCGCAAGACTGGTACATATACTGTAGTGGCAGCTCAGCCAAGTGCAACCTCTTCCATTGTTGTTCAGCCAACGAGTGATATCGAATTGCCAAAAGCAACAAATACTTGGTATCTGAAAAATAGAAAACGCATAAGAGAATTATGTGATCTCATGGATATCGAACGCAAAACTTTATATCATTTGATTCTTACGGAAATTGGCAAAACGATCGACATTGAGCAGTCAAAATCAATCTACACAAGAGATCACGGATTCCCACCAGAATTCATTATGGATGTTGTTGGATATTTTACAAAAATGCAAGAAATTGCTGATGAATATCTTGATAGATTATTAGAAAAATATGAGTCTTTGAATTCAGATGATGATGAAGATGATGATGAAAGTGTATGGTAATTTACCATATTATAAAACATTGCACCTTGCGTGCCCAACAAGAAATGAAGTGATCCGACTAAGATCGGTGGATTTAGGCTATTAGCTGATAAAAGAAAACACAAATCGTTGAAAGAGTGGTGCCGAAGTACAAGGTGGATCTCGTGTAGAAACTTGCGATACTCTAATCCAAGGTGTTTTGATCGCACAAAGAATGTGTGTCTTTTTATAGAGTGGTCTACAAAAATTACACAATTAAGTGTATGGCATATTCTGGAAATGTTATATTTCGCTTATTGTATGGATAAGTATGCCAAAAGTGAGGAGGAATCGCTCACTAAAATTTGTGTTAGTTTTGTTGAAATTAATACAGATACAGAATGTACGGGTGGCAGAGCTGGTTTAATGCGCAGGATTGCTAATCCTGTATACGTACGAATATGCGTATCCTGGGGTCGTAGCCCAGTCCGTACGCTAAATCGCACCATCGTCTAAATGGTTTTAGGACACATCCCTTTCACGGATGCAATACGAGTTCGACTCTCGTTGGTGTGATGTTTGTCCTACAATGTTCTTCGGACTTGTGGGCTAATATCCCTGTTTATACTGCTAAGGAGACAGGCAAAACTGTAAATTTTGCGGCTTCGGTCACGAGTGGGTTCGATTCCCTCAACAGGGATGATTAGGTTAGTAACTATACGATAGATTAACCAAAAAATATGCGAACACCCTGATGGTTGGTGGATATTGGAATGTATACCTCTTCTGATATTCTGATGGAGTTCATCACTTCAGTTCGCCCTAGAAAAGCAATACTTACACACTGTTGCTTTTTAGAAATATGTATTGTCTCGCCAGTGTGTACGTATGAGAGGCAAATACATATTCGTTATTGACATGTAGCTCAATTGGACAGAGCACAACGCTACGGACGTTGGTGTTGCAGGTTCGATTCCTGTCGTGTCAGTTTTCCTATATACCTCAGTTGGCAGAGGGTCATCACAGCAAGGATAACATTAGATGAAAGTCGCTGGTTCGAATCCAGCTGTAGGAATTATATTCTCGTATAGCTCAACTGGTAGAGCGGATGGCTGTTAACCATCATGTCGGAGGTTCAAATCCTTCTACGAGAGTTTGTATTTTAAACATAAGCAACTCGGTTATAAAACTCAATGCCATGAGTCCGAGAGATATTCTAGGCACATATGTCGAATTGGAGAGATACATTGTACGGATACGTTCTTTGTGTCTCTTTTTATGTCGGAGTGATCTGATATGGACAAGAGAGAAACTCTCAAGCAAATGGATATTGTGCAGCATTTTGGTCTGGTTAACGCACAGAACTTTTCGCTACAATAATAGACGCTCCTGTGGAGAATAATCCACTTCAATGCGTACTCTGGCAGGTACGTAAAAGGTGGAAAAGCCAAATAATGTAGTTTGATGTGAATCTGTTCAAAAGACAGTGTATAAGAAAAGTCGCTGGTATGTCGCTCAAGTCAGTTAAGGGTAAGTTCAAATTTATAAAAACATTCTAAAACTTAATTCTGAACGGTGGGTTGACATTGCATGTATTGATCATGTCATAGAACTGGTTTTTTAGACTTAGGTAAGAAGTTAGAGGTCGCTCCTCGAAGCTCAGACTTATCTACTATGTTGCAGAATAAACTGTTCCACAAATGACTGTAAGGTGAAGACCTGCTTTAAAATTAAAATACATTTAAGGGGTATCGCCAAGTGGTAAGGCACAGCACTTTGACTGCTGTATTCACTGGTTCAAATCCAGTTATCCCTGTCGCAGAATGGAGAAGTTTGGTTATCTCGTCAGGTTCATGCCCTGAAGATCGGTGGTTCAAATCCACCTTCTGCTATTTTTCTAGGTTTCATTTTATTTTTCATATAGTATCCTTTATTGGTAGGGACATTTATGTCCTTACCAATATTGCACAGTGGAAAAGTTGGTAAATTCGCTCGTTCCATTTGGTTCTGGAGACGTAGGTTCAAATCCTACCTGTGCAATCAAAGAGCTGTTTGGTGGTCAGTTCTTTTTTCAACAAAGATTTTTTCATTGTTAGCACCTAGTGGGTGGATATTAATTCATCCGCTACTCCTTTCTGCTGTCGTAGCTCAATTGGTAGAGCAGTCGCCTTGTAAGCGACAGGTTATCAGTTCAAGTCTGATCGGCAGCTTTCCAAATCCAGTAAATATGTACGACGACTGCTATGTGCAGCGTCAAGCATCACTGGAAATATTTTAAGAAATGGAGGGATCTTGTATCATCAAGATAACCAAAAATGAAGCTTTCTATCTTCGCTCAAAAGGATTCAAGGACAAATCTGATATTCATCAGACGTATTCCGGACATCCTACTTACTATGCAAGTGAGAAAAGAAGCGTAATGAAAGCTCTAAAGAAGTATAGAGAAAGATAGGTGTTCTCTATGAAGAAAAAACAAAACAATATCAGAGTATCATTTGTAGATGAACCTGCTGCCATGGATGTTACTGGTTCTATGGTTTATGTAAAAACAGATACTCACAACATTTTGATTGACGCTGGCTTACATCAGTCAAATAGTAAATACGATGATTTTCTTGTAAATAAGAGAAGATTCAAAGAATTTAAGCCAAAAGACATTGATTATATCTTTGTAGATCACAGCCACCAAGATCATTTGGGGATAATTCCCAGATTGTATAAAGAGGGTTGTTCTGCAAAAATTATTGTTGCCGAAAACAATAAACAGATTATGTATAGAATGCTTCAAGATTCTGCGTTTATTATAGATAGAGATGTTGAATTAATCAATAACCAACATGGTAAAAATTATGAACCTCTGTATACGATTGATGACGTAGAAACATCTATAAGACATATGTCCGAATATCCAGTTATGAAAAAGGTTGTTGTTGATGAGACTTTAGCATTTAAACTTATTCCAAACGGACATCTACCTGGCAGTGTACAAGTTCTGCTTTATTTAAAGCAAAACAATGTAGAAAAACACTTCTTGTTACAGGAGATATTGGAAATTCTAAAATACATAATTATTATGTCAATAAGTTTACTCCTATTGATCATGCAGATCTTGTTATCGGGGAATCAACTTATGGCGATCGCCCAGATTTAAAAACTGGACAAAAAGAAAGAAATAATGATATCGAAAAATTATTTTCTATTATCACACAACAGGTATGCGAAATGCATGGACAAGTCATTATCCCAACATTCGCAAATCATAGGCTTCAATTTCTCACAACGATGATTTATCAGGTCATGAAAGATTATGATTTCCCTTATAAAGTATATATTGATACACCGTTAGGAATTGATATTTTCAACGAATATCGTAAAATCTTATCTGGCGATGAATTAAAATTGTTTGATGAAGTCCTAAATTGGGACAACTTGGTATTTGTGCGTGATGCAGAATCTAGTAAAGCATTAGTACATAGTAATGAACCATGCGTGATATTATCTACGTCTGGAATGTGTAATAATGGTAGAATTAGACATCATTTAAAGAAAGCAGTTCCAAATCCTAATGCCACTGTTTTATTTGTAGGATTCAGTACACCAGGAAGTTTGGCTGCATTACTTAAAGACAAAAATGTTAAATCTATCTCTATAGATAATAAGCAATATACTTGCAGATGTGCAAGTTTCTCACTCAAATCTCTTAGTGGACATGCTCCATTCTATCAGCTTCTTGACTACTACTCTTCCATTAATACAAATCGAATTGTACTACATCACGGATCAGAAAAAGCAAAGTTGACACTAAAAGAAAAATTAACTTCTGAACTTGAAGAGAAATGCAAAAGCACACGGGTTATTATTGCAAATTCAAGTTTGAAAATTTCATTATAGAGATGAGATGCCTCGTCTTGGAATTGTAGACGAAATTATTTAATTTTTATTTGTAAAAATGTTTAAAATTCCTCTATATACATTATACCACATTTTATGTCAAGTGTGTAGAGGTTTTTCAAAAAAATAATTGTAAACCATAAAAATAATTTAACAGAGCAAAGGAGAATGAATATGGCGAAAGCTTTATCTTATAAAAAATCTACTACTGTCACAGTTAAGGCGGCAGGTTATGTAGACATCAAAAAAGGAGTTATTGAAACAGAAGAAGGAAATGTATCTTTTAAAGATTTATTAAAAGACTTTGATGGAAAATATGGTGAATTTCAGATGAAAGAAAAGACTGATGAAGATCCGGAATTAAACGTACTTTCTGATGAAGAATAGATTGGAGTGAAGATTTATCAGCATTAATTTTGAACAAGAATTAGCAAAAATCGGATTAACTCCAGAAACATATGAGGCTGTCTGTGCAGATATTGACTCAAAACTTGATGGTGTAGTTGATATCGACTGGCAGGAAATTAAAGAAAAATATCATGTACAATGTGCAAGTGATACAATTCGCAAGTCCTCTTCTACTCCATTCGGTGGTAGATTTAGAGATGCTTATTTTCGTAGTAAGCAAAAATCTGAAAATGATGAAAAGTCTGAAGATCAGTTATTATATGAGAAAATTCGTAAGGAACGACAGAAATTACAGACAGTTAATTTAGAGAGAAATCGCATTTCTCGTCAAGAAAGCCGTTTTGAATTATTCAATGAATATGTAGCTGAAGCAATTCAGATGCTACCAAACCCAGACTTCAAACCTCTGAGAGTTGAAGATAAATCTAAAGGATATGTGCTTTCTATCGCAGATATCCATTACAATGCAGTATTTGAAAGTATTAATAATAAATATTCTCCAGAGATTTGCATTGAAAGATTTCAGAAATTATTATCTCAAACTATCGCACTGGTACATAGGCTTGGTATTTCTAAGCTCAAAGTTGTCACATTAGGTGATGATATTCAGGGCATCTTACGTCTTACTGACGTTAAATTAAATGATTCTGCCGTTGTTAAGGCAGTTGTTGATATTTCAAAAATCATTTCACATTTCTTAAATGAATTATCCAAATATGTTGAAATTGAATATTATTGCGTAGGTCGAAGCAATCATAGCCAAACACGACCTATAGGAACAAGAGCTTCTGAGTTATGTGCGGAAGACTTTGAGTATATTATTGGTAATTACATCAATGAATGTTTGGCAAATAATGATCGTGTTGAAGTACATCTTGATCTGGAATCTGATTGTATCCACATTCCTATCGCTGGCTTTAATATGGTTGCAATGCATGGACATACATTAAGAGGAATTGATAGTGCCATTCAAAATATGGAGTCTATTTATAACGAAGATATTGATTTCTTATTGGTTGGTCATTACCACGGAATGCTTGAAAAATCTCTAAGTGAAGGTATTACATGCGATAAAGAAATTTTAGTGTGTCCAAGCTTTGTAGGTAGTGATCCTTATGCAGACAGTATTTTTAAAGGGTCAAAGAGTGCTTGCAAGTTATTTGAGTTTACAGAACGTGAAGGACATACAGCATCATTCAAGATACAGTTAAATTAGCAATTCGGCAGTCATTTTTTTAGGATCAATCTCTCAAAACAGGTCGGACAGACTGCTTATTATGAGCAGAGGATATTACTTCTTCTGCTCCATTTCTATAAATATTTACGGGTACTCAAAAGTGAGTATCCGTAGAAGCATAAGAAAATTATTAATAATTTGCGAGTTCTCTCTTTAGGGAAATCGTACTAAAAACTATAAAATTACAAAGAATAAAGGAGAAAATTATTATGTTAAAAGGAACAGAATTAGTAGAAATTATCGCAGAAGCAAACGGAATCACAAAGAAAGAAGCAAAAATCGAATTAGACCGTGTTGTTGAAGGAATTGCTACAGCAATCGAAAAAGGTGGAGTTCGTGTTTCTGGATTAGGAACATTTGAAGTTATTGAGCGTGCAGCAAGAACATGCAGAAACCCACAGACAGGTGAAATGATAGAAGTGCCTGCTAAGAAAGCTCCAAAATTTAAAGCGGCTAAATCTTTAAAAGATGCTGTAGCAGCACAGTAAGGAAGTGAGTTCTTGTATAAAGAAAAATATAATAAATATGAAGATCTACAAATCACTAATTTTGAAGACGAAATCGATCTTTTATTTACTGCGAAAGACCAGTTAGAAGATAGTGATATTTGCGTAGATATTGTGGCGGATGATATGACTATCCGCCATTTATTATCATTGGCAATGACAGAGTTAGATTTTGCTCCAAGAAAAATTAGCATGGGAAAAGACGGTGCTATGTATTGTCTGGAGATGTTTGATGATGGAAGTCTAAGAGTATTTTTATATGATCAGTTTCATAATGACTCTTTGCAAGGAACTTCTATTTATTTATATCAGAATGATATTACACAGAATGTTGTTGAATTTATGCTAAATTTCTATGATGATTCAAATATTATTCTGTATGGATATAATGACGAAGATGATGATTTTACTACTGGTGATGTCAGTGATTTAGATTCAAAACAAATTAAAACAGATTCAGTTATCGATACACTTGTCGGGTTAGGTGTATTGATGGAATTACTGGACTTATAAAATGACGAGGGTAGCCACAGTGCTACTCTCTATTACTTAACAAGGTGGTGAGAACAATAGGTAAATGTGAAAAGAAAAAATGCTTAGCTTGCGATAAAGATATTTCTGTACGACAGTTTTATTCAAGCAATTCACCGTTACACGCAGACCACCTAGTACCTTGGTGTAAAAAATGTATATTCAAAAACGTATTAGATTCTGATGGCAGATTAGATAAAAACAAATGCAAATCTGTGTTACGCCAAATCGATAAACCATTTCATATCAAATATATCAATGCTGCAAGAGACGAATTATCAAGAAAGAATCAATCTTTAAATGGGGACGTTGATGATTACGGACAAAAGATTTTTCAGTTGTATATGAAAAATATTCAAAGTTTGCCACAGTTAAGAAAAGAAACATATGCTGATAGCGATACAGAAGATCAGACATACGCTGAAAAATTAAAAGAATCTAATACAAAATCAATTCAAAAAAAGAAAGAGAAACAAACTTCTAATACTTCTCAAAAAACCTTTTCTAAAATCTATAGCCAGAAATGGCGTGGGGAATACACGCAGGAAGATATAGATTATCTTGACAATTATTATCTTGGACTTGAAAGAGATTATAAAATCGTTACAGAAAATCATAGAGATTACGCAAAGAAAATTGCAAAAGCGTCGCTTCAGATGGACAAGACTTTTGATGATATGATGAACAACGTCGCAGGGGCAGACGCTAAGTATAAGGCTGCCAGAGAGGCATTTGACACACTGTCAAAGTCTGCCAAATTCAGCGAAAGTACCAGAAGTGTAAATGATGTTGGTGCAAGTAGCTTCTCAAAAGTTTGTGCTATGGTAGAAAGTCATAACTGGATTCCTGAATATCATCCGATGGAAAAAGATACTGTCGATGAATTAATTGACTATTTGAGTACAATTACAAAATCACTGTAAGAGGTAAATATCATGGATATTTTAGATATAGACTTCGATGAAGTGAACAAACGTATGGCTCAAAGAGCCAGTGAATTGGGAGTTCAAGATATAGATCCTTCGGAAGATACCATAGATTACGAAGCATGGACAAAATTCTTCTCTTATTATCGGTATTACATCGATGATTTTGCAACAGATATTTTAGGGATTGAACTCTTTCCTTTCCAAAGAGTCATATTGAGAGCAATGGCAAGAGGGCAAATGTCAGTATTGATCGCATGTCGTGGACTCGGTAAGTCATGGATCGTAGCCGTCTTCTATATTTGCATCTCGATATTATATCCAAATGTAAAATGTGGAATTGCTTCAGGAAGTAACCAACAGGCTAGAAACGTAATTATTCAGAAAATTAAGGGTGAGTTAATCAAGAATGGAACTATCGCAAAAGAGATAGTTATGCCAATTCATACTTCTCCTGACGATTGTTATGTTGAATTTAATGGTGGCGGTGAAATTCGTGCCATTACTGTTGCACAAGATCGTGGTGGAGAATCTGCTCGTTCCTGGCGTTTTAATTATTTATTGATTGATGAAGCTCGTCTGGTTAAAGACGATATCATTGAAACAATTCTTATTCCTATGACAAAAACAAAACGTCAAAATGCTTTAAAATGGCACAAAAATGAAAAGGGTAAAGTTATTTTTATCTCTTCTGCTTATCTGAAAACAAGCGGATTATACAAGAGATTTAAATATCATTTTGAGCAAATGTGTTCTGGGAACAAGAGGTATGTTGCAATTTGTTTCCCTTATCAAGTTGGTGTACAAGCTGGTCTTTTTGATATGGAAGACATTGAGCAAGAGTTATCTAAACCTTCTATGACAAAAGACAAATTCGCTTATGAATATGAGGGAATTTTCGTTGGTTCCAGCGGAGAAAGTTATTACCCATATGAACTTACAATGCCTTGTAGAAAACTTGAATATGGCGAATCAGATCAACCTCGAAAATCTCAATCTATCTATGTCATCACCCATGACGTAGCTGTATCTAATGAAAAGAATTCGGATAACGCATGTACTCATGTTATCAAACTGAAAATGAGACCAAATGGTACTTATACAAAATCTGTCGTGTATACAAAAGTCATGAATGGTATACCTTTGAATAAACAAAGAGATTTCTTAAGAGAACTCATTCATATACATTTCCCTAACACAAAGAAACTGGTTATAGATGATAACGGAGTTGGTGCAGGTTTACCAACAATGTTTTATGAAAGTTGGGAATATACAGATCCTAAAACGAAAAACACAGTAGAATATCCGCCATTGATAAAAGACGATGATGAAGATGGATTTCTACTTGATAACGCAGTTCCATTAATTCGTGGTGTTCATGCGTCAAATGAATTTCATAAAACATTCTATCCTTATATGAAATCATGTTTTGAAGATAGATCTCTTGAATTATTGTCGACTTCTGAAGAAGTTGACTCTCTGTATAAAAACGGAGAGATTACTGCGGAACAATACGCACAGCATATAGAGCATGACATCTTGCAGAGTGAATTAAGCAATATTAAGATGGATTATTCTGAACATGGAAATGTTCAATATGTTCGTATTGTCAAGGGGCAAAAGAGAGATAGAGCTACTTCTCTTTGTTATGGATTATCTGTTATTTATGAATGGGAAGAAGAAAATAGATACACATTATTTAACAATAATAAAAGTCATGGTTATGACTTACTTAATGAATATACATATGTTTAAAAATTACAGGAAGGAGGTGCTATGTGGCAACAAAAAATAAAACAGATGCACAAACACAATCATATGTTACAGAATTTATTCGGGCATATAATAGTCAAAGTGCAGCTGGACAATCATTCTTCTTGTCTCCTCAATTGCTGAATAGTACATTGAAGAATGTCAATATGAAAGGCGCAATTTTTCCAAGAGAAAAGATTGAAAGAATGGTTTTAGCACCTCATCAATTCGAACAAGAATTGCGACAGCTTTCATATTCATATTACAATTCGATTTCTATATACAGACATCTCATAGACTTTACGTCTTCTATATTAGATTTTGATTGGGAACCAATTCCTTACACATTGGACGGAAAACCAATCACGGCATCTGATTATCATTCAAAAAGATTTCAAAAAGATTATAAAGTTGTAACTAATTTTTTTAATCGCTTTAATGTTAAAAGAGAATTTAATAAAGTTATGTTCAATATTTCTAATTATGATACATACTATACATCACTTCGTGAATTCGATGATCATGCATATTTACAGGAACTGCCTGCTGAATATTGTATGATTGACGCAGATTCATATCTTGGATACCTCTTTTCTTTTAACTTATCTTATTTTGTTCAAAGCGGTGTCGATATTGATGGATATGCCCCATGCTTTAAAGCTATGTTTAATAATGCTTTACAATCATCTGAAAATACTTACGGGTCAAATTTAGCGAAACATAATGGACGATGGGTATATTATCAGCAAATGCATCCTGATAATGCTTGGGTATTTAAATACAATAACAATTTTGCAGGATCAGTTCCACCAGTATTAGACATGTTTTTAGATTATTCCAAATTAAGTAAGTTCAAAGATCTTGAGGAAGCCAAAAAAGAACTTGAGGCGTATAAGGTCATCTTTGCTTCTGTCCCACGCCTACAAAATGGAAAAATGGGAAACAAAGTGGATGATTTTGCGATCAGCGCTGAAGAACTCGGTAAGTTTATTGCAACTGTAAAAGAAAGTCTTGGTTCTAATCTTGGATCAAAATCTGCCGTAGATTTTAAAGCTGCACCATTGGAGAATTTTAAAATGTTCGACTTCTCCCCTTCTGCTTCAGAGAAAAACTTATTAGAAACAGAGATGAATAACATGGTTCGTGAATCTGGTATGGCAGATGCAATTCTACAAGGCGGTAACAACGTATCGTCTATCAATTTATATAAACAGACAATCTCTGCAAAAATGGAAAAATTATATCCTCAATTTGCATCATTCTGTGAATATCATATCAATAAAAACACAGATAAATATAAATTCAAAATTAAATTTGTTGGAACAATGTTTGACCGTGAAGATCGTAGAAAGGCAGCTAATGAAGATATGGAAAGAGGAATTATCACCCCTGCTATATTCTCTTCAAGAGGTATTCAAATTACCGATGCAGCTAATACGATGAATTTTATGCATGGACTTGGATTTCCTCAAAGCTTTACGCCTATTCAAACAGCATCTACGATGTCAAGCGAAGATAAGAAATCTTCTGGTCGAACAAAATTATCAGATGATCAAATCACCGATTCTGGAGAACAGACAAGAAATATCGGTGCAAATGAAGATAAAAAGGAGGCGTAACATGTTCATTCGTAATCCTTTATCAATAAAACAGAAAACAATTAAAGTTAAAGATAATGATGTTTATGAATTTTTATCAAGACATGGTATTACACCTCTTGGAAAAGATGAAACTACCTGGTTCTATTCTGATAATGATCGTACTGCATCATTATTAAAACAATATAGAAAAGGTGGTGATATAGAAAATGAGTGATAAAAAACTTTTAAAGTTCGCAGTTGAAATGAAAGAAGACCCCGTAAAGGTAGAGAAATCTCAGTTCACAAAATTGCATTTACGCATTTATAGTGCCGACAAAATTAATGATCATAATTTCATCATGAGTATGGATGTGTTGAAAAAATATGCTGATACAATTGCTGGTAAGCCTATTTTGGCTTATTACAACAAGAACGGTGATTATGGTAAAGGTGATTTTGGGGGACATGAACACAGTCCACTAGCACAGGAAATCGCAGTTGGGTTTATTCCTTTTAATCCAGAAATTTCTTATGAGACAGAAAATGCTACCATATATTTATGTGTCGATGGATACATTTGGAATACATATTACGAGCATATTGTCGATGTGTTCTATAAAGATGGTGGTATTAAAGGTGTTTCGGTTGAGATGTATGTCTTAGATTCTAAATTACAAAAGAATAATGTTGAGGAAATATTGCAATATTCTTTTACTGGAGTAACATTAATCGGCAAAACTGATGCTTGTAATACAAAAATTAAACCTGCTGTTGATGGGTGTCAAGCAAAAATTATACAATTCGCTGCTATTACATTAGATGATGTGATGCAGCCAGAATTTAATAAAGCAAAACAACTATTTGAAAAACAATTAGTTAAAAATGCAATTGAGGAGCCAGAATCTGATGGCTCTATTTTATTGCAAAAAAATAAATCAGAGAAGGAGGAAGAAATGGCAGAAACTTCAAAAGATCTCGAAAAAGAAATCAAAGATACAGAAGAAAAAGAAATTATTGAAAATTCTACAGAAGTTGTTGAAAGCAATATTGTTATTGAGAATTCCACAGAGGAAGTTCCTGAGACTGTTGAAAATGCAGAAAGCGATGGTCAAGCAGTTGAAGAAAATAGTAATGAAGTTGTTGAAAACTCTGACGATGTGGACAAGAACAGTGATCCAGATATTCAGGAAAATGACACAGAAGAAACTGAAAGCTCTTGTGATTACGATGAATTAAGCCAGAAATGTGCTGAATTTGCAACCGCTTTAAAAGAAAAAGAATCTGAAAATGAAGCATTGAAAATTGAAAACGCTTCTCTTCGTGAATTCAAACATAACAAAGAGATGGAAGATGTTACAAAAACAGTAAATCTTGTTCTTAACAGCGTATCTAGCACATTATCCGCAAAGCAATTGACTGAGTGGAAAGAAAAAGGATTACAGTGCAACGCTTCTACTGTTGATGGGTATGTAAATAGCTTAAAAGCATTTGCTTATGATATCCAGCAAGAAAAAGGCGTACAAGAAAAAGAATTATTAAGAAACTCAATCCCTACTCAGGCAGTTGAAACAGAGCCTGAGTCTGAAGACATTTGGGAAAGAATGAAAAACTATTAAACCTAAAAGGAGGACAAAAATGGCAACTAATATTCTTATTTTAAGATCAGCTGCATCTGGGGACAACGATGTAAAAACTGGTGTGGCTACAACTAAAGTTGAAAATGGATATGCTGTTGCACTTGGCGAAGTTTCAACAGATAGAGAAACACGTAACGCATTCAAGGTAGCAGCTCCTACAGAAGGAAAAGATTTAATCGGATTAGTATACAACGCTGACGTACCATCTCTGACAGACGGAATGGGAAATGTATTTAAAGGAATTACATCTGATCCTAGAACAATTAAATTTGAGGCAGGGACGCCTTTCAATATTTATATGCCTTCAATCGGAGACGAAATCGCAATGACAGAAATCTCTGGAGAAGCAACTGGCGCTAAATATGTTATTTACAAAGCTGGCGACAGCAAGCCTACATATTCAACAGATGGTACTGATGGATTATTAACATTCAAGATCACAGGAAAGAAATACGTTTCTGTTGGTGCTGAAAGAGTCCCAACTGTAGAACTGATTGCAGTACCAAACGTAGCTTAATAATAAAAGGAGGGATTTAAGAAATGGCTTATAGAAAAATTGAATTTGCCACATCTGCTGGCAGAGATCTGATTCCAGCATTCAAAGAATATGTGAATCATTATAGAAAAGAAAACTTTGCAACATCTAAAATCTTTAGCAGAAATACATCACTGGCTGACAAGAGAAAATTAGTAGATAAAGTTGCTCATGCTGAAATTGCAAAATTCGCTAATGTGGACGAGTCCTTAGTTGGATCTACACAGTTAGTAACACATCCTGTATATAACTGGGCTTTCTTCGCAGTTGTAAACAAACTGGTTGATGCAGTTATTCCTGATGTTGTAGCAGAAGATTTTGCAGCTGTTGCAAATGTAACAACTGTTGGTAGAGGAAACTCTGCAACATTCAAATTAAAATCTAACGATTTATTTGAAGTATCTGTGAACGGAAACAGCCGTAGACATGTAAATGCTCAGAAACAGTTCACAGGTGAGAAAACTTTAACTCCTGTTAACCATACAATCACAACACAGGTTGATCTGTATAGAGTTATGACTGGAGAAGACTCTTTAGCTGAATATGCTATGAAAGTAATCTTATCTATTGAAGCTGAAATTTCTGTAGACATTGCTTACACAATGCAGAAATCTTTTGATACAAGAACAGCTAACTTCAAAGCAACAGGATTCTCTGGTGCAACATTCCAGAAATTAGCAGCAAGAGTATCTGCTGCTAACGGTGGTGCTCGTGCAATCGCTTTTGGTACATCTATTGGATTAGGTGAAATCTTACCAGAAGATCAGTATTTAAAGATGGGTCTCGGTGAAACATATAATACAATCGGATACTTACCAGTATTCAAAGGTATTCCATTAATGGCAATCAATCAGACTATCGATTACACATCTGCTGATTTTGATTTTGCAATTGATGACAAATACATCTATGTTGTATCTCCTGGACTCCAGAAATTAGTACAGGTTGTATTTGACGATGAAGGATTATATATTTCTGATAGCGAATTTGCTAATGGAAATTTAACACAGAATGCTTCATTACATAAAGGATGGGCTACAGGACTTATCACAAATGCAAAACATGGAGTTGTTAAATTAAGTTAATATAACAAAATGGTTGAGAGGGTCAAAACAGATCCTCTCTTTTGAATAAAGGAGCGATTAAAAATGGCAGAGACTAAATCTACCAAAACAACAGCTAAAACATCTACGACTAGAAAATCAACTTCTAATTGTACTAAAGATGATTTGGTTAAAATGAATCAAGACTTGCAGGAATCAAACGCACAGTTACAGAAACAGATGCAAGAAATGATGGAAAATATGAAAATTTTAATGGCTGAAAAAACTGAGATTGAAAAGAAAAACGAAGAAATGCAAGAATCTCTTGATTCTGTTTCTGAATCAGAATATACAGACATCAATCCATTAAAGCCAATTAAAATTGTTTCGTTAACTGATGGTACAGTTGTACTCAAAACACAGCCAAGCGGTGGCAAAGAATTTACAATCGACAAGTTTGGAAGTGCTATTACTGTTACATATCAGGACTTACAGAATATTATTATCAACGACCGATCATTTATTGAGGACGGTGCAGTTTTCATTTGTGATAAAGATGTTGTTAATAATAACTATTTAGATGAATATTACAATAACTTCTTAACATTAGATACAATCAAAAATATTTTATCATTTGATATTGATCATGTTACAGACATGGTGGCTAATACTACAGAATCTATTCAGGAATCTATTATCTCTTTACTTGTTAAAAAAATTAATAACAATGAATATGTAGATATGAATAAAGTAAGTGCTATCGGTCGTGTTTGTAAGAAACCATGTGATATTTTAAGATTAGCAATGGATATGAGAAGTGTTAATGAATCTGCGAAGTAATTCGGAGGTGTAATATGGACAAAACACCTTATACAGATATTATTGAGTTGGTTTTGGCACTGATGAAGTCATATGAATTAGATTCAATTTATGATGACGCAATACAAAACTCAGAAGATAAGGACGATTCTTCTGGTGATAAAGCAATGATTTTATTTTTCTTACCTTATTTCAAATATGCGTCTGGAGAACTGCAAATTGCAGGATCATCAATTGACACAACAAGAGATGATGAAAATATGTCTTTCTCTACTCTTCTAACAGATGGAGAACAGTTAATGTTTGCAAAATATATTCTGATAGGGTATTTACAGAAAGAGACATTTGATATTCTACAAATGAAACTTCATTTACAAGACGGAGACTTCAAGACATTCGCAGAAAAAAATAATCTGGAAGCCAAACTCAATGCATTAAATACGTTGAAAGACGAAATTAGTTGGAACGTCACAAGAAGCGGATATCACGCTAATGAAAAAGTCTGGGGGTAATTATGGAATATATAAAAACCCTTTCAGTACAAAAAATTGATGAATACATAGATGTTCTAACAAGCAAAATTTATTCAGTTCTACCATTGTATGAAGAACATTGTAGTAATATTGAGCTGAATAAAAAGATTGGAAATCTTATAGCTTTAACAAATGGATTTCTAATTATGTTAAACAAAGATAGTAAAATTTCTATTGAAATTCTTTCGTATCTTTGTCATTTACAAACCGTTTCTACGCACAAAGAAGTTCGTTCTTGTGTTCTAACCTCTTGTGCTCTTTTGCAAAAAATGAAGGATGGTGATTGATATGCCATTGGCTTCATATAAATTATCAAGAAAATTTCAAAAATCTAATCCCAGAGAAGAGATGAAACGTACAAAACGATTACAGGTAGAGTCGTTATATAATCTAGCAGTAGATAGGGAAGATAACGCTTTACTAAACGGTGAGCCATTTGTGAAATCTCCTCGTGTGTTCGATGTAAGAACAACTGATGAGTCACATACGAAACTTACAATCGAAACTATTGAAAATGATGATCGTTTTGAAATCGGAGATTATGTTACGTTATCCGATGGAATTTATTTGTGCATACACTCTTTTATTTTTCATGACCTATATTGTCGTGGAATATTTCAGAAATGTAACATGAATATATATTGGTTAAACGAAAGTGGTAAATTATGTTCTCAGTGGTGTATTGATTTAAATACAACACAGTACAATAGCGGAGAACAATCTGGACAATATATGAGAGTTGGATCAACTCAACATATGCTCAAAATGCAGTGTAACGAAGAAACAGTCAAACTCGATTCTCCAAAGAGAATTTTCTTAGACAAAAATATGGATAATCCAACATGCTATAAAGTTAGCCAAAATGATAATACTCCATATAATTATGGATCAAAAGGATTGTGTTATATCACATTAGCACAGGCTGGTAAAAATACAGAAGCCGATAAGTACATCACATTAGATAATGGTACAAAAGTATGGGTTGCTGATTATTTTGAACCAGATACAAAACCTGAAGAAAAACCTATTGATCCAACACCTACGGAACCAGATGTCCCAGACACCCCTGTTGTTGAGAAGACTTGTACTGCTACTATTAAATATCGTTACAAGAAAGTTTATATAGGTAAAAAATCTATATTTACTGCTTCTTTTAAAGATAACGATGGTAATACAGTAGACAAGGAACCTCAATGGAATATTGAATGTGATTTCAAAGACTCTATTAATATAGAAGAAACTGGTTCAAATTTGATTATTTTGATTTCTGATTCTGGGTTAATTGGACGCACTTTTACTTTGAAATTATCTGCAAAAGATAATACTTCTTCTACCGCTTCTACCGAAGTATCTGTAGAGAGTTTGATTTAGGAGGGATGGAATGAGGAAAACTGATGAGATGATGGATAATCCTCTTGTTCTATCTGGTCTTATTAAAGACGTTGTAGGCAATATTTTTCTGACAAATGAAGATTTAACAAATTTAGTAATGCCTATCTTAGACAATGACGATTATTCATATGAAGATAATTGGTTTGGATGTCGAATCAAAAAAAACTTGAATGGACAGTTAAAAGACGTATCTCTCGTTGGTCATTGCAAGGATACACCTTATATGGAAGAAACAATTACAGATGCAAGATCAATGATTTTAATGGAAACATATGTAAATACCAGTTCATCTATTCTTGACTACACATTGGTAATCAATGTTGTTGCCCGAAAAGATGTAATTGATTTAGATGATGATGAAAAGTCAGAATGGCGTGAAAAAGGATACGCTGGCAATCGTTTAGATATGATCTGCCAAGCAATCAATCTTGCCCTAACTGACGAATCAATAAAAGACTCATTTGGTATCGGGGCTATGAGATTAGATACTCGTACAAGCCAATTACAGTCTTTTAAACCGAACACTAACTTTTATGGCAGGACAATGGTGTATCGGATTGATGATATAAATATGGAGTTGCTTTGTAAGTGAGTGACGTAAAACTTACTTATTCACAGCTACTGTCAAGCGAACCAATACCTGTTGGAATCGGGCATATTCAGCCACCTAAAATCAGTGATCGTAGGAGAATTGGTGAAGGGCTATGGATGCAATATGCTAGTTATATGACATTGACAGTAGATAGCTACTACTCTGCTCTCCTGCCAGATAAATATGATGCTTTTTTGGCATTACCTTATGAAGAACGAACAGATGTTAAATTATTTGATTTGGTATCAGAAAACACAGATGTTATACGGATTTATGTGAGAGCATTTTGTTTTTATTTTGTCGAAGATGTTGTGTATAAATTAAGAGAAAAAAGATTTGAGATCTTAAAAACACATGAGAACGAAGAAACTGGAGAAATCGAATCACAGGTTGTCGGGGTTATTGATCGAGAAATCTTTGATGATGTATTACATATTCTGATGCAAATTTCAAATATCAACAATGAACGCACAGTGTCCGAAGAATTATCAAAACAAAAAGATCCTGTTGTTATCCAAATGCAACGTAGACGTGATAAGGCAAAAGCTAAACGTACTCGTGGAAAAAACTTAGATAAACAAGATCCAAAATATGATATCGGTAATATTATCTCTGTCGTATGTGCGTATCACCCAAGTATTAATTTTACTAACGTAGGGCAACTAACAATTCCTCAATTATATGATAACTTTCAAAGAATTCTAATTGATAGAAATTATCAAATCATGGCTCTTAATGCCAGTGTCTGGGGAACTGAAGGTAGTGACTTTAAAGAAGATTCATATTTGAAAAATCTTAAAGAAGAAAAATAAGACCTATCTTTATGGGTCTTTTTTTAATACTAAAATTTAAAAATTCTAATGAAAGGATGTGACAAAATGGCAGCTAGTAAGAAATATGCAAGCCGTGACTGCGGTGTATTTGAGTTAACTAACTTAGCTACAAGCAAAAAGGCTTTAAGAGTTGATTATGCTAATACAGTAACATTAAATATTACAGCAGATTCTGTAAAAGCTAAAAAGAGAGGTAGAGATGCTGTAACATTTGCCAACCCAATGGAAGGAACACTTGAATCAGAAATTCAGGTATATCCATTTGAGTTATTCTCTATCTTTGGTAACGGTACAATTACAGAAGGTGGAGATCGTGCAGAAATGAAGACGATCACTGCTACAGAAGCAGGAAAACTTACATTACCAGATGATCCAAAAGCAGGAGCTTTATTCGTTTACGAAAAAGGTGATGTTGGTGGAACACAGATCGAAGGAAGTGCAGCAGCAAAAGTATTCACAGCTACAACAGATAGCGATATCGTTGTTGGTAAGAAATACGATGTATCTTATATCGTAAATGACTCTACACTTCAGTTAGTTAAGATTAACGATAATCAGGAATTAGCTGATTTCAGAGTTGACGCAGAAATCAACCAGAAATCTGAGCAAGGAGTTGTAACACCATTACATATCACTTGCTACAAAGCTACTCCTCAGAGAAATATCGAATTAGCTTTCGCAGCTGAGGGAGATCCTATTACACTGAAGATCACATTTGACCTGATGACAGATGCAGATGATGAATTTGTAGATATTTATCAGATCAAGTCCTTAGCTTAATTTAAGGATATTATTTATCACTACTGGTTAGTTTATACTAATCAGTAGTGTATTAACTTGGAATATTGAACATGAAAAAATATTGCAGTAATCATATTATAGTTTTACATTTTAGTTAGAAGATAGGGAAGAGAACAAAACTTTAATATGGTTCACAATTTGGATTATATGATTTTTTGTTTTCTTCCCTATTTTTTACGATTTTAAAAGAAAGGGTGTATTTATTGAATTCAGAAATTACAACGCCTGAACAGTTGCAGGAAGCCTATAAAGACACAAAACTCATTCCTGTTACAAGTTTGGCACAGGTTAAGTTCTATGTGGAACATGGCGTACAACCACTTCTGGTCTATCCATCTGAACGTGCAGATATTATGGCGTTCTGGTATCCAAAAAAAGATACATACAGACTATATGTTGATTATAGAAAATATATTAACGATAAATATCAGGTAGGTGAATAGGTTGGCAAAGAATGTTGGTAAGAGATTTGAAGAAAATTGGAAAGCCAGTATTCCTTCAGACGTATTCTACTATCGTTTAAAAGATCAGGCGCAATCTTTTGGTGGTTGTAGTAATTTAAGATTTTCAAGTAAGAATCCTTGCGATTGTTTCTTATTTTCTTCTCCTTATATGTACGCATTGGAATTGAAAAGTGTTGGTACTTCTTCTATTTCTTTTGAACGTACCAAAGAAGAAAAAGGCGTGATTCATTATCATCAGATTAAAGGTTTAAGAGAATTTGTTAGTTACAGAAATATGATCGCAGGGTTTTTATTTAATTTTAGAAAGAAAGATAACATAGAAACTACATATTTTCAACACATCAATGATTTTGACAGAATGATTGCTTCTATAGATAAAAAATCATTCAACGAAAAGGATTTAAAAAAATTCAATCCAATCATTGTTAATAGTCGAAAATTAAAAGTCAATTACAGATATCACGTATCTGAATTGCTTGAGAAGTTAAATAGAGAAATGGAGAGATAATTTTATGGATAAAATCGCTTTTGAAACAAGACATTATGAAGATGGGTCTTTAAATAGATTTGAGGCAAATGATTTCGTTGAGGCGGTTGTCGCTTCTGCTTTCCCAGTAACTAAGGACGAAAACGGAATATCTAGTATGGACTATGATCCACTGAGTAAACTTATGGGAATCAAGATGAATATTATCAAATTTTATGGAAACGTGGATTTAGAAAGCATTGGTATTGATGAATTATATACACTTGCTTCAGATATTAATGTTGACGAATTTGTTGATGAAAATGATATTAACAAAGTACAGTTTAAAGATATGTTAACTGCAATTGATGAAAAATGTGACTACATCAAACAGCAGTTAATTGCAAGTGCGGTTGATATTAAACTTGACGGCAAAGATGTGAATTTCAAGGTCGAAGGTGTTGACGATTTAGTAGAATCTGTCGTGGCTTTAGCACCTGCTCTTGAATATATCAACGAAGTATTTGCAAAGGCTGATCCAGAGGTAACTCAGAAGATGATGCAGTATTTTGCAGAACATGGTTTTGACTTTACTGCCGAAGACATTACAAAAGCTGTTGTTGAATCTGATGATTTCCAGAAAAATAGAATTGATGCACTCGAAGCAATTAAACAGGGTGCCGCTGATGCAGTCAATAATAATGTAGTTTCTATTGACAGAAAGTAAGGTGATCTCATGGGGAACATGGGCGCAATGGCTGGGTTATGGAGACAAATCCAGAATGAAATGCGTGATGCTGTAAGTGAAGCTGAGAGTAAGACATTCTTAACTGCCAATCAAGAGCTTACTGCTTCTTATGCAGGTGGGGAACCAAAGGAGTATAAGAGAACAAATCAGATGAAAAACTCCACAAGAACAACTGGCGTTGTTGGTGGCGGAGATTCTATTAGTGCCACTGTGTATCTTGATCAGGGATACAATTATAATACTGGAACTTATTCTACTCCTCACGTCTTTTCAGAAGCAGAATCTGGGGGATCTGGTATTGTATTAACTTCTGGATTCTGGCAACGTACAGAGCAAAAAGCTCAACAATATGCTGAACAGGCATTTGCAAAAAGATTTAAACAATAATTTCTTTTCACATCAAATTTGATGTAAATTCCACAAAAATAAAACCAAGATTTTATATGCTCAGTAACCACAATATATGGTATTCAGTTTTATGAATATTACTATATATTGTGGTTATATTTATTTTACAACAGGAGGTTTTACCGTTGGCTAGATTTACGGTATATAACAAGATTACATCTCCAGAAAAATTAGCATTAGTCAATGAAGATAACAAAGATTTAGGCAATGAGTGGTTAGACTATCTTGCCTCTGTTGATCGTGCGCAGAGTACAATCAAAGGTTATCGTAATGACTTAGATATTTTCTGGTGTTGGAATCTGGAACATAATAAAAATAAGGACTTCGCAAAATTAACAAAGCGTGACATTGCTAAGTTTCAAAATCATGCAATTAACGTATGGGGATGGAGTCCTAAACGAACAAGACGTGTTAAATCATGTCTTTCTTCTTTATCTGATTATATCGAAAATATGTTAGATGAGGAAGAGGAATTTGAAGGATTCAGAAAAATTGTAAATAAGATTGAGAATCCTGCAAATGAGGCAGTACGTGAAAAAACTATTCTGCCAGATGAAAAAGTTGATGACTTATTAAAAACTCTTGTCGAACAAGAGAAATATGAAAAAGCGTGTGCTATCGCTATTGCTGCTTATTCTGGAATGAGAAAGTCCGAAATTATCCAGATGAAGATGTCTTATTTTACTGAAGATGCTCTTGAATTTGATGGTGCTTTATATAAAACGCCAAAGATTCGTACCAAGGGTCGTGGTAAACTAGGTAAGCAGTTAAACAAATTTATCCTTGTTGATGTTAAAAAATATATTGATCTATGGGATAAACAACGTAAAGAACTTGGCGTTGATATTGACGATATCTTTGTAACGAAAGATAAAAATGGTTGGCATCGTAGATCCAATCTTGATAAATGGACAGCTGAATTCTCAGAGATGTTAGACGTAGACTTCTACTACCATTGTATGAGACATTATACTTGTACTGCTTTTGCAAAGAAGAATATTCCGATTGATGTTATCAAAGAATTCTTTGGATGGTCTTCTACGGAATTGGTTGGTATTTACAACGATTCATCCGCAGAAGATGACTTCGGAAAATACTTTACAAAAGACGGTATTAAAGAAGGAAAGCAAGGTTCTTTGTCTGATTTATAATATTGGAAAAAGATACCTGTATACATACAATATATTTCTATGATATACTCAAACTCGCAATGATCAATTACACGACAAAATCTATGATGTAACACCACTTATATAGTAGGAGATGATGTTATGATGATAGAGAATAGAAAAAATTACTATACACTTATTTGTGCTGAATGGAGTATGTATGGCGGAGGAATAGTTATACATACAGAGGTAAATGTTGGTTCAGTCATCGAAGCACATGAATATGTTTTATCACATCTTTATGACTTCCCTACTGGTACATGGGTACTGAAGCCATGTTTGACAGCAATTAGTTAAACAATAAGTAACAAGTAATTGATCATTGCTTTGATCGGACGGTTGGTATAATGGAATTATACTGGTCTCCAAAACCAGAGATCGGGGTTCGATTCCCTGACCGTCTGTTAATTATATACTGGAACTAAAAGAGTCTATTTTGTATAGGCTCTTTTTATTATGCACAAAATTATGAAAGAGGTGAGTGAATGGATTTTCAAGCCGTCATTAAAGCAATATTGAATAAGGGCGATGTTGAATCTCAGTTGGCTGATCTTGTGAAAGACAGGGACGTACATATTAATCCTACTGTCGGAACAAGCGGATCAACAAATACAACACTTAATAACCAAATTAAAAGACAGGCAAATGCTCAGGCAAAATCATATGTACAGTATAGTAAATCTGCAATTCAAAAGCAGATGAAACATGCTTCTGGGACATTTTATACTAGCGGAGAAACATCTATTGATAAAGGTCTTATTAAACATGCAAAAGCCCAAGCTAAAGAAATGTCTAATGTTGCAAAGCAGATCGCAAACGAAGAAAATGTTTCAACACCAACTGCTTATCAATATGCAGACAAAGCATTAAAAGAGCAAGAGAAAGCAAAAAATAAAGCATTAAAAGAGCAAGAGAAAGCTGATAAAAAATATCAAGCAGAACAGAAAAAGCTAAATGAGAAAGCTGCTAAGATTGAATCTGACATTCAAGCAAATAGATTTGCTTCTAAATCTGGAAGATATCAAAAACAATTTTCTGGGTATGTTGATAATAATAGCAAAGAATACAATGCTGTTTTGAGCAACATTCTTGACTATGAAAAGCAACGTAAAGAAGTCAATAAAATGTATGGGAACTTTAAAAAGGACCCAACTATAAAAAATCGTGACCTTTTGATTGATGCTCATTCAAAACTTGAGCAGTATGATAAAAATGCTACAAATAGTCTATCTTTATTAAATTCTTCTCCTAATAAAGTATTGAAGAGTGATATAGAGAAACAAGCTAAAAAACAAGCCAAACAAGAGGAACAATATAGTGATTGGTTTAATCAAGCTCTTTTCAAAGAGCAAGAGAAAAAAGATTCTTATGTGCAAAATGTTTCTAGGAATCTTGGAAATAAATCATATGATGCTAATTTAGCAGCACAACAAAAGAAACTTAGTGGGTATTATAGTGGCAGTGAAGAATACAAAAATGCGAATAAGTCTTTTGAAGAATATAAAAAGAATGTAAAAGGTTTGCATGAATTACATACTCAATACCAAGCAAATCCTTCAACTGCTAATCAGGATGCGATCATTAAGCAGAATGAGAAAGTAATCCAATCATATAAAAAATTAAACAATGAGATGAAAATTCTCGACGCAACTCAGAGCAAGGCACTTAATCCTGGTGAGGGTAGTATTCAAGCAAATAAGATTAGAACTTATATGACGAATAATACCAAAGCTGCTAAGGAATATGGGGTTGCATTAGAGAATCTTGCGAAACAATCTGAAAACGCTACAACTAAAGGCGAAGCTCAAAGCATTAACCAACAGTTTAAGCAAATGCAGGCTGAAATTTCTGCGAAAGGACTTACTGGAACTTCAATGTTTTCAGAAGTTAAGCGTGGATTTAGTCAGATTTCTCAGTTTGTAGGAACATACGGTATCTTGCAATCTGGTATGAACAAAGCACAGGAAATGGTGCAAAATACATATGATGTAGATAGTGCTATGACTCAGCTTCAGATGGCTACTGGTGTATCAAATGATAAAGCCAAAGATTTGATGAAAACATATTCAAATATGGGGCATCAATTAAAGGCTACTGGTACAGATGTTGCTGCTTCTTCTACTGAGTGGATGAAACAGGGACAAAGTGTTGAAAAGTCTAATAAACTTGCTGAAAGTTCTATTAAACTGAGTAAGGTTGGCGGACTATCATCTGAAGATGCTACAAAGTATTTAACTTCTGCGAGAAAAGGTTATGGTGTTACAAGTGCCGAAGATACCTTAAAAATCGTAGATAAATTAAGTTCTGTAGATATGGCTTCTGCTACTGATGTTGGTGGTTTGGCAGAAGGTATGTCAGAAGTTGCAAATACAGCAAAAATTGCTGGAATCTCAATGGATAAATTGCTTGGGTATTTAGCCACAATCGGTGAAGTAACTCAGGAAGGTATGGGTTCTGTTGGTACTGGATTAAATGCTGTTTTTGCACGTATGGGTAATATTAAATTATCAAGATTAAAAGATTACCAGAATAACGGAGAGGATCTTAGTAACGTGGAAACTGTTTTGCGTGGAGAAGGTATTAATCTGCGAGACAAAACAGATCAGTTCCGTAATTTTGGTGATGTTCTTGATGAAGTTGCTGGCAATTGGACTAATTATAGTGACGTGTCTCAACGTGCAATCGCACAGTCTTTCGCTGGCACACATCATATGAATGAGTTCATTACACTTATGACCAATTACGGTAAAGCTCAAGAATACGAGAAAGTATCCGAAAATTCTGCTGGATCTACAGATAAAAAGTATGAAGTTTATAAGAATAGTTTGGAAGGACAAACAGAAGATCTTAAAAACTCATTCCAATCTATCTCAACAACATTTGCTGATAAAAACCTTCTTGGTGGAGGAATTACTTTATTATCAAATGTTCTTAATGTAGTTAATAAATTAGTAAGTAGTTTTGGATTATTGCAAACTGCTGCCGCGGGCTTTGCTGGCATTAAACTTTTTAAAAACCTAGGTTGACCCTATCTCAAAATCATTAGGGTGACAGTGAGCCTACTATATATAAGGAAGAAACAGAAATGGTGTTTCGAACAAATATATAGGATACGGGGTTTTAAAATACACGTATCAGGAGTAATTGCTGGAACGAAAAAGGATATCAAAACTGAAACGGAATTGGCAACAATAGACGGAATAGTTTAAGAATTTGATATTCATATTGTATTATACGATTGTATCTAATCAGCCGCACACATTCTTACCATATAGGAAAGTATCGGTAAACTACCGCATAAGAAACGTGCTTCGGGATAAGGCACAGTAGCTAAGATATTTTAATAAGAATGGATGTTCAGAGACTACCGATCCTGACAGATAATGACGACCTTATGATCATTGTCTGGTAATGTATAGCCCAAAAGTGTAAATTAATGTCGATGTTTTACCTGCTATCATCGTTTGCGTACAGAGATATTGTATCTCTAAGCAGGGAACTTAAAATTCAAATTTTATGTAAAAAACGACCATCAAAAAGTCCTTATTTTATAAGGTTTTTTGAAGATTGGCATTTTGGCAAGTTGTATTTTATTTTATACAATGTTGCTAAAATCAAGTTTATTTCTATACTAACCAATGTAAGGAACTTATTTTGGTAATGAGAACGACTCATGACCGTTCTTTATTATATCGAGCAGTGGACAGGCAGAGTAATTAACTGCCGAGCGGAACTTCATTTTCTCCTCAACTTTCATACGCATCCACTGCTCTACTCTATTTAAACTGTTAATGTTAGAAAGTTGAGAGAACTGGAGAAAAAATATTATGATCAACACTAAAGATAATTTAGAAATTATGGAATTCGTAAACGATAACAATGGAATGTCTGTCAGAACAATTTTAAACCCAGACGGTAGTGTGTCAATGAATGCTGAAGATACAGCTGTTGGATTTGGATGGACTAGAATAAAATATGGAAAAGAGTATGTAAAATGGGATAGATTAAATTCTTACATTAAGGATATTGGATTTTCCCCACTTGTGGGGAAAGATGATTTTATCCCAGAAACACTATTTTATCTTTTGGGAATGAAAGCATCTAATGATAAAGCAAAAGAATTTCAAATGTGGCTTGCCAAAGATGTTATTCCATCCATCAGAAAACATGGGGCGTTCATTGCTGATTCTCCAAATGTAGATATCGATTATGTAAAGAATGAGATTAAATTTAGTACAAAATGTACCATTAAGACTTTTAGAAACGCAGATGTTTCGGAAATCAAATCATTGTATTCTGAATTCAAAAGTTATGTTGATGAGGAATTCAAATATGAATCTGCCAAAAGAATATCTCGTTATAAGTCAGTCGAGAAAGGATTACAACAGTTACATGATCGTTTAGCATCCGAAGATATTTCTAATGTTGGAGATTGTTATAATATTAGAAAATTAAAAGAACAGGTTATTCTAGATCGTACTACTCTTGAAAAAAGAGTGAGCGGTGGACAGAAAGCATATATGACAAAACGAATTGACGATCTTGAAAAGCAAATTGGTTGAATATCGAATGCATTTTTGATATGATAAATATACATAAATTGAATATATAATCAAGAAGTTATTTGAGGTGGTAAAATTCGTTGCAACCATGCACCCTATGGGTTAAAAGAGATGTAGGAGAGGCGACGCCTACCAAATAACTTCTTTTTTATTGCAGAAAAATAACCGCCTGACCTGGTAAGTAAGCGGTTATTATTAAACGTATAAATTATTAGGCGAACCGTTATCAGTAACACCTTTTTCTATTATCAGAATATCATTGGAATCTTGAAATGTCAATAATAAAAAACAGTCTATCAGAAACCACTTACGGCAACTAATAGACTGCAAATCCTTTGGAAATGCAATGACGAACTTGGAAGATAACTCGTTGCATTTCTTGTAAACTTAACCGTATAACTTGACGATAAATAAGTTATATGGGATATTTTTATATTAATACAGAGATATTATTTTGTCAATAATTTGTTGTAATAAGCTGATTTGTTGCATAAATAGAATTAAGAGAGATAACTCAACGGTTACCTCTCTTTTGTTATACTCTTTTTTAATTTAGAAATTTGTTGTATAATAAATTATAACTATTAATTTATATATACAAAGGAGAGTATAATTATGAGTAGACAAGTAACAGACAAAGACGGAAATGTACATATTATTGAAACAAATAGTCAACAGATAAATAGTATGACAAACCAAGAACGAATGTTGGATAAAATTATTCAACACCAACAAACTCAGAATAACAATAAGTCAAAGGAGTGATAATTTATCAAAGAACTTAGTTTAATAATTGAAGCTGTGCCAAATATATTACAATATTACATACCAGGTGCATGTTTCTTATTTATATTTCAGCTAACAATTTCTAAGAAACTTTCAGGATTTGCATTTAATGTTGGAAGCTGCATTATTAGTTATGTGTCGTTAGCAACAATCGCATTATTACGATTAAATATCTTGAAACATTTAAAAGATACATCTTGGATAAATAATGGAATTTCTATTATTTTATGTATTATAGTAGCATTATTATTATCCCTTATCCTATCAAACAAAAAAGTCAAGAACTGGATCGCTGATCAATTTCATATCACAACGAACAACAATGTTCTTGATGATGTGTTTGATTACACGAATGGTAGCTGTGTAATTGCTCGTCTAAAAGATAAAGATTATTTCTTTATGGGCAACTTACGGTTAACAGATGAAGGAAAAGACAAACAATATATTGTGTTAAATGCTTTCACAAAATTTTCGCAAAACGGTAGTGTGCTGGCTACTTATGCAAAAGCTGAAGGGAAGGAAAATGCGAATATCGTTTTGAAGATTAGTGATATTGATTATCTTGAAGTATATAATAACGGCTTTGAAGATATTGTAACCGTGTTAAAGAGAGAGGATTGATAGTCCTCTCTTTCTTACCACTGATATTTACATTTGTTGCATTGATATGTATTTCTTGCACTACGGGTGGCAGTGCGAACAAGCTGTGTATCCACGTTGTTCTGCTTCAGATTTAGAGATTGATATCGAACTCTTTTTAAGATATCTACAACCAGCCGCATGATACTTTTGTCCATAATCTGTTATGTAAACTGTATAACTTGCGGATGAAGAATTATCGGAGTCTGAAGAAGACGAATTATTTGATGATGAACTGGTATTATTTGAGCTAGATGATTTCTTTGATGTAGATTTTTTCGGTTTTGCTACCTTTTTATATTTTGCTTTTAACTTATCGTATTTGTCAATTAGTGACGTATATTTATACCATAGATTATTATATTCTCCACTAGAACGACTCAAATCTTCTTGTATTTCATCATTCTCTTTGGAAAGATCATAATAACGTGAATAAATATCATCATAAGAACCTTTTACATCTTCGTATTTTGACCTTATTTTTTTATGTTCTTCGCTAGTTTTGATATTAGTTCCAACACTAAATGATAAACAAATTGATAGAACAGCAATCAAGACATGTCCTTTGTTTAAATTCATTTGCGTACTCCTACCATTTATAACCACAGTTCTTACATCTGTAAGTATTTCTCGCACTAGAACTCAAAAAACCAACTGCAAGGAAACCTACTGCTTTTCTAGTCATGCTAATCTTCTCAATATTGGTTGATCCGCATGTTGGGCAGTGGGGAACATTAGGATGTTGTATTGTTTGTTTGGGTTTGTTGTTGGAATGATGTTTATTTTTCTTCTTCTTTTGCTTATGTACTTTTTTATAATGTTGATCGAAGAATTTCTCGGCTTCTTTAATGCCGTTGTGATATAATACATCATCCCAGCTTTCGGGAAATGACAATGGAACTTCATTAGACAACTGCAATACACTAATTAATTGTTGTTTTTCTTCTTCTGTCAAGATTGATAATTCTTTTATATAATTAAAATCTTGTTTTGTTAATTTCTTTTTAAAATACAAATTTCTAGCAGTATCTTCAAAATCGTATTTATGGTAATGTAAATAACAAATAACAATAGAGCCATCCATGTTATCTAAATCATCAGCATACTCCTCTTTGGTCATTGCGTTGTATGATTCTGGAACCGAATATTGCTGTATAATATGTGTCAATAATGTCATTTTATTATCAACACATATATCAATCCCAGAATTATCAATTGATTCTAAAATATACTGAATTGATTCTTTTTTATTCCATTGTTTCATCGCCTGTACTGCTTTAGAAAAATCAACTATATTTCCGTTTATATTACAAGTTGTATTGGTCAGGTTTTTGAACAATTGCTGTTGTCTTTGATTTACAATCCGTTGATAATCATTATTTTCTTTAATTTTTGTTAATGGATATCCACAATGTATACATTGATCAGCTTTATCGCTGACTTGTCCCCCACATTCAGGGCATTTTATTAACGCCATACTATACTCTCCTTTGTTGCCTACCATTTATACTTACAATTATTGCATTGATATGTTTTTCCAATGTTTGAACTCAATATTCCTAGCACTAAGCCGCTAACAATGCGAGAACTAGCAGTTATCTTTTTGATATTTGTTGATCCGCAGTTAGGGCATGAAGGTTTGTGAATAACTGGTTGTTGTTGAGGTAGTGGTTTGCTTTCTGTATCTCTGCCCCAGAAATTAGTAATATAATTGATAGCATCTACTTTCATAATTAATTGTATATCATACGGATAAGAAAATGGAATATATTTTTTATCATTTAAAAAATGTATAAATTCATTCTTTTCTTGATTTGATAATTCTGGAATCAATTGAATATGCTTAATAGCCTCTTTACTACAATACCCATATTGTTTTAAACTATCATACACTGGTGTTAAATCATATGTAACGTCATTATCCTTTATAATACATCTTTTATTTTTTGGTATATTTTTTATAACATATTCTCTAAATTCAGTTTGTGTTTCAAAATCGTCATAATTAGTAGGAATAATATCTGATGTCATAACTGTTTTAATAAATTCAAGAATCCCACTATAGCTAATATCGATATCACTTTCATCTATTCTGTCAGTTAATTCTTCGAAAATCTCTGAAGAATATTTACTTTTTAATTTAGGAACTATATCTGAAAAATCTACTACTACACCATTGAAATTACATTTTGTATTGGTTTTCTTTTCTTTTAATTTTAATTGTTCGAAATATTCCTTAACTGGATATCCGCAATGTACACATTCTTTTGACTGATCTGAAATTTCTTTGCCGCATTCTGGGCATGTTGTAAGTGCCATAATTTATTTACCTCCGATACATTTACTAAATAAATTGTATCATTATATATACTAGAACGCAACTCGTATATTATAATAAAACACTTTTGTCACTGCAAAATCGAGGTAAAGATGCGAAGATACAAGAAGCATTAAAGAATCTTGATCCAGAAGAAAGAAATATGTCAAATGCATATTTCAAAAATGCTGTAGAAAAAGTAGCAAAAAATGAAGAAGGGTATACTCCAAAACAACGTGTAGAAACATTAATAAATAAAAACATTCCAAGAGAAACCATTTCAGATCTTATGAATACTGTCGTTAATCAGCCAAATTCTGATTATGCAGATAAGATTAAAGATGTAACTGAAGCAGTAGATTCGATTCCTAAATCTGCTGAAAAAGCTGGACATGCAGCCAGAGATTTAAACAAGAATCTGAAGTTTAGTGATGCCGAAAAATCAACAACTGGTTTTGCAAGTAAATTTAAGACAAAAATGTCTGACGGTGTTGAAAAAACAAAAGCAAAACTTGGTGAGTTTAAAGGTGCAATTAAAGATATAGGTACTGGTTTAAAAGAAACTATGGTTGCTAATCTTCCTGCCGTATTACTTGCTGCTGGTACTGCTGCTGCCGCTGGTGTCAATGCATTAGCTAACAATATTCGTAGCAGAGCATTAAACGCAGGCACAAAGAATCTCAACAAATACAACAAGAAAATCAATAAGAGTCAGTCTAAACTTGACTCTGTAAATGACATCAAGGCAGAGTTTAACAGACTTGCCAAAGGTGTCGATAATACAACTAATCAGAATGTAGGACTGTCTGAATCTGATTACAATCGTTATCTTGAATTAAAGAAACAACTTGTTAAGACAAATAAAGATCTTGTTAAATCAATGGATAGCGAAGGAAATGCTATTATTGATAACAACTCTGCAATTGACAAATCCATTAAGAAATATGAACGTCAAATTCAGAAAAATAAACAGGCAATTGCAAGCAAAAAGAATTTAGCTATCCAGAACAAAGCTGCCGCACTAAATATGAATAAAGCGACTGAAGGTTATCAAGTTGGCGACAGAAGCCTTACTGGTAATGTCGGACGACTACTGACTGGTGGAAAGAAAGGTGTTGGTATTGGCGGAGCTTTAATTGGTGGTGCAATTGGAACACTTATCGCTCCTGGTGCAGGTACGGCTATCGGTGCTGTTATTGGAAACGGTGTACAGGCGGCAGCAAATTTAGGTGGACAATTATTGCTCGGTACAAAAGATTCTGGTGCTATTCACAGTATCTTTGCAAGCAAGAAATCTATCGCAAGTGATGGATTAAATTCTAATAAAGCTAATCTCATCAGCATGATCAAGAACACAAAAGCTTATAAAAAAGAAGCTAAGAGTATTCTTGGTAAAAATGCAGATCTTGATAACTTAACAGATCAACAGTTATCTACATTATTAAACAATGCAAACTTTGATAGTGGTGGACTCGGTATTAAAGACAACACAATAAGCAAATATGCGGATGCCACAAAAGATCGTTTGAAACAGGTTCAAGATTACCTCAAAGAGTTTAAGTCCACTACTCTTGAAAACACACTTGAGGCATCTCAAGGATTTGCAACATTAGACAAGACATCACAGGAATTTGCCAAGAATTATGTAAGTAATATGGATCTAAGTTCTGATAAGATGTCTGGTAAAGGTGCAACAAAATATCTTGAAGAACAAGAACAGAAAGTTCGTAGTTTTACAAGTAAACTGGCAACTGATAGTTCATTAAAAGATGCTTATGAAAAATTCTCTGATATCAAAGGGGATACGTCTTTAACTGCTAGTGAATGGCAAAAGCAAATCAATGAACAATTTGAGACTCTTAAGAAAAAGACAGGAGCTTCTACTAAAGAGTTGTCTGGTATGCTTGGCGTGTCCATGTCTGGAAGCGATGTATTAACATCTAACGGACAAAATGTTCAAAAAATGATCAAGACTCTTAACGATGAGTTTAAAGGTCAGAAAACTAAAGACAAAAAGACGGTAGCTAATCTTCAAGATCAGAAAGAATTTACGAAATTAATTTCTCAATATCAGTCTGCCAGAAATAACAGATTATCCAAAGGTTCATCCAAAGTCGGTAATGTAGACCTCAATGGAAGACCTGTATTGTTAAATAATGATAAAAAGAAATCTTATAGTACATTAATCTCTTCTTCTATGGCTGGTGCTGACGGTAGTATGTTTGAAGGAAAGGAAATTATGTACACACCTGTATTGTCAAGCACTGGTAAAAAGCTTGATGATAAAACGATGCAGGAGTATATTTCCAAAATTACTTCTAAAGCTACAAGCAAAGATGAGTTGTTAAAACTTGATTCCAAAGGATTGGAAATTGGTGGACAGAAAGTTAAAAACGTCATTGAAGGTGTTGCTGACTCCGTAGATGAAGCCAATAAAAAGACCGAAAGTTTTCATGAAAATAATGAAAAGGGCTATGATAAAGAAGCGGAATCTTTACGAAAGATTAAAGATTATATGACCGAACAAGGCGGTAAATATGAGAAATTAGGTAAACAGCTTAATTCTTCTGTTGACTTTGACAAAATTTTCGGTAAAGGATATTTTGAAAACCTTAGCCTCGATCAGTTGTCTGAAGCTTATGACTTAATTACCGATAAGAATGAAATCTTTACAGGTTCTCTTGAACAGCTAAAACAGCGTCTTGATAATGTTGCGAAATACAAAGATAGTGGATTATCTTATACTCTTGACACGTATACTCAAGCTACAAAATCTGCTGACGATGATGCAAATTACAATACTTTTGTGTCTGGATTAAAGAGCGCCAAAGACGAATGGGATAAAGGTAAAGTTGGAACCGACCAATTTAAGCAAATGGCAGGTCTTATCTCTCCTACTGGAAAGACGGATGATAAGAATTTCAAAGAAAACTATGATCATATCATGAAGTATTTTACTTCTGACGATTCAGGTCCTAAAGCGTTTGTAAGTCAGTTACAGAACATGACAAATGCTTCTGGTGAAGCTATGGCTAAACTCAATGCAAAAACTGGCGATTATAAAGTTAAAATTGACAATGTTGGTAAGGCGGCTAAAAAGATGGGAATGGGTATCACTCCATTTGAATCCATCTTGAATAATCTTAAAACATACGGTTGGGATGTGCAGTTTGATTCTCTTACAGAGCAATGGGATAGTGCTAGTGAAAAACTGAATGAATGGTCACAGGCTTGGCAGAAAAATGGTGGATCATTAGGAGATTCTCAAGGTAAGGAAATCGAAAAATACAAACAACAACTTGAAGATTTGCGCAGAAATGAAAAAGAACTACCAGAAGGATTCGAGCAAACACTTACCATAAAACTTAATGCATCTGAAGCAGAAACGGCTTTAACGAACTCTGTTGATGAGTATAAACAAAAACTCAAAGACAGAGGTGATAGCTGGGGTACATCCAAAGATGCAAAGAAAGAACGTAGTAAAATTTTCGATGAAGGATCTTCTGCTACAGACAAGGCAACAAAAGCTCAAGATTCTGTGTTAGGTCAAAATGGTCGTGAACTAAATCAAAAATACGAAGCTGAGTATGAGAAAAAAGAAAATGCAGTTCAAGCCGCATTACAGCAAGCAGATAAAACTGGTTCGAAGAAAGATATGGAAGCATATCTTAAAGCCGTTCAAGCCCGTCAGGATCTTATTACTGCTGGTGCAACAGACAATAAATATTACGTTAAAACGAAGTTTAAAGACAAGAACGATGTCCAAAAAGAGTTAAAACGTAATGGCGCAACAGTCGATACGAGCGGAAATGTTACTGCAAGTAAAGATAACCAAGATGTTAAAACCATCATTGACGCTTATAACAAAGCACATAAAGGCAATGAGATTAAGGTTACTTGGGCTGACGGTAAATTACCAGATACTAAACCTAAGAAAAATGAGTCTGATACCAAGGGTAAAAAGTCTGAATCTGGATTGAAAGACAGCACTTCTTCTAAGAATGAGAAGCCTAACACAGAGACCAAGACAGAAACTTCTGGTAAAGAGAATAAATCTCCTTCCATTTTAGACAAGATCAATAGTTTCTTCAAAGAGCGCCAGACAAAAGAGTTCAAAAATAATACGACGAAAAAATCTGAAGAAAATACTGGCGAACAGACAAAGAAAGTTCAATCTCTAACTAACTTTGTTAAAAGTATTCCTTCTAATTTAAATGGAGTATTTAAGAGTGCTCAAACAAAACAGAATTCTACTACATATCAGAAACCACAGGTTAAGTCTGGAGCACAGAATTGGCAGACTGATAACACTAAATATGACAAGTTTACATCTGGTGCAAAAGGCATTTGGTCAAGCATTACAGGTGGCATAAAAGGATTATTTGGTGGTTCAAAATCTTCTGCTTCTGCTAGTCAAAATGCTAGTAAAAAGCAATCATCTAAGTCAGATGTTAAAGTAAATGTCAAAGGAAATGCTAAAAAGACAATTGATTCTATCAAGAAATCTTTATCTAGCATGAAATCCAAAAGCATTTCTATTAAGGTTAAAGGAAATGCAAAGAAAACAATTTCTTCTATTTCTAAATCTCTTAAGAAATTAAAATCTAAGAGCGTTTCTATTAAAGCAAAAGGCAATGCCTCTTCTGTCATTAAGAAGATTGCTAGTGCTTTAAAGAAACTGAAAAACAAGAACATTACCGTCAAAGTAAAAGATAGCGCTTCATCTAAAATTAGTAGCATTAAAGGAAAGTTGAATGCATTAGGTAAGATGCATCCGACTCCAAAAGTTACTATCAATACAAGTGGATTACATGATGTTGAAGCTGCAAAATCAGCGATCAATGGCTTACATGATAAGTCTGTTAATGTATCTGTAAATTATAGCCAAAGTGGAAGCAAACCAAGTAAAGCCTATGGTACATTTGCTCGTGGATCAATGGCATGGTCAACCGCTTATGCAAAAGGCACAGCAAATGCACTCGCAGGCGGAAATATTGGTGCCAAAACTTCAGGGAAAACACTTGTTGGAGAATTGGGTGTAGAAGCTATTATTCCTAAGAATTCCCAAAGAATGTTTTTACTTGGTACAACAGGTCCCGAATTTGCAGATATCCATTCTGGAGATATTGTCTTTAATCATCAACAAACAGCTGATTTGTTAGCAAACGGGCATACTTCTACTCGTGCAAAAGTACAAGGCGGAATGTCTGCATTTGCTCACGGAACATCTTTCAAGGCTCTTTCTTCTGGGCAGTCTGCGACAGCTTCTGGTGGATGGCGTGGTGGTATCGCTGAGAAATCAGGTTCTTCTTCTACCAAAAAGCATACAGAATCCACTAAAAAGAACACGGAAGCAACTAAAAAGAACACGGATTCTAAGAAAAAAGACAGCAAAGCTACAGATAAGAGTACAAAGAAAAAGTCAAAATTTGCCACATTGCTTGACAATATGGGTAAACAATTTGACTTCATTGCAATCGCTATTGATCGAGCTGCAACTGCTACAGAAAAATTTGCTAATATGATCAATGATTATGTGAAACCAGAAGCTAAACAAAGTGCGCTTTGGAATCAATATAAATCAGCTGGCAAGGAAGTTTCTGTAAATCAGAAAGCAGCTAAGAAATATAAATCTGAAGCAAGTTCATTTGCAAGTAAGGCAATTAAGACAGTGCCTAAGACAAAGAACAGTTCTAAGAAAAAGAATCAGAAACGATTACGGACATACTTTGAACGTGTGCGTAACGGTAGTATGAATATCAATACTATCAAGAATGATAACATGCGTTCTGCTGTGGAGTCCTATCAGAATTTATATGAGAAGTACCTTCAAGCTAATTCTGCTGCTCAACAGTTAAAGAATACTCAGCGTGATTTATTCAATCAATGGTTGAATATGCCTACTGAAAAGGCACAGAAAGCAATTGAAAACCTACAAAACTCATATGATACATTATCTAATCGTTCTTCTGCTGCATCTACGGGAGAGTCTGGTGTTGCAAGATTAGTTCAAACGTCAAACGATCAGTTATCCGAAGCACAATCTAATGTTTCTTCTGCAAAATCTACTCAGAGTCGTGCCTCTTCTGCTAACAAAACAGCACAAAAGAAGGTTTCAAAAGCGACAAAGAGTCAGAAATCTAAGGCGAAATCTGCTAAAAAAGCGGTCAATAAGTCTGGATTATCTAAAAAAAAGAAAGCGTCTCTTAACAAGAACATTAAAGCAGGTAAGACGATCTCTACTAAGGGACTCAAAGGGTCTGCAAAGAAAAAAGCTACTGCTTATAATAAAGCGGTTAAGAGTACAAAGTCTGCAAAATCTTCTGCTGCTAAGACAAGTGCAAATCTATCAAATGCTAACAGTGCGTTATATGATGCACAGGTATATCTGAAAAATGTGCAAGATTCTCAAGCAATTGCAAGTAATTATGCAGGTCAACCTGCTTACACATATCAGAATGATGTGTTGGACAGTCAAGTCAAAAATAAGAAGAAACAGTATGAAAATAGTCAGACTGCTGTAAGAGAAGCTAGTAAGAACCAAGCTAAATATCAGAAAGAACGTGAAAATGCACAAGCTAATAAGAATAAAGCTGATAGTGCAGTTAAGACCAAGGGTAATAATATTCTTAAGACCAAACGGGCTAAGAAATTATCTAATTCTCAGAAAAACGCAATCAAGTCTGGAAAAGAGGTTTCTTTAAAAGGAATCAAAGATAAGACTTTATTAAAACAGCTCAAGGCATATAATGTACAAGTCAAAAAAGCAAAAGACGCTTCTAATAAATTGGCGCAAGCTAAACAAAATGAAGCAGATGCTACAAATGCTTTAGCAACTGCAAATAAAAATGCGAATGATGCTGCTGCGGATTGGGCTGCTGAACAGACAAATGCTGCTGTACAATCTCAGGCTAATATTAAAGCATATTATGATGCGAAAGCTAATATGGAAGCCACAAATAGTAGCAATGCTTCTTCTGCTGCCAAGTTGAAACAAGCAAAAGGTCAAGACCTTGATAGTGCTGATTACCAGAATCAGATCGATGCCAATGAAAGACAAGCACAGATCATCGATGAAGAAGCTGCAAAAATGCAAGAGAATCTGAACAATAAACTGAACGATGGTTCTATTAAATATGGTTCTCAAGAATGGATGCAGATGCAAAACGAAATCAACGCTTGTAAAGGTAGCGCAGATGATTTAAGAACTTCTAACGAAGAACTTAAAAATAGTATGCGTGACGATATTTATTATCGTGGCTTTGAACGTGCTATTAAAGCGGCTCAGAATTTACAAAATTCACTTACAACGATATCTTCTCTGATCGATGAAGATGCAATGTTTGATGATGACGGAAATCTGACTGATTATGGTACTGCTGCTATTGCAACAAATATTGCTAATGTCAAATCTGAAAAAGAAGAATTGAATCAATTAATGCAAGAACGTGCCAAAATGGCTGAGCATCGTGATGAATATTCTGACACAGAATGGGCTGACGCAATTCAAAAGAGTGATCAAGATATTGCGGACGCCGTTAAGAGCATTAAGTCTGCCGAAGATAGTGTGACAACTATCCTGAAGAATAACGCAAAGCAGAAATTGGATGCGATTAACAAAACTATAGATGCTTATAAAGAAGCTATACAGACTTCTCATGACTACTATACATATGACAAGCAATTGAAATCCTCTAACAAGGATATTCAGATACTAAAATCACAGATCAATGCACTTAATGGGGTGGCTGATGCAGCATCGAAGAGTAAGAAAGCACGTCTTGAAGCAGAACTCCAAGAGAAACAAGATGCACTTGATGATACAGTAAAAGATCATATTTATAATCTTCAGATTGACGGACTTGACAAGTTAAGCACACAGCTGAATGATGATTATGAGAAATACTGTAAAGAGTTATCTTCTTCTGTTGATAAGATTGAAGAAACATTTACATCTTTATCTGGAACAATCAGTTCAGAGGGTACAAAAATTGATAGTACGATTACTACTATCTTGGGACATTATGGTGTTAAACCAAGCGATCTTGGACTGACAGATAGCAAGGTCACAGGCTATGCACAAGGTGGATTAGTTAAATCTGTACATAAGAACGGAGATGATGGACTTGCTTCTCTCGCAGTAGGTGAGGAAGTCGCCACTGTCGATGTTGTTAATCTGGCAAACAAAATAAGACAGGATAAGGTATTAAATGCCTTAGCAAACGGACATACACTGAACGGAATGACTATGGATGGCATTGGCACAACGGAAATCAATGTTAACTTTGGCGAAGCTATTGGTGCAATTAATGTTCCTTCTGGAGTATCCGAAGAAGAGCTTCAAAGAATCGTTAATGAATCCTATAAATATACTTCTCAGAAAGTTACTCGTGACATGGCTAAAATCGTTGGTCGCAAACGTCCAGTTTAAAACCTTATATAATAAGGAAGAAACAGGTTGAGTGGTGCGTAGAAATACGCACTCTTGCCTGCTCTTTTATGCAAAATTTTATACAGAAAGGAGATTACATATATGTTGTCATTTGAATATAATGGACAATCTACAAAAACAATCTTAGATACACCTCTGATGGTCGTGCAGTTTGATGTGACAAATGACATCACGGGATTTTCACGAGAGATTGTTAAAGGTGAAAAAACAATGTTACGTCAGGAGACAAATCATTATGGTGCAATGTATTCTGATGAGAGCACATATGAATTTTACCTCGTAAAAGAAAATGGACATGGATTTACAAATTCAGAGCAGAGAAAAATTAATAAGTGGTTGACTTCTCCTACTCTTGTAAAACCATTAACAGGAATTGCGGATGATAAAGAAACTGTTATTTACAGGGGAATCTTTCAGAATATCGGATGGAAGATGATCACATGCAAACTTGGGCAACTTGATGCGGTTCAATGCAGTTTCGTTTGTGACACCCCATTTATATGGAAACACTATGAGATTTCTGGCGAAGTTGCAACAAGTAATAAATTCTCAACAAACATTTTTGTAGATAGTGACGATACGGAGTATGAGATTTATCCAAAGGTAACGATCACTTCCCAAACAAGTCAAACGGTAACAATCGAAGTGCGTGATGAAAACTCTATGTCGGTACTGTGCAGACCTACTTTACCAGTGTGTATTGATTGTAAGCATTGCATGGTGACAGATGGTACAGTAACGGGACTAACTAATTTTGAAGATATTGGATGGGCTGATGTTGGAAATATTTCATGGCTTAAACTTCATGATGGATACAATGTTGTAAGTATTACAGGTGCGTGTACTTATAAAATTGAGTTTGATGTGCCACAGAAACGGATCGGTGATCTGTTATGATTAAACACAATGCAAAAATTTATTTATGTCGTCCTGACAGAACTGTTATTTGCGCTTTAAATGGAGTACAGATTAAAAGCGTTGAATATGAACAGCAATTAAAAGATTTTAACCATCTTACATTTAATGTAGACAGATATATAGATATTGATGGTGAATACGTTGAATCTGCTGGTTATGAGAAACTAAAAGATCATATGACGATTTATCTTGAAGGACTTGACTATTTTCAGCTTCAAGAACCTTCTCTGCAAAATGATAATGGTAGATATGAATACAAGGCATGTGAAGCGTATTCTGATGAGAAAACTTTTGAAGATAAAGATATGAAAGGTTTGTCTTTTAACAAAGGTACAACAGACTCTATGGAAATGTTGGCTACAAATAACGTAGACGATATGGGTTATGCGAAAGAATACATCACGTTTTGCAACGATAGGAACCATGAATTATCATTGATGCATTTAGTATTAGACAGAGTACCAGGATGGAGTGTCGGTTACATCGATCCTGCAATAAAGAACGAAAAATATTCGTTTGAGGCAGATAATACCAATGCCTATGCGTTCCTTAATACGACTGTTGCCAATGTTGTAAAATGCGTATTTTATTTCGACACAATCAATAGAACGGTAAGTGCATATGCTAAAGAAAACATAGGAAAAGACACGAATATCTTCATTGGATGGCGTAACGCACTTAATATGCTCAAAATGTCTCCACAGACCGATACAATGTATAATGCCTTAACAATTCAAGGCGATGAAGAGTTGGATATTACGAGAGTCAATTATGGTCGAAGCCAGATTTATAATCTTGACTACTATTTGACTACTAATTACTTCCCCCAAGAAACAATTGATAAAGTCAAGGCATGGCAGAAATGGCAAACAGACAATCATGATACATATATTGAAAACGGAAAGAAATCAGCAGAATATCAAGCCAAGATAGATGAAATTTATTATCGTGTGCCAAATGATGGAATCCAGATTGCTCAATATAAGACAATGGATCAAGAAACTCTTGAGAAAACACTGAAAATGTATGAGCAGATGCTTACTACTATTCAAGTCAGTGTCGACATAAGAGACGATTATGAGAAAGATTCTAAAGGAAATTATGTAAAATGGGATAAGCCAGATGATATTCAAAATCGTGTTTACAAGCCTTGGACTACTTCTTCTGGCGAGGTTGATCACGAAAAATACCTTGCTCTGTTGAAAGAAACCAATAAAGGATATTATACATATCAAGAATTACGTGATTATATCATCCCAAATATCAAGGTCGCAATTCAAAACTTACATTTAGCCGATGATAAGAAGATTGACTATAATGATGAATTTGAATCAAACTGGGATTTATACGGAATTAAAGAGCTTGAAGGTAAACGTGATGAATACAAGAAACAGATTATGGACATTCTTGCTGCATATCAAAAAGAATGGAATCAGCTTACCGATGAAGAGATTAGTAAGGCTGGTGTAAAGGATGAAAAAACCTATAATGTATTCCATAAGAATTTCATTAAGTATAAAAATTGGCTTGGGGATGAAAATACAGAAGGTTCTCTGCTCTATAAATTAAAAGAATTAAACGCACAAGTCGATGAACTTGAAACTCAGAAGAAACCATATGACAATGTAATGACAGATATGAATACTCATTCTGAACTCAATGATCCGCAATTTGGATTGACAGATAAAGAATACACCGCTGTCATGAACATTGTTCGTATGGGAGATTATACAAACAATAATATCTTTACTACTTCTCTTGATGACGCAATCACATCTTACGAGCATTGCGAAGAATTATATCAAGATGGATTAAAACGTATCTCTGAAACTTCTCAACCACAATATCAGATTGAAACTTCTCTCGATAACATTCTTTCATTAAATGAATATGCAGACGTAAATTCAGATAATAAACAAGGTTGGCATAATCAGTTTACGGTCGGTAACTTTATTCGAGTTGGTGTGCGTGATGATTATGCAGTTAAGTTAAGATTATTGACAATTGCATACAATCCCTGCACAAAAAGTTCAGAAATTAGTGTGACGTATACTAACATGATCACGAGTCTAACAGGTAGGGATGATTTCTCTTATCTATTTGACGATACTGCTGCTTCGCAGAAAAATAGTATTTCTGTCGGAACAGGCGACTCTAAAGACTCTGTTGAATATATGACTAATATGCTTCAGAGAATGACAAATAGTTCTTTGTTTGGAAATGCAGTGAACAATAGCGTACAAAATGTATTAAGCGATCAAGGAACAATTAATAAACTGTTTGGAGATTATCTGAATTATAAAGTAATTAATGTCGGGAACATTACTGGCGACAAAGCTGAGTTTAATGAATTGTTTAGCAAATATATTAACTCAGAATATATTGCTGCTAATTCAGCTGATATTAAAAAGTTAAATACAGACGTTGCCAATATTAACTCTGCAATCATCGGTACTTCTTCTACAGAAACAGGTATCGTATTCAACCTTTCCTCAGCAAATGCTAAGTTTGATTCTGCATGGATCATTAATGGTATTGCAGGCAAAATGACAATTGGAGACTTAGCCGCAGGCGATATTACAATCTCTGATACAATGCGTATCTTATCGGAGAATGGCAACTTTATCATGAACGGCTCAGCTATGCAGTTTTTAGATACTGAAGGCAATGTTGGAATCCAAATTGGTTATGATACGAACAAGAATCCAAGCATTATCATCAAAGACAATAAAGGCGTAACAGTTATGACAAGTCAAGGTATCACTAAGGATGCGATTGCTGATGGATTGATTGTGAATAATATGCTTGGAGATAAATCTATATCTAAGGATAAGCTGAACTTTCCTATCGTTGAAGCGAACGCACAAGGCGGAGTTGATATTACACAGATTTATGATGGTAAAGGCGGTTTATGGGGCGTTGAGTATACAACTTTTAAGAACAGTGTAAATAGTACATTAGATGACTGGGATACCAAGATGGATGAAATGGGATATGAAATCTTCATGACCACTTCTGCTGGCAGAACACTTGGTAGAGGAATTAATGAAACAGTAGCAACTGCTCATTTAACTAAAGATGGACAAGATGTTACAGACGAATGGGATGAATCTCATTTTGCATGGAAAAGAGAATCGAGAGATACGAGTGGAGATTCTTATTGGAATGAAGCTCATAAAGGGAAAAAACAAATAACTATAACTAGAGACGATATATATTTTGGAGCAGCTATTAAGCTGCTTTTTGTGGTTGATGGAGAAACTGTCGCATCAACAAATTAATTAAAGGAGGAAATAACCTATATGGGAAAAATACTAGCATGGACAGAGGGCACCTTTGTCGATTTAACAGATGGAAAGCAGATTCAGGCTTATTTAAATTATAATCAGCCATTGACAATACAATACGATCCGAACCAAGCTCAGAACTATGCACCAGACTGGGGAACAAATAAATTAACTATCACGCCAGTAATTCTTGTGGACAATGAAAGAGTTGCACCAAACGCAAATGGAATGTCAATCATTTGGCAACGTAGAGTGGGTTCTGGATCGGCTACAAATTTGGTAACAGGCGAGACTGTTTCTTCTGGTGTATTAAATGTAAGTAAAAATATGATGGTTGCTGGATCTGTGGAGCTTTTATCGTATATTTGTACAATTACTTATACAGATCCAGATACAAAACTTGTAGCAGAAACACAACAGCAGATCACATTCAGTCTTAACAAGAATGCATTGGAGCTTTCAGAATGTTCTATTACAGGTGAAACTTCATTTAAATATAATGGTTCTGGAAAATTAGTATCTGCTTCTTCTATTGTATTAACAGCCAACTTAACAAATTGTACATTAAAACAATGGCAATATAAAAAAGCAGATGGGTCTTATGCGGTTTATCCAAACTCTGGGACAAGCACTACATTAACCGTCAAAAACACTGATGCTGTATTCTTCAATGAAGTTGCAACAATTAAACTCGTTACAAACATGGACGGGCTAATTGATATTCATCAGATTCAAAATGTGCGAGATGGTGCCGCAGGTAGCGATACTTATACTTGTCAAATGACTAATGATGTATTTTCTGTTTCTTGTACTTCTTCAGGCACTCCAAAAACAGGTGCCTTCACAGGATGTGATTCTGCAATGGCTATCTGGAAAGGTGGTAACGACGATACCGCAAACTGGAATATCACAGCTACTCCAAGTACAGGTGTAACAGGATCTTTTGATTCTGACACACACAAATATACTGTTACAGGCTTAACAGTAATGTCAGGATACGTTGAATTTATTGCAACAAAAACCGGATGTGCTACTATCACAAGACGATTCAATATACATAAAGATACATCTGGAGCCGATGGAAAAGATGCACAAATCTTCGAAATTTCATCTGATGTTGCGGTTATGAAATTAAATGCTTCTGATGTCTATGTGCCAACAAGTGTTAAATTTTCTGGGACAAAGAGGGTTGGAAATGCTACAGTTGCAGCTGCGTATTCTGGTAGGTTTAAAGTCTACGAAACTACAGATGGGACAACATATAATCTAAAATACACTTCTTCATCCGATCAAACGACTATTATGTATACTCCATCTTCAACATCTGTGAAAATCATTAAAGCAGAACTTTATGTATCTGGAAATACAACACAACTTTTAGATAGTCAGACTGTTGCTGTTGTCCCTGATGGTCATAAAGGTGAAACTGGTGCAGCTGGTAAGGATGCGGTTGCAGTAAACTTAGGAAACTTTCATGATAGTATCCCTTGCGATACAGGTGGAAAATCTAAGGAAGCTAGAGATATTACAATTCCATTTGAATGTAATAAAGGTGGAGTCAGAGTTGCAGGAACAGCAGCTGTTGGAACATTACCTAGTGGAGTAACACTAAAAACAAATACAGCAGCTACGGCTTCTGCTGATGGGGCAATTGTACTAACTGTTGCAAAGGGCGCAGTACTATCTAGTACAGCCAACTCAGGAGAAATTACAATTACAATTACAGCTGCTTCAGTAACAAGAACTTTTAAATTTTCATGGTCTAAATCTGTACAGGCACTAAATGGTACAAGTGCTGTATTGTTACAGGCTTACCCTCAGGGAGATGGGTTAATTTATAATGGTAACAATAATGTTGTCCTACAAACTTTATTACAAAATGGAACAACCGCTGTAACTGCTTCGAGTTATCAATGGGCAAAATTTACAGGAAAGGGATATACAAATCTTGAGGGTAAAACACAATCTACATTGACAGTAACGCCAGATATGGTTGATTCATTTGCGTCCTTTAGAGTTTCCGCAGTCTATGGTGGAAAAACTTATAACGCATATAGTGTGGTTCAGGATAAAACAGACCCATGTACAGCTACATTAAGAAGTTCTATCCCTATGACAATTAAGAATGGACAAGGGGCTGGTGGAGCATGGATTCAAGTTTTAAGAAATGGAGTGGAAATCGACGCTCCTAAATCAACTGATTTCTTAACAAAAGCACCAAGTAATCCTACAAGTGGAGATTTTTATTATGCTGTAAATATGTCTGCAAAAACTGTAACTTTAATGAAATATGATGGTTCTAAATGGGCAGCTGCTCCATCTAGTGACCAGGCAACATTAACATATAAATGGTATAGGAAAAATGCACAAGGAGAGTCACTTGATACAACAACTCCTTATGCAACAGGGAAAGCTATCTTTGTAGATAGTTCAGTAATTCAAGGAACAATGAGTTTTGATGTAGAAATTTCAGAACCTTAAAAGCAATGGTATGTGTTTAAGTACAGGATCATTGCTTTTTTGATTCTGTGCTTAAATAAAGGAGGAAATTATACGTGAACAAAACTATTGCTTGGGCGGAAGGCACGTTTGTTAACATGACAGAACCTTTCACAGTCATGTTAACAAACGAAGCACAGCAATTCGCTACAGATTCAAATAGAAAAGTAACTTCCACACAAAGTTACTATACAGACATTATTGTTATTCGTGGTAGCCAGGAACGGACTGATTACACGATTGGAAATATTACTTCTGGCAGTGGGATTACTGTCAGTAAAAACAGTAAAAGAGTTACATTTAGTGTGAGTGCTGGTACTACTATCGGTGCCGATGCAGGAGTAATTGAGATTCCTATTACGCTTGATGGGCAGACTGTTAAGAAACAGTTTTCTTGGAGTTGTGGGAAACAAGGACCTCAAGGTGTTAAGGGTAATGATGGGAATAGTTTTGCTTGGAATATGTTAAGTGAAACAAATTGTGGTAAAAAACATTGGGGAACAGAGTCTTCTGGCGGAAAATATTCTGTTGAAGATTTTATTACAGAAGATAATATCGATGCTGTAAAACTAATTTGTACTGAGGCTATATCTACATCAAATTGGTCTTATGTTTCATTTAAAGATATTAAGATGTTGAAACAACTGAAACCATCTACAAAATATACATTAAGTTACGATATTAAAGCAAACAGATCAGGAGCTATAAGTCACTCTATATGTAAAGGAGATGTAAGTAATTTTTGCACTAATACTGTCGTTGTAAACAATATAATTGGGAATGAAACGTGGCAACACATCTCAGTAGTTTTAACTACGAACGATTTAAAAACAACACCTACAAACGAAATTCTATATCTAGGCAGAAATGCTTTAAGTAAAGTAGGTTATTCTATCATCAAAAATCTCAAACTAGTTGAAGGAGATATCGACACTCCTTGGAGTCCATCTCAATCAGATATCGAAGGAAAAGGCGTTGTAGAAACAGTTCAATACTACCTAGCAACATCTCAAGCCTCTGGAGTAACTTCTTCTACTTCTGGTTGGAGTACGGACATTACAACTCAAAAACTAACTGCTGATAAAAAGTATTTATGGAATTGCTACCAGACTAAATATAGTGATGGTACGAGCGAACCTATCAGCACACCTAAAGTTATTGGAGTATATGGGGATAAAGGAACGAGTACAAAGATTATTAGGACTGGTTATAAATACACTCAAAATAATATTGATACATTTTCTGCTTCTGGATATTCAAGAACTTGGGGTACCGCAGACGCTACAACAGGACTGAAAGTTGGAGACAATGTATTATTAAGAGTTAAGAACACTACAAAAGGCTCTGACTGTTTAATCTTTGCAAGTATTACTGCCATTCCAAGTAATTATAGTCTGACTTGTACAAGCTATGGTTTAATTGATAATGGAGCTGATGGTCAGGATGGTGAAGATGGGGCTGGATTTCATTGGAATTTGTTAAAATATTCTGGTGATTTGTCAAAACAAGTTCTTGGTGGTGCAGGAACCTACACTGCTACAGTAGAATCAATTGAAGACAAGACAACTCCTAGCGGACAAGCAGAAAAAATCACTTATACTGTTCAAGGTACTGGTGGTAAATTTATTCAAACAGGTAAATATATTAAAGAGGGTGACATCAAACAAGGTAAAACTTACACTGTTTCTGTATGGTGCAAATGTAGCTCAATTAAAAGCACTGGTGTTATTAATGCTGAGTTCTTAGATAATAAAACATATGTAAACCCTACATTATCTACTGAATGGCAACAGTATGTAGTTACAGGTGTGGCAAATAAAGATGTTACTCCTACTTCTTCAGCTTCTGCTATTTCTTTCTACTATAGCGATAATATGTCAGTTGGAGATATTTTCTATATTTCTTCTCCTAAAGTTGAAGAAGGTGATAAAGCTTCGCCTTGGTGTACAACTTATGAAGAAACTCTTGCCAAAAACCTCTCTATCACACCTTCATCTCAATACTTCAAATCTACAGATGGCGGCAAAACATTTACACCAGACACAATTACGATCAAACCTACTATTCAAGGCGAAATCAGCTTTGGTAAATGGCAATACAGCATTGATGGTGGAGTTAGCTTCACTGATGTTGTGAGTGGACAGAAAGGCTTGACGATCAGTAATAATATGTTGGCTGTTAGCAAAGATAGTAGTTTATACAGTGATGCTGTAACTATGATTACTTTCAGAGCGGTTGCCGATGATAGTAGTTTTTATGATACTTGTAGTATTGCTAAGATTTATGACGTGAGTGATATTGGTGATGGTAGGAATTTGCTTTGGAATAGTAATTTTGCTAAGACTGATGAAGCCATTACTGGAACAACGAATAATTGGGGGTTACATACTAGAGGAACGAATCTTGTTGCTTCAATTGACACTTCAACAAAGCATAATGGGTTCAACACGTTAAAGACTGTTAGTGCCGCCAATGGCGATAAGAATTCAAGTAATGACCTCGAATGGTTTGCATGGGGTATTTCTGAAAGGACTTCTGACAATCTTCATTCCAAAAATCAAAATTATACATTATCATTTTACGCAAAGGCGAGTGTTACGACTGATTTTATTGTTAGATGGGGATATGATGCCTATGGTGCGGATACTACAAGAACACTTACAACCAATTGGCAAAAGTATGAAATCAAATTACATCAAGCAACAAGTGCATATAGTATAACCATTATCTTTAAGCTTTTAACAGCTGGAACTGTTTGGTTTTCTGAGTTTAAACTTGAAAAAGGCTCTTCTGCAACAGGTTATTCTACTGCTCCAGAGGATCTTCAAACAGCGATTTTATCTACAAAATCAGAAATATCTGACGTGAGTTTAAAGGTGGATAAAAACAAGCAAGCCATTGAACAAAGAGTGGAAAAGACTACTTATCAGCAAGATTTGAACTTGGTTAAAGGTGATATTAGCAAAGCGAATGAAGGACTGAATAAGTGGAGATATGAGATTTATCCTAAGAGTTTGTTTGCAAGTGAATATCAAGGTAAGAGTACAATGGATGTATTTGCTAAGAATACAAATCTTACACCTAGCCAGAGTGTGTTGATTAATGATACGGATTTTGGGAAAAGCTGGGCTTACGGAGATAACTATATTGGCTACGCTCTTACTTTTGTGAAGTTCTCTGCTGCTAAAAGTATTGCGATTACATTTAAGCATGACGATGGAGCACATTTGTACTTAAATGGCAAATTAATTGGCGGAGATGATACATGTAATACTGGTAGTGGGGAATCATTAACGCTTAGTTTTATCCAAGGTTGGAATTGTCTTGAGGTAGTTTTAAATGAAAAATCTGGTGGTGAATATATTGGATTAGGTACTACTATTTCTGCCATTTCAGAATGTCAACTCATGAATTGTTACTATGGTACTCCTGTCGCTAGACAGTCTCACATTACAAATCAGCTAGTAGAAAATACGACTAATATTAAGGGTATTAGTACGAAAGTCAGTAAGGTCACGAGCGTAATTGGTGACAATGGTGAGAACTTCACAAGTTTTAAGAATGAGTACAGTGATTTTAAGCAAACAATGAATGGATTTAAAACGACTGTTAGTCAAACTTATGTGACTAAGGATGATTTTAATGGACTTGAAATTGGTGGAAGAAATTTATTGCTGTATTCTCAAACTATTAGAGCACATAAAGATTATTATGGCGTTGGTTGGTTAACAGACGAAGTCGAAACATTTAACGGATGCCCTGTATGGTCGGTTAAAAATCAGTGGGGAAGGTTGACATGGTTGTTCAAATCACATGTTATTGATAGAGGATTGGTTAAAGTTGGAGATACACTGACATACTCTCTATACGCCAAAACAAATAACGCATCTGGAAAAAGCATTAATTGTTCGTACCGATTCAAAGGGAATGCAAATGCTTATTGGTTCAATGGTTCGGCTTTTAATGTTGGTACAAATTGGACAAGATATTCTGTCACATTTACAATTACAAAAGATATGTTGGCAACTGATACATATATGACCGAAATTGGATTCGAAGAAACAGCTTCTATGTCTGGAGATGACAAGGTCTACTATGCATGTCCTAAACTTGAGCGTGGAACAAAAGCAACCGATTACACTCCAGCTCTTGAAGACAATGAAATTAATGGTCAGAACTTAGTAAGTAATTTGTCTAGTAATTGGGAGCAAGGATCAGTAAGCTATGTTGCAAATTCGACATATGCTTCAATTAAAACAGTTCTAGCTACACGTCTTCGCACAGAAGATGTATTTTCTGTGTCTGGGAATGTCACTATTTCTGCTGGTACTTCCACCAATTCATCTAAAGAAGAATTGAATTTCTATTATGTGCTGTTTGATGTAAACAAAAAAGCGATTGGTGTTCCAGCTAGTGGTAGTGAGTGGCAATCACTAACAAGCCCCAAAATAATCAACTGTGGTGACGCAAAATACATGGCAATCATTCTTCGTTGGGGTTCTGGCTCTACAGTCATTACTCCTTCCAACATTTCGCAAATCTGCTTAAAAATCGAACGTGGTACTTCTGCTACACCTTTCACGCTTGCGCCTGAAGATGTAAATGGAAAGATCGTAAATGCCGAAACTATTGCTAATCAGACCGCTAATAAATTCAGTTGGATTGTCAAAAGTGGGACAAGCGCAAGTAATTTTGAAATTACTGATAAATTCATGAATCTTGTATCAACAAACATTAATCTTGATGGTATTGTAAGCTTTATGAATACTGCTAAAGGAGATGGCAGAAAGAATCTATATAATCTAGATTACTCTAGTTTTGAAAATGTTGCCTCACAAGAAGATGCTATATGCTACGCAAAAGATAACGGTGTAACTTCTGTTGGCATTGATAGTTCGGTATCTTATGATGGAGATAAGTCTCTTAAAATTAGTTATACTACTGCAAATTTAAACTCAAGTACAACACCATTGTATTTAGGAAGTTCTACAAATAATTACGGTTGTGTAAAAATACAAGCAGGCAAACAATACATACTTTCTTGTTATGTAAAATCAGATTCTACTACGGGAATGTTCATGATAGATATTCAGGGACATGATACCCCAGACACTAAAACAAATGGACTTTATCTATCTAACATTGATCCGAGAAGATTACCAGGAAGTTCTACTGGTGTTAATCTAAGTACGGATTGGCAACGAGCTGTTTGTGCAATTAAAGTCGCAGATAATGCAACTGGATTATACTGGTCTGTAGTTCCTCTTATCTGGGGGAGACCAAGCAGTTCTAGTGCGCCTAAAACTTTTAATGTATGGGTAGACTGCATTATGTTGGAAGAGGTTGATTCTATTTCAAATGAACCTGGTACTTACATACTCGATAAAGAAACTATCATAGATGGTGGAAGTATTAAAACCGATACTATTACTGGTAATCAAATTTTGGCTGGTTCTATCACGGCAGATAAAATTGATGTTAATAGTATATTCGCTCAAGATATCACCGCAACAGGCACAATAACAGGTGCAAACTTGATAGGTGCGACTGGTACGTTTAGTGGACAGATTACTGCTACGCAAGGTAGTATTGCAGGGTGGACTATCATTAAGGATAAGATGTATACGACAGGATCTGGTAAATATACAGGTATTGGTAAGTACGGAAGTGCTTATGCTTTCTGGGCGGGTGCAACAAGCAATGATAACGGAAATAGTGCCGTATTTAAGGTTGGTCACACTGGTAAATTAACTGCCACAGATGCAGATATTACGGGAACAATTACTGCTACGAATGGTAAGATTGGTCGCTATGATATTACGTCAACATATCTGATGACAAACAGCGGAAGTAATGCATCTGGTATTGGTGGAAATCAGGCTTTCTGGGCTGGTGCTGAAGATAGCAATTCTGCTCCTTTTAGAGTTGGGTATGATGGAGTTTTGTGGGCAGAAAATGCCGCCATAAGAGGAAGTATCGAAACTGGAAATTTAGGAGATGAAGGAGATACTGTCTCTATAATAAACGGACATATAGGAATACAAGGTACGTCAAATAATGTTGAAATTTATTCAACTGGATTTAAATTTGGTATTGATGGGGACTATTATTTAATGTCAGTTTCAGAAGGAGTCAAATGCTATCGAAATTTGTATGCAACAGATTTTGTAGCGGACGGTTGGCTTTATTGCTCAGAAGTGCATAGTTCTGGTGCAGTTGTCATTGGTGCTGATAGCGAATCTTTTTATTGGGCGCATGGGTACCAAATTGCACGTGGAACATCGTGGGGAGGTGTATGTGTCGGTGATGATAGTCAACAATTGCGACTTTATGGTTCGTCTATCTGGGCATCACACAGCATTTCTACTTCAGACGAAAATCTTAAAGAAAACTTTACTACTCTTGATCAATATGAAAATTTCTATATGAATCTAAATCCTATAGGGTTCAATTACATTGGAGATTATGATGGTAAGAAAACTCATTTTGGATTTGGTGCTCATAAAACAGAAGACGTCTTAGAATCCGAGGGTTATGATGCTGATAAATTTGCTGTAGTAACACATAGACCTCTTGTACAGGAAGATATTGAAAAGCGTTTTGGCAAAGATGTTGAGGTCGATATTGAAACGGAATATGGTGTTTCTTATACAGAATTTATTGCATTAAATACCCATATGATTCAAAAGACACGAAGAGAACTTACCAAAGTCAAACAAGAAAAAGCCGACCTAGAAACTCGATTACAAGCAATCGAGGCAAAGCTTGGACTTTAAAGATAAAAAGCAGAAATCCACTAGGTCTTTAGCCTAGTGGATGAATGTAAATGTAGATAGAGAATAATATACATGAGTGGAAATAAAACAAACAAAAATTATAAGAGTAGAAATCATAGCAAATTCATTCTTACATATCACATTATATTTGTTTGTAAATATAGGAAGAAACTCCTAATTAGATATGGAGAAGATATAAAACAGACAATGTACAACATCAGTAAGAGATATGATTTTACGATTAAAGAAATGGAAGTTGATAAAGATCATATTCATATGATGGTTGAATCTATACCTAAAATATCTCCACTTCAAATAGTAAGAGTTCTAAAACAACAATCCACTATCCAAATGTGGAGGAAATATTCTAAGAAACTAAAGAAACATTATTGGTCAGAAAATACATTTTGGACAGATGGATATTTTGTTTCTACGATTGGAGAAGTAAGTAGCAATACATTGAAACATTACATACGAAATCAAGGGTGAAATTCTATAACATCTTCAATTTTGCAATTAAGAAATTTGCATATGTTATCAATAGTTCCTAATGATACATATTCATTTTTTGACATTTTAGCAAGAGTGGCTGCACTGAAACCGACAGACTTTCTTAATTGGGTTTTTGTCATATCTCTTTCTAATAATAATCTAAATAATGGTTTATAACTTATCATAATGACACCTCCTTGATTTAGATTATACCATAATAAATTTATCTATCAAGACAAAATGTTTAGAAATATAAATATTTTGTTTGACATCGTGTTTGCAATGTGTTACATTATGTTTAGAAATATAAACAAATTATTTAGAAAGGAAGTGATTGTAGATGTTAATAGCTTATAAATATAGGTTGTATCCTAACAAAGAACAAAGAGAATATTTTGCAAAATGTTTCGGTTGTGTACGATTCATCTATAATCGTATGCTTTCTGATAAGATTGATTACTACAAAGAGACAAAAAAGAAATTGAATAATACACCTGCTCAATATAAGAAAGAGTTTGAATGGTTGAAAGAAGTTGACAGTCTTGCTTTAGCAAATGCACAGATGAATTTACAAACTGCATACAACAACTTTTTCAAACGACCAGAAGTAGGATTTCCAAAGTTCAAGAGCAAGAAAAATCACTACTACTCTTATACTACAAATAATCAAGGCGGAAATATTTATATATCAGATAGATATATTAAACTTCCTAAGATTGGATTAATAAGAATAAAGAAACATAGAGATTTTGAAGGGTTGATAAAGTCAGTTACAGTTTCTAAAACTCCATCAGGTAACCATTATGTTTCGGTTTTGGTAAATCAAGAGGAAAAAGAAAAATTACCTGTTGTAGATACTCAAATTGGAATTGATCTAGGAATCAAGGAATTTGCAATTACTTCTGATGGAGAAATGATTGAAAATCCAAAATATCTTAGAAAATCTGAGAAGAAATTAAGAAAATTACAAAAGGATTTATCTCGTTGTCAAAAAGGAAGTAAGAATAGAGAGAAATGCAGAATCAAAGTTGCAAAACAACATGAAAAAATTGCTAACCAAAGAAAAGACTTTTTAAATAAATTATCTCATAGGCTTATCATGGAAAACCAACAGATATGCTTAGAAGATTTGAAAGTCAAGAATATGATGAGCAATCATAAATTAGCAAAATCAATTGCAGATGTATCTTGGAGTGAATTTGTTAGGCAATTAGAGTATAAAGCGAATTGGTATGGACGAGAAATAATTAAAATAGACACTTGGTTTCCATCAAGCCAGATATGTTCTAATTGTGGTCACAAAGATGGCAAGAAAGCATTATCAATAAGAGAATGGACTTGCCCAGTCTGTGGGACGCATCATGATAGAGATATAAATGCATCAATAAATATTCTCAACGAAGGTTTGAGATTATATAACGAAAATAAAACCGTAGGAACTACGGGGATAGCCTAGAGAAACTTGTCTCGTTAGAGATATTGACTAGGAAGCAAGCAAGTCTTTAGCTTGGTTGCGGTTCACGAACGGATAAACAACTAAATAAAACATAAATTTGGTCATACATAGAGCAGTTTTCGGACTGCTCTTTTTGTATGCCAAAAAACAGAAAGAAAGGTGAAATACATATGGTATACACAGTTAAATTAGATAGCTCTGACGACAAAGTATTTAATCTTATGCAGTTTAATAGCATGACTTTTGACATGGAATGTAAACTTGTCGTTTGCACAGATGATCTAAAAACGGTTAAATCAGCATTTACAAACTTTAAAACATTAGACATCTACAGAGATGATGTACAGATTGCAACTTATACATGCTTTAACAATTATAAAGAAATCTCTTTACAACAGGGATTATATAACAACACAAATGGAGAATGGGAAGATGCACTGATTGTATCTCTTACAAGAGCGAATATTGTAGAACAAGTGCAACGACTTGATGAAAAAGTTAATCAAATCGTAGATATTAATGCATTAACTATTGATGAGTACAAGAACTATTTACAGGAGAAAAACAAAACTGCTCTCGCTGAGTTCTTAGCAAGTCAGAGTGTGGAATTCAATGGTAAGCTTTATGGAGTATCTGAAGAAGATCAGAATGAAATGGCTCTGAACTTTATGCAGTATCAAGCTCTTACTACTGCTGGTCAGCAAGTAACTCTTGAGTGGCATAGCAAAAAGAGTGCGTGCGAAACATTCACTGCTGAGGAATTTGTGCAGTTAACAGCAATGATCAAGGCATTTGTCTATCCTTACTTTCAGCAGATGAATGTTATCAAACAACAGATTTTCAGTTCTACTAGCAGAGAAGAATTGGACAAAATCGAAATTAAATATGAAGTAATTCCTGTGCAGTCAACAGAACCTACTATTCCTTCAGATGGAGAAGGCAAGATGGATGAGACAGGAAAAGATTCAGTTACGACTGAAGAATAATTAATTTAACAGAGAAAAGGAGAAAATTAATATGGAAATGACAAATATGCAGGCAGAGATGATCTTAGGACAGTTAAATACAATTTATGCATTCCTTATGAAAAACAGTGAATTAGTACCATGTACTTTAAGTGCTGGGCTTGCCAAGAATATTAGAAAGATTCAAGGAGAGCTGAAGGAATATTTTGAAGAAAAACACAAACTCTTACAGAAATATGATATCACTACTGATGCCCAGATCAATGGTACAGAGAACGGGCAGAAATTCTTAGCAGAGTTTAATCCTTTAAGCATGGAAAACTCAGGGGTTGAGTTCCATAAGATGAGAATGACTTTTAGCGAAGTTTGTGATGTTATTGAGAATTGTCAAGGAATTCTTGAGGGAGACATCATGATTTTACAGCTTATTTGTAAAGATGAAAGTGAGAACGAAGATCAAAAAGAAGGTGAATAAATAAAATGCTACATGTAAAGAAATCATGTAAATATCTTATCTTATTCCTTATTGGAGCATTTGCTTATTGTGGAATTGAAATCATCTGGCGAGGATACACACATTGGACAATGGGAATGTTAGGCGGTACTTGCTTCATTCTTATTGGGCTGATAAATAACAGTCGCTTCTTCTACCATCTTATGCCCTTTCGTGAGCAGATGGTTCTCGGAGGATTGATTGTTACTGTAATGGAATTCATAGCAGGTTGTATTTTAAATTTATGGTTAGGTTTAGGCATTTGGGACTATTCTCAGATGCCTTTTAATCTGTGTGGGCAGATTTGCTTACCTTACACAATCTTATGGATTCTATTGAGTGCAGTGTGCATTGTCGTGGATGATTGGCTTAGATATTTATTATTTGGAGAAGAAAAACCAGAATACATATGGTGATTTTAGTTGAGAAAGAGGAGTGATTTTATGTATTAAGTAGGAAGGTAAAAGACATGATAGAAAATTGGAATATTATATTTAACTTCTTATCTCAAAATGGAGCTGCATTGATAGTATTTATCTTTGCAGTTCTTTTGTTTGCAGATAAATTTTTTGATGTTACTTCTAAACTAAATGAGAAGTTTGGTTTTGAAACCAGAGCTTCACTAGAAAAGAAACATCAAAAAGAAGTGATTGAACAACAACGCTTAATGATCGATAAGCATACAGAAACTTTGGAGAAACTAACACAGATTTTGAGCAATCAGAATAAGGATATTCAAGTTATCAAAGACATGATGAGAGAGCAAGCCGCATTATTAACAGACCAAAAGGTAGGCATGGAACGACTATTTGCACATACAGCTGAACTGGCTAAAAAATTAGATGATGCGTGCGTAATAGACGTTGCTTTATCTGAAGGTGTTGCTGCAATGTTAAGAGACAGAATCAAACAAGCCCACAGGTATTACAAGCAAAAAGGTTGTATTTCCCCTACGGGGCTTGAAAACATCAATGCTATTTATAAGGTATACCATGACCAATTACATCAAAATGGCGTTGGAGAAAAAATGTACAAAGAAATTAAAGCATTGCCTATTAAGGATGAAGAGTCATTCTTGTAGGTCTTTTTTATTGCAAAGGAGGATTGCATTATGAACAAATTTAAAGAATTTTTGGCAAGTATTAATTGGAGTGAAGTTAAACCACATACTGTTGTGAGCTTGATTTTACAGGTGTTAGCGTGGATCAATATGGGATTAACTGCGGCAGGTAAACCTGTGATTGACGTACATGAAGATGTGATTAACCAGATTGTAGGTTGGGTATTTGTATTTGGTACTTCTGCTTATGGCAACTGGAAGAATCATAGCTTTACTTGGTTTGCACAAACAGGAGATAAGATTGCTTACGCATTACGTGATGGTAGATTAACTGCCGATGAAATTGATCAGATCATGGAAAAGGTTGCAGATAAAGACGTAATTGTAAAAGTTGATAAAGATTTATTTGAGAAAGAATTAGACGATGTCGCAGAGGGTAAAGAGTCTGACGACATTGTTGGATAATTTGCTAAGTGATGAATTAGTTATTGAATAATTAGTTATTGAGCAGTTGCTGTTATAGTGACTGCTCTTTTTAGATTGGAGGAAATATTATCGAGGATAATTTTTGGGATACAAATGTTGATTTCCGTGATGAAACTAAGTGGAAAGTTTATGTACATACCAGTCCTAGTGGAAAGATGTATGTTGGGATAACCAAAAGAACGATTGCGCTTAGAGCAAATAATGGCAAAGGGTATATCAAGAACGATCATTTTTATAGAGCTATTCAAAAATATGGATGGAGTAATTTTGATCATGAAATAATTGCAGATCATTTAACCAAAGATGAGGCTTGTCAAATGGAAAAGAAATTAATTAAAGAATTGAAAAGTAACGACTATCACTTTGGATATAACATCTCATCTGGAGGAGAAGGTGGAGCAAGTGGTTGCCCATCGTCTGAATTACAAAAGAAAGTAACATCTGAGCGGATGAAAAAGGCATGGAGAGATCCACAATATAGAGAAAAAATGATCAACTTCTCAAAGCAGCGCATGAATGATCCAGATTACGTCAAACGAATTTCTGAAAAAAATAAACTTTTATGGGAAGATCCTGATTATAGAGCAGCACATAGTGGAGAAAATCATTGGTGTTATGGCAGAAAAGGAGAATCATTATATGAAGCAGAAAATCATAATGCTCGTCCAATAGTATGTGTAAACACAGGAGAAAAATTTGGTTGTATGATCTATGCGATGAAAAAATATAACATCTCAAGAGACGCTATTTCTAGGTGTTGCAATAATCATACCACTCACGGTGGACAAGACACTGATGGAAATAATCTTCTCTGGATGTTTGAAAAAGACTTTAATAATATATCTCCGAACGATTTGAAATATAAATTGTATTTAGCTAAAAAGGGTGGAAAGAATGCAGTCATAAATACTGATAATCATGAATTGTTTTCTTCTTCTAAGCAGGCTGCCAACAAATATCAAATCAAGAATCCGTGCTCTATTAGTTATTTGTGTTCACGAAAAGATAAGAAACGAATAGTCGCAAACCATCATTGGATGTATTTATCAGAATATATAGAAATAAACAATTGTACAGAACGAGAGGCATTTGAGTCTCTCTTTTTTATTGCATGAAAATAGGAGGAATCAATATGGCATTAAAATTTAAAACTTTAAAATGCAACTCTGACAACTATGGTGCCAAGAGAAGCTTAAAAGATATTAAATGGATCGTAATTCATTACACAGGCAACAAAGGAGATACCAGTGAAGCAAATTGTAAATACTTCCAGTCTCCAAATAGAAATGCAAGCGCACATGTATTTGTTGATGGCGGTAAATATGTATATAAATCTGTTCCATTGTCTAATGTAGCATGGAGCGTTGGTAAATTATATGAAAGAAAGTATGCTGTTGATTGGGGTAAATGCACAAATGCAAACAGTTTAAATATTGAGATGTGTAATTCTGTTGGTAAAGTGCCTGATGATGTGTATAAGCAAACAGTTGAATTGACAAAATATTATATGAAGAAATACGGAGTCCCTGTTTCTCATATTACCACGCATTTTCGGACTTGTGGGAAAATTTGTCCTGAACCTTGGGCTTCTCCAAATAGCAAAGGGTTTGCTAAATTCAAAGCAGACATTTCTGGTTCTACAGTAGTAAAACCAAAAGCATCTTCTTCTAAATCATACAAAGTAAAAGTAACTGCTTCTGCTCTTAAGGTGCGTAAATCTCCATCTACAACGGCTGCTATTGTCAGAGATGCTTATAAGAAAGGTAGAACAGTTACAATTAAAGCTGTTAAGAATGGTTGGGGTAAAACTAAAGATGGTTGGATTAAACTGTCTTATACAAAGAAATGTTAAAACTTATCAGTATTAGATAATTTTTGCATTTGAATGCATAAAACTTTCTCCTCTTTTCTTCTACAAGAATATGATATAATGAATTATATTTACTACGAAAGAAAAGAGGAGAATTATTATGACAGAAGAACAAAGAAAGAAATTAGAAGAAATTTTTGCAGATGAATTAAAGGATAAAACACCTAAAGCAAAGATAAAACCAAAACAAGATCCAGATGAACTAGATATTTTTACGCCAAGATTTGAAATATTTTCATCTCAAAGTGAAGGGCAAACATTACCACCAATCGATGGTATTACTAAGCCAAGCAAAAAGAAAAAGAAATAAAGGAGTGATCAAACATTAAACTTATTACGGATTTAATAAACAATCTGCCTTTATTGGTGGATTCTATCGCATATGGATATGTATTTATTTGTATTTACAACTTCATATGCTCTAAAGATAACAACGTAAATCAGAAATATAAAATCATTACAAGTGTTGTATTAAACTACTTTTTGGTACAAATTTATCATTGTATACCACATCTTCCAAAAGACAACTTCTTGATATATATTGTGGTATCTGTTGTATTATCCTATATCATTGGACGGATTGTTGTTTCTAAAGTATGGGAAGTAATTTTACTGAGAATCGGTATACATAGAACAGTTAATGAGAATGTATGGGCTGATATTTTCAAGGAAGAAGGTTGTGGTGTATTGATCTCACAAAAGGATTCCAATATTAAATATTATGGATCAATGAGGTTTTATGAAACACACAATAACCAACCAGTAGTTGCCTTATCTAATTATAAAGTATTTAGAGGCAGTGATTTAGAAAATCCTATTGAAGATCACTCTGATAATACCAATGCGATGGTTTCTTTGAAAATTACTGCTGATACAGTTGTTCAGGTTTATTCAACACAAAAGAAACATCCAAAAGGATGGAGTAATCAAGATGAAAAGAAATAAGATGGTTGTGATCGAACCAGAAAGGTCTAAGGAATTTCTGCAAGAATGGAACAAGAATCTTGTGAGCGAAGAGTTTATGAAGTCTTGCAGGAATACCGAGGAATTGTTTGAGAGACATAAAAGCAGTTATGATTGATCTGGCGATCAGTCGATATTTTCTTTATTAGTTTTGTTTGTTAGTGATAAAGAATTTAAGGGTACATCAGATTAATTTCTGGTGTACCCTATTTTTTACGATTTTGATACTCTACACATATCATCTATTTCATGCTCAGACAGATATAAAGGCATCCCACATTTCTCGTCAAAGAATGAAAGGACATATTCTGTAGAATCAATTCTAGCTCCATATAAGACTGTTTTTATAGGCGTCTGAGAGTCGATTTCTGTGAGCTGTACTGTGTCACCTATATGGAATAATCCGCACTCTGTATTGAGCGTCTGAGCGTTTTCGTTATATTCGTATATTCTCATTATGTATCTCCTTATCTGTTCAAGTAACTCTGTGATCGTAATAAGTCTGCATATTCTCCGCAGATATACCATGTGCCAGATGATGGAATGTATTTTAGTATCTTTGTCTTAGTAGAGATGTTGAATCGTTCTAACACTTCTATTCTGCTTTTGTAATATTCTACTTCACGTTCTTGTCTTGCTGAGTTGGTTTCTTTTCTAGTGCCTTGTAGAAGTAGTTCTCTGATGTGGAATTTTTGAAGCTTACCATAAGAATCTAACATAGACATCCAAATGTCTGGTGGTGTGTCTCCTGAAATGTTTACTCTCTTGGTAGCTTTTGGAATGTTTGTTGTATTGTACATTTTATTTCACCTCTTGGACATTATAGCACGAACGTGTGTTTGGTGTAAAGAATTATAAAAGAAAAACCACAGATTATAATAAACCTGTGGTTAAGAGAATCTATAGCATTAAAACTCCATAATTAATTTGTTATTTGTTCAAATTATATTCTTAAATGCTTATTTTTATAATTTGGTGTAAATTTGGTGTAACTAAGTGTTTTGTCTAAAATTATAATTTTACTTTATTGCAGTTTTCCTTTATTTTATGCGGGTTTCCATCATTTAAAAATCAAGGAAATATTTGAACTTTGCATTTGCATACAAAATTCTATGTTTTTCTTCAGATTTTCTTAAGATTCTGAAATAATTTACAATTCTGGCTTTTATATTCTA